ATAACCATCCTTTATATTTTTATTTACATATACTATGGTATATCTATCAGCCACTTCATCGCCAAAATCATATACTCTTACTTTTACTTTCACGCCATCCGCGTTTGTTATAATATTATCCATATATACCTCCTTTGTTGTTCACTATCCGACTAATCTATTTTCCTTCCATATAAGGTGTATATACCATACCATCCCCTATCCATATTTACCACCTCAATATGATGTATATGATAACAACCATTAGCTATTCTGCCGCAATCGGCTATCACCATAGCTATATTCCTATACCCAGAATCAATGAAAACATGAGCCAACCTACATCCGTTAAATATAGATACCTTGATATCGTCTTTCTCTTTTATAATCCTTCTCATATCATATCCTCCTATCAAACTAATCTATCCTTTTACCATAATTAGTATATGACCCACACCATCCACGAGCCTCATTCGACACCCTAATATGATCAATGGGCTTATCCCCGACCATATTATTGGCGTACGATATTACATCCGACATACTTCTGAATCCGGAATCCTTAATGGATTTTATAAGCGTCCTATCATACCCGAATACCAATATCTTCACAATATCTCTTTCTTTCACAGTCCTTCTCGCTCTCATAATATTCTAGCCATAAAATAAACAAACATAAAATCCACCTTATCATAATCCACCCTATGACCGGTTATCTCGAATATAACCCTACGCTTTTCTATAGTCTGTATATTATCTAACTGAATAGCTATGTAAGGATATTTCATAACTTTCTCTCTATTGACGTTATTCAAAATAGCGTTGACATCTTGTCTGCGAAAATACATATTTACCCCTATGTAGCTGGCAACCAAAAGACATTCGTCTATTATCCCATCAGTATCGAATAACAATAACATATCATCCTTCTCGACAGTATATTCCATATCAAGAATCTTGATACGTTTGCTTCCGTCCTTCTTATCAGCTATAAGAATCTCTATTATATCCTTATCGGTCGTAAGGATATAATACGCCTCATCCTTTGTAATATTATCACGAAGGTAAGATAGCGCTTCATTCTGTAATCTTAGTAGTTCTATTTCGTCCATATTTATTTCTATTGTTGCCAAGGGAAAAGGGACGGCGCTGGCGACAAGGCCTGTCCAGCCTCCCCGCAGCCGCCCGCATTCCCCTTGGTATCATTAACCACCTCAAATAATCTCATAATCGAATTTCACATTAACACTCTCATCAATGCTCAATTCTTTCTTCATCCCAAATACAGTCTCCCTTACCGTATCAAAATCCAATAATTGATCTTCGGGATTATTCACAAGCTCTCTCCGGTTATTCTTCCTAGGTTTTCTAGATGTAAGAATATATTCCGCACAACAGCTTCCCTCAAATGCCCTTACCCTAGAATACCATATATCGCCAGTTCCGTACTCAACACATATATTCATGTTTATGATATTATTATTCCACGCTTCTCCCGGGAAACGTTTGAATATCCTACCAATCCATTCAGCGTCAATACTTATATGCGGGGAATCAAGATCCGACGTACCTATACCATCCGCATATAGGATAATCTCTTTCTTGCTCTTAAATACTAGAGATTTTACATTAATCTTCCTTCTCATATCTTTTTGATTTTACCAAAAACATTCCTTCGTATCTATTTTCATGCGATCCTCCCAATTGCATAAATCCGGATTCTCTCCCTCATAAAAGTAATAGTAAGCCCATACTTCAATATCGCCCACTTTTATGCATCCATCACTGCACCATTCCACAATATCGTCATTCCTGCATACATTTGTCGGTTCAGCACCAAGCGACAATAGTTTGTTTATTATATTGTCACCGAACCTTTCTTTCGCTTCCTCTTTCGTCATATCACTATCAGATTTTAATATTACACTAACGCCAAAGGGAAACAGGGACGGACGACCAGCGGGGCCGACCCCACGCCATCGCCGCCGCTCGTTTCCCTTGGCTTCCTACACTCCCTCCATCACCCAAAGAAACACACACCCATACATAGACATACCTCCATACCCATAAGATCCCTATCTGTATTGGAGAGTACCATTGTTTGGAGGTTATCCTTATCCCACTTATTCCCCTTATTTCACTTGGGCTACTTAATTTTCCCTTGATTCCCTCGATTCCCCTTGATTTACCTTGATTTACCTCGATTTACCTTGATTTACCTTGTCTGGAGGTGTTCCCTCCCGCAAAACAAATCAACCCCACCAACTCCCAGCATAAAACCCGAGACCTTCCTCCCGATTGTTCCACGTGGAACGCCCGTTCAGTCTAGGATATCGAGATCCTTGTTCTTGATTGCCTTGTATATTTGCTTTATGCAATGTATTGATAATAAAGCCAATAAAAGAACTATGATTAAAGGCAGGGCGTCGCCCGTAGCTATAACATACCGCCCCAACTAAAACGCCATGTACCCACAAAACAAAGTAAGTACGAAATATATAACTAATCCCATAAAATATACAATAAGTAACCACGATTTTAAAATCACACCCAAATAATATAATCAATTGAGTATCAATAACATAATATACATCAATCCCTAGAGCTTCCTCTAAAGAAAGATAAGCCCAAACATAAATAAAAAATATACAATAAGTACCGCCTATTATATACCTTTTAGGATCGATTCACGTACGAAACCATACATAAGGGCACAATATACCCGCCTGCATGGATATAGATATATACAAAATGATATGCAATGAATGATTTTACTTACACATTTTCGATCAAGGCTTAAAATTTGCCGCCTCAACACTTTTATGTGTAAGCAAAACATATGAATATGCTATCATTTTGTAAAATATAGGCACAAAAAAGCCCTTCAGTCATATATCACTACATTACTGAAGGGCACAAACTTTAAAATCAAATAAAAACAAACGACTACTGTCTCAATTTGTTTGCCATGTAACTAACACGCTTACGCCTGCACTTATCCGACTCCCTACTGCAATCTAATTTATTAGACTTGTGTAGTTCTTTGGTAAGCTCAACGTAAAATTCCATTTGAGCTATTTTAACCGCCTCTAAAGCCTTTTCTTTTTTAAGTGCTAGCTTTCTATTCAGATTGTCAAACTTTCTCCTATACATAATTTATTAGTTTTAAATGGCACCAATAAGAAACGGTAAGCCGGGGACAATACGGCCGGCGTTATCGATACAACCAGCCGCACGCCCGCACGCCCCCCCTATTTTCTTTGGTTTCGTCCCTTTGCCGGCAACGAAGCCGGCCAAATACGCGCATACGTTGTTCGTGATACGTATCGACAAGGCGCACTTTGTCCGTCAATTTAACCGCACAAAATACCCTTGTAAGGGTTGTTATTTTGCTACTACATATAGCACATAAGTATTTAAGCCACCTTAAACGCTATTGTTTTGATACATTAGCACGGTTATAACTCCGTTATGCACTCCATACGTGTTACTCTAGCAACGTATAGACATACGCCCTATACATGCGTATATACACCAACGTACCCCGTGATTCTACACGGCCTACTAGGCTACCTAGTGTACTTACCGGATTGATATAAACCTAAAGATAATAGTACTATTATAGACTATAATAGTACTTAAACCACATTGTTAAGCGGCGGCCTATCTACTGCTAATTCTCTATACCATAACAATATGCAGTATGTTTATATCAATATGTTAAATATCGTGTCCATTTAGTCTAGATCAGTGGCACGGCGTGAACGTATGGACATTACCACCATAACGCCCCTATACATAAATAATATAGGAGCTAAATACTTGTTATCTTTCGTTTTTTGGGTGTGTTAAATAGTATGTAACACATTTAGCTATTAAAGCAAATGTATACCGTTTAATAGGTACGGCACACTTTACGATACGTTTGTCTGATCCGTTAAACACTTCATAATATACACCCCCTTCATATTCTACAGGCTCGTTATACCCAAAGCGTTTATGTGCTTTGCCTGTTATCGATATCTCTGCTACCTTATCCTCTGACAACTTTGTGTTTCCATCCTGATCCTGTTTATCTAAATATGCTCTTTCAATTTCCTTGTAGGCGCAAAAGGTTTCATCTACACGTGGCAATATCTCTTTACAAAGCCGTATTACAGCTTCCTTGTCCTTAGCCAAAGCTACCAAAGCAGGGACTATAGCCCTATCTACCTTTATATCATTATCCTTGAGTATTTCATTAACCTCTTTGCTAGATTTAAACAGCTGGCACCAAGCTTTGACGGCGCTTGTCAACGTTTTCTCACTTGCTTTCTTAACTTCATTCTGGACTTTGCTTAATTCTTTATTTGTCATTAGATTTGCCTATACCTTTAGGACTTGTATTGGTATCTGGTACACCTTGTTTATTAATGTTGTTATCTTACAAGGGCAAATATACAACACATTTTATTATCCAACAAATATTTTGCAATAAAAATTCGACGATTATATGTAATAAATCTAATCAAATGTAAATGTATATTAAAATATTGGTTTATATGATTGATAATCAGCAAGTTAAATACAAAATAAGCATTCTTTTTTTGGCTCGTTGATCGTTTGCCGTTCCTATCTCCAGCCTTTACAAGCGGGGGGGGTGGGACCAAAAACGGCAGCCCGGCCGGGCCGATTTCGGGGAGGTGGTCCGTCCCGCATATCCCACATATCCCGCATATCCCAATATGTCCGGCGTCCCAACATATTCCTATGTTCCCATCCCTCATCCCCTCACGACTTAATAATCCCATTAATTTTATTATATTTGCGATATAATTAAAACATAACATATTATGAATAAAGAAGTTAAATACATGGGGGGGGGTATTTTAACCCTCAGATAAGGAGGGGGTATGTTTAGGCGCAGGACTTCTTCTTCCGGTAAGATCCACTACCGTGTTAATATAAACAAGAATATGTGTCTTGGCGTTGTAGATATATATATTGATGGAGATACATATCAACGTGGTTTTAACGGATCTTATCTTGATATATATCGCGATAAGAAGATAAAAACTATAAGCATAAGAGGACAGGTAGAATATCTAAATCCGAAAAATGAGTACAATATTATTTTAGGCATAAGTGGAGGTATTATAGAGGGAACCCTTACGTATCAATATAATTCGGGTATGCATTGCGAGTTGGCTAATATGGTGACATACGGGAATAGGATAACTAATTTTGTTCCTGTAACGGTGATAACCGATCCTGGGAAGATTATTAATTTCACTTACAGACCTGAATTAAAGACTCAGGTTTTAGATGAAAGTTATGTAACTTGGGATGGTGATTATGTATTAAACGATAATTGTATAGTAACTGATCTTTGTTCGGGATGTGAATCTTATGCCTATGGGAAAAGTTCTCATGGTAACTATCGAGTAACGGTAAGGATAGTGTAGTACCAAGGGAAGGAAGGAGACCCTCATCCCTCCGGGCCTCCCCCGTCCTCCCTCCGCCTCCCGTTATTTTTGGCTTCCTTCTGGTTTTATCCTCAAATTTTCATATCTTTGGGACAAAACTATAATCATGTTTAGAGACATACTTCATAAGATCAAGATCTTCTTCTGCGACGATGACGTTGAGAAGATATATGTAAGGGACAGTACGGTTATCCGCAACAACGAGATCCATAGGATGTATAATGAGATACTGGACGAGTTAGGTGATTTGGCTACTGTCGTGTCAAGGAACTACGTATATGGCAAGATAAAGGACAGGACTGGATTAAGCATCCGTCATATCAGTAGGATAATAAACCATACTAAAGTTGAGGAGATATGATTAAGGATACGATGGAGCGGGATATGATAAATGAGATATCAGCGTTATTCGTGATGATATTCACGGCCGGGTTGATGTTTGTCATGCCGATGTTAGATATAGAGTGTGATGATATTACTATTATAATAGGATCAGGGATAATATTGTCTTTTATGTTAACCATAATACCGATCTTGCTTTCTTATGATATAAGGGATGAGATCATTGAGTTGATTGATGATATGGACAGCCAGATCGTGGTAGACACTTCGGTATATAAAACGAACCTGCCCTAAGCAATTCCTAGGGCAGATATTAATCTCAATTCGACTTCAAATACGATTCTATTCTATCAGCGACCTCTTTAGGCGTATGTCCATCCCATTCCCATGCCGTATCAAGTTCAGGGATATTAAACAACTCCCAATACCGGTTCTCATAATGATTGGATATCTGTCCCGTTGGCAGTTCTGCCATTACGATAAACCACAATCCGCCGAAGCATTCCTCTCCATCATAATGCTTATGTGATTTACAGATCTTTATATCGCCTTTCTTAGCAAGCTCATTGAAGAAAGCGGCATTGTAAAGCATTCGATATCTATATAGTTCGTTAAATGTATGATACCCATCGGATATATTACCCATCATATCATCTTCATGTAAATATGTTTTCTCAAAAATGTCCTGCTTGCAAGGATAAAACTCCCCGTTTACTCCCTTGATGATGTAATCACCTACATTGGCTTTCATAACACCTTCAAGGGTTTCTATACTACAATCAACAGAAGGAGGTATCCCATTATCAGCGTCACCTTCCCTAATAACTTCTATTTTAACGCTATCACCAGCGAAATCCTTGATCTCATCATTATTAAAGCCTTTCCATTTTACGGCTTCTATCGCAATTGGTTTCTTTACATATCTATTCATAATTTTACGATTTAATATATTATTATCTTTTGATATACCTTTCTATAAGATCTATGGATAATTTAGCGCCCAGCTCTTCCTCCAACAGGTTAAGGTAGTTCCGGTGCAGGCACCCGCCCCGCTCCACCTCTCTGAAGCCTGCCCCGTCCCGGATTCTGACCAGCCCTTTCCTTGGATCCATGTCGATCAGATCCCGAAGCTCGTTCATATTCTTGAACCGGTTCTCTATTACCTTAAATACATCGATCTTAGGTTTCTTATTCTTATCTTTGGACTTTATCTTAACTCTTCCACTCATATCAATTATCTAGTAGCTTTACATGTAATATGATTCATGTTATTATTGCCGCAATAAGCGCACATAGATACGTAGGGAGAATATACTCTTCCACATACCGGACATCTCCATCCATACATAACAGGATTTGTTTGTTTGTCAATTTCTTTCAAGCCCTCATTAGTAGTGGATGATGTATTTTTATTTTCCATATCATTCATTACCACGGTGGTTTCCTAACCGACGTTCGCTGGTCATGAAGCCATCTTTATTTATCTTATCTGTACTTCCAAATCCATTATCACCTCTATCAGATTTTCCAAGATCTTCTAATGACTCCACTTCTTCCCATACGATACGTTCCCTTCTACGAATAAGAAGCTGTGCTACCTTACCATCGACATTACAATAAAAAGGACTATGCCTATTCATTTTTCTGTGAACTATTATAATCTCCCCACTATATCCTTCATCAATGGTAGCAGGGGCGTTTTGCATAATTAGCTCGCTATTAGTAAAACCACTACGTGGACGGATTTCCATCTCATAATCCTCTGGCAATGCTACATGTACGCCCGTATGATATATGATCCTGTCTCCGTCAAGTTCTATATCCTTAACGAACAAATCCATACAAGCATCTTCTTTATGAGCGTATTCAGGCAGCTTAGCCCCTTTTTCCAGCCATATCTTGACCTTACACGTATCTATACCATCAAGTAACTCAACTGCCTCTTTATAGCTCATAGGTTGCTCTGAGGCTAATGAAATGGCTCTTGCCAATACATCCTTAATCTTACTCATTTTATCTTGTTTTTAAATTCTTTCCCTTTCGGACATTGTAATTTACATTCCTCGCCACAAGCGGAACAGTTGGGTCTCATTCCGGGCACCCCTCTTCCCCCGTACGGCCAGTAGGCGTAATCGCAGACGCTCCAGAACGCCTCCATCGCCTTGATCTTGGCATCGACGGTTATCTTCTCCTTCACCTTTTTCATGCTCTTCCTGAACTCATCTTTCATATCCTTCCCTTCTATCTGTCTGGCCTTACGTCTCTCGTTCCACCAATTGTAGTAGAATTTATCTGCCATCTTATAAGCTTCGGGGTCAAATTTATCACGATGCAGGATAGGGGCGTCCTTGATCTTTCTCAAATTCCTGCCACAAACATAAGCGAGTCCTGCGTACGGAGGTATGTCCTTAGGATCAACCAACCCATCCGGAACGCAGTAGTAGAAGTAGTTGGGGCGGCCGTACCTGACCCAGTCCCCGGTCTCGTATAGGGCTTGCTTCCGTGCCTCGAACCAGCCTTGCATTACTTGGTGCTTACCCTCTTTCTCGAAATCCTTGTTATAGTCAGCCAACGAGATCTTCACCTCAACCTCATAAGCGTACATGGATCTGGTTATAGCCAGATAATCGGACTCCCAATTATAGACATACAAGTTGTTTATAATCCATCTAGGAGATACCAAGAACTGTCTGTTAAGGATATCCAATATCCCTCTTTCAGTGTATTCAGCACCTTTATTTGATTGCCGTGTTCCCATCTCCTGTCAGAGGATTATTCCTTAACCCAACCGCCATTATAGCGTTCGATACCAATCTCCGTAATCCACCCATATCCTTATCATGGAACGAGAAAGTAGTTAAGTTATGTGATTCAGTAATCTTATCATAAGACTTTATCATCAACACAGCCATATACTCACCCATCATCTTTCCGTTCATGATATCAAGATCGATTATGCCGTGATCTATTAGATCAACCACATCCCATCCTGATGGTAGATACGTTTTTATTTGATTAATGTCCATAGCAAATAGTATTTATAAAAAGGAGGGTCGTGCTACCCTCCTATAGATTACACACGAAAAATAGAACTGAAAGCGATCTTAAGCACGTAAGATTTTATTAATTCCCGTAGGCTGTCTACCGGTTATCGTTAATTACCGACCTACGGGAATATGTTTAAGAAAACACCATGTACCCCAATCCGGAATCGAACCGAAATTTCATCGTTAGGACCGACGTGTTCTATCCATTGAACTATTAGGGCATATGTCCTTATTCTCACGAACCAGGACATCAAACGTCTAAACTTTAAAAAAACCTAATGACAAAACTCTATGCTAGTTTTTCCCCAAAAAATAGCGTGGACCCGGCCGGGATTGAACCGACAACCTTCTGGTTATGAGCCAGTTGCTCTTACCAATTGAGCTACGGGTCCTAAATACACCACATCGTCTTTCACAAGAGGATGTGGAAAGGAATTTCTCGAAGTTTATATAGTAATATCATGAAACTATTGTCCAACATTCTAGCATATAGCACCAATCCTCAAACGGGAACGTCTCTATACCAGACCTACCCCATCCCGTCCCCCAGCTGTTCTGTAGGACGAAGCCGGCCTTGTCCCAGCCGGTGAGGATAACGGCATGACCTCCCAAGTTCTGCCCTTGGCCTTGCCAGAATCGATTACCATAATTATAGCAATACAGACCTATAACCAGAGGCCCATTCAGCATCAAAGCTACCTTAGCCGATACCGGATCTATGATCCTAGCGTAACTGTTTATTTTCTCCCCATCTACGCCTACGTTCTTGATAGACTTGATAGCGTCACGAAGAACCATCCCGTCTTGATCCTTATCCTCTCTCAGATCATATATATCGTAGGGAGAGATCTTAGCCGGTCTTTTAATAGCCCTTATACTCTTTCTCCAGTTAAGTATCTCAGCTAAGCTTACCGCAGCGCAAATAGGAGAAGATCCTTGATCCACTACGCTATCAACGTCATTGACCTTATACTCATCAGGAACAGCTTCATGCTGCATGTTCATGATAGCGTCTCTGTCATCCACAGGGGATGGTATATATCCTAACCCGTAACTCATTTTTTATCCTTTTTATGGTAATCAATTATCTTGATATTAAACGTATCGGATCTTTGCCTTACCTGTATAGACCCTCTAGCCTTTCCCTTGGCGTCGTATAGGGCGGTGAAGCCAAAGTTATCGACCCGGCCGTCGTCCAGCGTAAACCGCCACTCCTTCCATTGGCCCATCACGGTCCCGGAAGACACTATAGAATCCACTACATAAGATATGTCAGTAGTATCATATTCCGTATAATAGGTTCTTGACGTACTGCATCCGACAACCGCTAAGGTAAATAACGTTAACAAGAAAAACAAGATCTTATTCACTTTTCTTAGATTTTTTACGTTTCTTAGATTTCTTCTTATCCTCCGCCTTATTCTCGACATTTACGTCAATACCGGCATCAGCGACCTCAGGGGCGTTATTTTCAGGTATATCAATATGACCTGAGTTAGGATCCATCTTATCCTCATCAACAACAACCTCATTAGGAACATCGATGTCTAAAATCTCTGCCTCCAGATACTTGATACGATCTGACATAATTTTATTCTGGTCCTCAAGTTCCTTATATCTTCTTCTAGCCTCATCGAGTAATTTAGATGATAGTTTATGTTTCTTCTCGATATCCATATAAGCCCGTTTAAGAACCTCTTTCTCTTTTACTGACTCATTATATATCTCTCTTGATTTACTAAGCTCATTACCCATCTTAACTATATGAGAATCTTTGGAATCTATATCCATATCAAGAGAATCGACAAGCGTATCAAGATACCTTACTTTCTCTTCCAATTCCGTTATCTTATTGCGGGCATCATCGTAATCCTTTTTTAATCTTCTTGAGTAGCTAATAGCCTCATCAAGATCCTGTTTTAGTGTATTTATATAACTACTCTTTACTATCTTCAATCCGAACATTTTTATCACTGTTATAAGTTTCACGAATATCGACTTTTATCTTGCCGACTATAATTAACTCAGCTATATGTTTGTCTTTCTCGACTATAGCCATATCCTTACGGACATTAGTGACCCTGATCATGATATTCCCGTTATTAGACGAGACGAACGGTGATCCTACCAAAGTAAGTCCCGTATCTCCGGTAAATGACGGCAGCATCATCAACACCCCTATGGTATTATCCGGGAACGATGCCCATACCCCTGTGTCTATATCAAGGACATCACCCTGTCCTAATGGGAAGGCATTACCCTGCTTGATAGGAATATCCTTACCCAACGAGTTCCATGCTTTCGAGAATCTTACGGAGTTAAGGAAGATCTTCCCCTCTTCCTCCATCACCCCTACCATAGGTTCGCAATTCAATCTAACCTCGTTTTGTTTATCATCCGGCTTCTCCTCAAGCTCATCAAGGTCTCTGGCTGATGTAAACGACTTGCTTTCCAGAAGCTTTTTAATATCCTCAATACTGGCCATTATAATTTGATTATTAAATAAACGATCTTCAATCCTAACTTCAAATCAGATGTCTTCTCGAACATCTCCCTAAGAGGTAAGATAGTAGCGTCAAGATCTGACGCTACCCATTCTCCATCCTTATAATACATATTCTTTTCCTCGGAATACGCTACACAAGGTCGATGCCCTAAGTTCTTCATAACCGTATCTACCTTATTTTGGGTAGGCATCGAGACACGGTTCACTTTAGTAGATATATTAAAATTGCTTTCCATTAAATTACTCATTTTCAATTAGTTAATTAGAAAGGTAGGTCACTGTCGTCTCCAAAAGGAGGATATTGTGGCGGCTGCTGACCTCCAAAAGAAGGCGCTTGGGCTGTCTGAGGCGGAGCCTGCGTAGCGTATGACGGTGGGGGCGTTTGCGTTATAGCCTCACCAGCGTTGTTTTGGCTTGCCGACTGAGTAGGTTTCACACCATCTGTCTTAATACTTTGGATATATTTATTAAGTACCTGATAAGCGAAAGCGTCTTGGGTCGTATAATCAAACTTCTTATTCCCCATTATATCAGTACTCTCAACCCTGTCAGGCCATCCATTCTGCCCGTTCTTATAATATTGCTGGATAAGCTCGTCCTTACCGTCAGGGGTCTCCCTTGCGTATGAGATAAAGAAATTACCGGGAGCATATTGATCCCCTTTCTTAGCATGAGCAGGATTGATCACTACCTTACGTTTCAGGTCGATATTAGGCAAGTACCTTACCAGTGACTTCACGTAATTATTAATACCTCCTTTTTGAGTCACCAAAGGAACGTTTATAAAGTAATTACCATCCTCATCACTTATCTTTATGGATAAGTATTTGGCGTTTATTCCATTGAACTCCACTTCTCTTACGCTAATATCAGACAAATAACCTTCGATACCGTTCCAGAACACCCTCCAATAAGAAACGGCTCCGGTCTTCTCGTTTATATGCTCCTCGAAACCTTCCTTTGGTTCTCTTGATGACTGATATAATAATCCGCTACCACTTACTTTAAAGTAATGGTTATTACCACCTGATGAATTTTCACGAACTCCCATATTATATATATTTAAAAATTAAACAATAATTGATGATGACAAGAAATATTCGTTCTTATTATCCTCCCCATAAATCTTGTTGAAATGAGATTTATGATCATGTTCGATAACGACCCTATTACATAATATGCTTTTAACTATACCAAGATACCTACCACATAGCACATCGCATATAATATCATTACCGTTATGCGATAAAGCCGTAAGCCTTTCCTTACAAGATCTTCCAGACATAGGGTTCTCTGACATAATACCGCATCCTTTTTCCGTAAATATCAATTTACAATGATCAAATTCATTTATCTTGATATTATTCTGGAGGGCATGGACGAGTAGATCCTTATCAAAGACATAGGTACTTGTTTTGACAAAATGCTCGTCCACGAACCTCCAGTTAGGATAATTACCGTCAAAGTGAATCTCATACATATCCATATCAGGGGTAGAGAAGTAAGTCCTAGTATCATCTACTTTGATAGACAACGTATCTAATGACTTATTTATATGCTTATCAAGTAATATAGAGGAGGCGTTTGATACCGGGATAAATACCTTCTCTACCTTATCCTGATTAGGAACAAAATACCTGTAAATAGTATTCCTGTCAGTACTTACTATATTAATATTAATATCGTCAATATCAATAACCACATTCTCGATGCAAGGATAAAGCTCGTTTATCTCCGTATAATTACTGGCCTTGTTAAGTATCGATACATAATCATTCATCTTAACATTAATACCTCCATCAGGAATATTATATACCATAGGGAAGGTATTTACGTCAAACGCCGGACAACTATACTCGCCAGAGGCGTAGTATATGGTAATACTGTCCTTCTTATCAGAAAGCGTGATCTTAATCTCGCCATTCTTCTGCTTTTTTATAAACCTGATAAAAGAGCTTGCCTCGACCAAGAAGGAGAAGTTAGAGTCAGTCTCGACCTCCAATCGCTCTATAACACATACCTTGGCATTTACGGAAGTGATATAAGCCAGATTATTGACAACATCTATCTTAAGATCCTTATAAAGGGAGTTGGAACCGGCGTTCTTAACCACCGTCTCCAGTTTACCCAACTTCTCATTTAATGACTTCGACAAGCATCTTATAAGCATAACGAACAACTTTTTATTACATCGCAAATGTAATCATAATTATATTAATACAAATACAATAAATACTTAATAGTATTAAAATAGTTTAAACTTACGTCTAATATACTCGGCTATAAGCGTGGCATCACACATTCCGTCTTGTATCTTAGTAGGTTGCACTCCTTTCCCCGACCATGGTTTCACGAAAGAGACCAAAGGGAAAAGGCGCATGGCGCATCGGATGGAGGTAGCCTTCGTGTCTAACTTCGCCGCCGTATACACCCGATCGGATGTCGTATGAAGCTCCTTCTGCCAGGTCTTTGGTTGCACCTCCTCGAACATGAACCTAACATCCGGGTGAGATCCGTATCGCTCCATCATCTCCACCATCATAGCGAATAGGGCGTTCGGTTCCCGGCGTCTCCCGCCAAAGGTGAAGTTGCTGGCTGCCGAGCTGTTGTGGATGCTATGGACGTCCTCGACGGCGATCGCCAGCGTCCCGCCTCCCTTTTCTTGGATCTTGTCAGCGGCATCGAGGAAGAAGCTTGATATAGCCCTAAGATCTATATCCCCCTTAGCCGATATCCTTGGAGTCATGATTACCTTAACCTCGCCATTCTCAGGGATCATCGCCAATCCTCCGGTATCTATACCCGGATCTATTCCTATCGCTATATTCATAAAGAGCAGTATTGAATTATTAATCTATTCTCGGTAATATCTTTAATCATATCCATAACATCATCCACAGATATATTGTCATATGATTTATATAAATCCATTACCCCATTAAGTCTTGATCTTACAAAAGATATATAGGCATCGTGGTAATCCTCAATATTCATTATATTCAATCTATCATTTAATTTAATCATTCTTATAGCATATTCTATGTTGTCATTATTTGCTATAAGCTTAAAGTTATTAATATAATCAACCACATAATCTTTTGTGATCTCACATTTATCTGGGCTTACGTCAATTATCAAGTTGGCTACTATTCTATTCGTGCATTCTATATATCTCCTATTTACTGAATAACATAATCCGTTAGATCTAAGATAATTAAACATAGAGAAATTATAATTATCACACATCATAGATAATATGATAAGCAACACGCACAATTTATTAAAATCATAATTATCTAATACAAATGATACATATAACTGTTTGGGATTTTTAGTATATTTATAAACACCATATTTAGGACCATGAACATGGAAATATTTAAGACTATTACGATAGTATGTATTAATATCAACTTCATTTGATAATTCCGTTATATCTGATACATATTTATTCATAAAATCATCACATCCATATAAATGAAATACCATTTCTGACTTATTCAATATCGTATCTCGGCACATATAAAGATCATCCCTTGTTATTTTGCTGACATACCTTTTAGTACCTAATGTGTTTATAAAACAACGTTTATCTATTCCAGATAGTTTTATAAGTCTATCTATATTAATACATGATTCATCATTATCAATTTCAGTCAATATAACATTCCTCTCACTTTCTATAAGATCTTCACTTATGTCTGGATATACGATAAAATTATAAGAAAAATCAATACACTTCTTGGTATCAACATCAGGCAATGTAAATCCTTTAAATACTAATGATCTAGGATCTGTATATCCATTAAAATCAAAGAATAACTTATCACTAATATCATCATTGCATTTTATTATCATATGTTCATAAAAATGAGATAATCCATTCTTTGATGATAATATAGAACTAATATCAGGTATCTCAGCGCATACGAACCCAATAGGTATATTCATCCCGCTATCGTAATAAAAGCATCTACATCCTAGATCTTTTATCAGTCCTGTGTATATTCTCATATCTTGAGCGTATATAATGAATGAAAATCCTCCGGTCTAAACACCTGTATCGATTTATCCGGATACATACCTATATAATAACCGTAAAAAGCCCGTAGAATGCCATTTTCTAGCCTTATATCCAATGCCTTTACCTTATTCCCGTCAACCATAACATCGACTTCATTGGTCTTATTGGATATCTTATCGAACCATTCAGGTACAGGATCAATACCGTACCTGAATGCGTTTACTGTTGATTTTATTGATATATATGTTCCCATACACTATATATGATTAATAACATCATTTATCTCATCTTGATCTATGCACGGACCACCAACTACTTCCTCGGTATTTCTCCTCTGATTAAGAAAATCATTAGCCTGATCTATATTAGACGCATATATCCATCCAATATATTCTTCTCCATTTATTTTATATTTTGTAACAAATATCTTCTCAGCATCCATAATCAAATTAAATTACAATCATCACGTTTAACGACCTTGAAATCTCCCTCTCTAAATAATAGAACTACATCAGTTCTATTATACTTACACTTCTTGATATCCACCAAATGGTAAGAAGCCTCCCCTACGGCGGGGCGAACCGGTCTCAATACGGCTACGGCTATATCACCGCCAAGCTCAACCCCACCGGTTACACCTTGTAAGCACATGAATATATATCCCTCAAACTCATGTTTCTTGCCGATAAACTCGCTCATAGGAATACCTACGAATAGATAGGTCTTTACATCCTCTTTTTTTACCTCTATAGCGTTCTCAACACTAGAAGGTATTACGTCTACAAATTTTGCTCCGATAGCCATAACCTCAAATATTTAATTTAGTTCTTAACTCTTGACACAATTCTTGATTATCTCTCATGATACTTAACGTATTATCCACTCCGTTTCCTACTCGGATCTCTCCGTACCAGTACCATGATCCTTTACGGGTAAAGATACCGGTTTCCTCACATAACTTCAAAAGTTCAAGCTCCTTGTCAAATCCTACACCATAATACAAAGCTGTCTCTGCTATCTGGAAAGGTATAGCTGTCTTGTTCTTCAATACCTTTATCCTGACCTCATGACCGATAGAAGAGCCATCTTCTCCTACAATGACCTTTTTCCTTGACATCTCCATACGGATAGAGGCATAGAATTTAAGGGCGTTACCACCGGTTGTTACCTTCGGATCGCCGTATATTACACCGATCTTCTCCCTGTACTGGTTGATGAATACCAGAACACAATCGCTTTTGTTTACGATCCCGGTAAGAACTCTCATGGCTTTTGACATCAACCGGGCTTGTAATCCCATGTTGCTATCTTCCATATCACCCTCGATCTCCTTCTTCGGGACCAAGTTCGCCACGGAATCCACGACAATAAAGCCTACCTTGCCGGACTCCACCAGCTTGGCTGTGATGTCAATAGCCAATTCCCCGTAGCTTGGCTGGGAAATAAGGAACCGGTTAACGTCCAATCCCATCTTCTTGGCGTATTCGATATCAAAAGCATTCTCCACGTCTATTATAGCTACCAGCTTATCGGGGTGCTTTTTCTGGAACTCGATCATACTTAATGTACACATCATGGTCTTGCCACAAGATTCCATGCCGACCAACTCATGGATCCGGCCTACCGCCCATCCGCCGCCGAGAGCCTTGTCCACCACCAGCGAACCGGTGCTTTCCCTTGGTATGGATATTATAGGCTTATCATCGCCGAAGTTCATTATCGAGCCTTCTCCAAGCTCTTTATTTAAAGATGATACTAACTCATCTACGTCTGAAAAAAGTTCTTTCTTAGCCATTATAATCCGTATTCATCGAAATTAAACAAATTCTGTTGTTTCTTGATCATATCCTTACCGATATCAGATATCTTTTCTGGATTCAAAACACCCTCATTCTCATCCACCTTCTCTATAAAGTCAGATATCTTATCGCTTAGCAGTACCATATCTTCCTTAGGCACTGATTTCAGATAAAGCCCGTCTATAGACCTACATCTTGAAAGAGCGGTATATATCTGTCCTATTTCGAAGGCTCTGCTGATGTCTACGAATATATTATCTAAAGTCATTCCCTGAGATTTATGAACGGTTATAGCGTATCCTAACCTCAATGGATATTGTATTATATAGCCGCAAGAAATGCCTTCAAGGGAATCATCTACCTGCTTATACTTCATCTTCTCCCACTTCTCTTTGGTTATCTCCACCTCAGTATCGTTATCTAGATGAACATATATCGTCTCATCAACAGTATCTATGCTGGTTATGATACCCATCGAGCCATTGACATACCCGTTGCCGTTTCTGGTTATTATGACCTTAGCCCCTACCTTTACTATAAGCTCATCCTCGCAAGGCGCTACAGGCTTCTCCCCGAATACAGTAGCATCGAACTTAAATACCTTATTATTGATCTTATCAAGATTAGTCTTATTTATCTCATAAGCTTCTTTGTTAGTTGAGCATATAATTATAGTATTATCCATATTATCTGGATACTTGACCCTACTATCCAATATCTGTCTTGACTCGTCGGTAATAACCCCACATCTTATATCCTCAAGTACGGAAAGAAGCTGAGGATCTTTTTGACGGAATACGTTCTCGAAGATAATGACCGAGAATCCTGACGCTCTTAATGCCTTTGATGAGAAAAAGAACCGGCTCTCATAATATTTGTCGATAAAATCATCCGCCGTCACCACAGGCGGTAGTTGTGATAGATCTCCAAACATAATCAACCTAACTCCACCGAAAGGCTCCTTGCTACGCCTGCATTGTCTAAGTATGTCAGCCACCTCATCAAGCAAATCAGGTCTTACCATACTGATCTCGTCAATGATAATAGTATCAAGATTCTTGATCTTCTTCTTCATAAACGGACTTACATCCACCTTATTCGACAACATACCTCTCTCGATAGAAGGAATGTAAGGATCGTTCTTTATAGAGAAGAACGAATGAATGGTCTGTCCACCAGCATTCAACGCCGCTACTCCAGTCGGTGCTACGATAACGCACTTACCCAAGAACTTTACGATACGTCTCATGAACGTACTTTTACCACTACCAGCTCTACCGGTAATGAACAGATTCTCCCTAGTGGTGAAAATCTTCTTCAAGGCACGACCCTGCTCCACGTTTTTATCCACCGTCATAATATGACGAAGGAGGTCGTTTTCATTTCTAAAATCCTCTTTTACCATATCTTTTTAAGTTTATGGTACAAAGATACGAATAGTTATAATTAACTAATTGAAATAAATGTAAATAATATATAAATATTAAATTTTGTATCTGATACTCAAATCATCCAGCCTTACTCATCTCAACCCCTTTTACCCCTAAGAAAACGTCTTTTATAAAATATTCGGCGATAATTATATGCATTATCGTTCCTCTGTATGATAGTCTTAGGTGTCCGATAGTTACGTTTTTCCTGTCTTTGGTATTGACTATTCCATTGTTTTTCTTTACCTCATCATATAAATCGGATATAGTCTTACAGCACATACTAAGAACTTCTTTTATCATCCGATATACCGTTCTTTGGGATATTAGCATCATACCTTCTTTTGATAACTTTATATTCAATCTATCCATAAGATATGACACATTGAATTTGATAGTTCTTTTTTTAGTTACCTTATATATCTTATTTATATTTTTGTTTCTAGCTGAGAATATTATTTTTGATAACATCTTGACTCTATTTAATTTACGACTTTTGTTAGCCATCCTTCTTCTGGTATTCGAATCAAGATTTTTATCAAGGCAGGTATATACAGATTCTCCTTTCTTTACAAACATATCCTTTATCCTTGGGGTCTTACTAGCCTTATGCTTGTATTTTATGATATCCGATAAAGCTATCATAATCTCTCCTTCAGCCCAAGCCTTTAAGCTTATAAGCTGGTAGTTCATATCCTCATGAGAATCCCTTAATACATGTCGGTAGCAGAAATAAGCGCATCCATCCGATAGGATATCAATAAAATCATTGGTGTTAATCTCTATCTGATCTCTGTTTCCATCTTGCATCCTTTTTCTTAGAAACACATGTTTGGATACGTTTATGATAATAAGATATATCATTGCCATCTTACATTCATCGCTGATCTGGATTCCCGATCCATGATACTCCTCATGTTTCAATGAATATTTTATGGCTGTCACTTTCTTGCCTTCCTTATTGGTAACAGGCTTAAAATCAACTGGACATATAAGTGATCCGGCTGGAAGTTTTACACATCCTAGCTCATCTTTCTTGGTCTGAATATTACGTGGAATATATCTTTCGGTAAGAATCTTATCGAAATTTGATTTCATTATATGTAAAAATCTTATCTTTGTTCCCATAGAAGATTTTATTTGCTGCGAATATACGAGTTCCGTAAATACGAAACAAGTTATTCGGATGGATGGGTAGCCTGTGAAGGTCGCCCATTTGTTGTTTATACGAAATTGTCGTAATAAAATGGGAGGGGTAAATATCTGTGTTTCTGTATGATCATTTTTGACATCATACTTGTTACGCGCGCATTAATAGGTATATTTATTAATTATAATTAACTATATTAATATATCCTACTTCCTAATCCTCCATGTTTTGTGTAGGGTATATCATGAAGTCAAATGTCTATATAGCTAATTAATATTTTTACTGCCAAGGTGTAGTGCCGTCAGGCAGGACACCGCAGGCTTATAATAACAATGCCATATGATGTTACCGGAGTCCGGGACCCGGAAGGGGATCGGGCGGAGCAGAAGCCAAAGGAGAAAAGGTGAGGTCTTGTGCGGTCGCTCACGCTCCGGCCGCCCGTATCCTCTACGGCAGGCTCCATCGCCCCAAGACTTCCCATTTCCTTTGGATTTATATCCCATAGCACGGCAGGAAGGCATCCAAAGGGAAAAGGTGTGGTCATGTCCCGTGAGGCAGGATAGAGCTGTCCACCGCCGCTCGGAGGCATGTATGGCCGGTGCTCAACTGGCCTCGTTGCCGTGGCTTACGGTGGACTCATTCGGCCTTCCTCCGCCATTTCCACCACCTTTTCCCTTTGGATGTTCGTAAATACATGCTAATCAGCATATATTATGTTGATTATGGCATAATTTCTTGACAACGATATTTTTTTTAAGTAGTTTTGTCGAAAACTAATTTTATATGGCCGAACAGAGGAAAGCTTTCGTATTTGCGTTGCCTTATGACACTAGGCTGGATATGATCCAGCAGTTCTTAAGGATATACAATGGCTATCTGGATTCCAAGGGTAGGAGCTTGATTACTGAAAGGACGATAAACTTACTTTCTTTCTACATCAACTACGGATACTCGGATGATACCAGGGCTAAGTACATGGATTGTTATGGACAGAAGGAATCTTATATCGCTGTCCTTAACAATGAGCTAAAGCGTGGCGGTTTTTTAGTAGATAAAAAGAACGGAAATTTCCGTACCCGTGAGCTGTCTATTGAGATGAGAAGCCTACGCAATTATTTTGTTCTTGACGGAGAGGGTGATGACACCCGTGTAATGGGATTCGTATTCAAGAGAAACAAATTGAATATCGATGGATAGGAGTCTTATTTCGTTCGACAGGGATATTGTCGATGAGGTGGTGAGAAGATCTGGAGGGAAGTTTACCAAGCAACAGGTCGAGTGGTGCATGAAAGCATCCGTATCTTATATCCATCATCTCGCCAGATATACTGATAATATATCTATCAGGATCCCGTTTATCGGATACGTTATCTGCAATCTCCGTGAGATGCGTGTAAGACGTGATAAGATACGTCGCATATATGTCAAGGAGGGTAATCGTTATCCAGACGAAAGGATGCCTATTGAGCTTGATTGCCTGGATAAGAAGATAAAGGTGATAGAAGATATGGAGGGATTGAAGAACGGAGATCCCCTTATACGTGACAACCATGAGGCTATGTACCAATGTCGGTATGGTATGACATGGGAACAGTTACAGGATTTTCAACAACAACAATTTAAAAAATAATATGCAAACAATTGGTAAAGCCCAAGTGATAGCCCAAGCTTGGGAAGACAGTTTATTGGGCAGGATTCCTAAGGATGAGAAGGATTATCCGGAGTGGTACAAGAATCGTCTTGATTTATGCAAGAAATGTCCTAAGAACTCTTCTAATATAGCTTTCTTTAAGTTACCAGCTAAGGTATTGCTGCAAAGATTGATGGGAAGACAGGCATGCTCGCTGTGTGGTTGCTTTATCAAGGAAAAGGCTTGGATGAAGACAGAGGTATGCCCGTTGAAGTTCGTGGAAGGAGAGAAAGCCAAATGGAATGCTATGGAGGTGATAACAGCCGATCATAACGATTTTAATATTGAGTGTCCTAACGATTCCTTTGATATAGGACTGACGGATGACGAGAGCGAGTTTTATCTAAATATTTTTGATCAGAAAATAGGTGATAAGATAGAAATCGTGTTATTTATCATCCATAATGATGGTTTCCATGTCAAGGAGCATCATCTCGGATGTGGATGTATGGGAGATGTATCATATAACAAACATCCTGACAATGAAAATAGAATTATATTTAGGATGACGTTAGATACCTCAAAATATACGGAAGGTCATTTTGAGAAACATCTATCTCTTATGGGTTATACTAAGGACGATCCTGAACGTAATTTCAAACATTTCCCGCTACGTATTATAGGGGAAGCTTATAAATAATGCCGTGAGAAATCTCGTAAGAAGCAAGATAGATGACCGTATCCATGCCCTTATTGTCATGGAAGTCGGATGCCGTGAGTTACCTGAATATTCATTGGGTGATATACTTTACTCCGCTTTAAGGAGGATAGCTAGGGCTAATGGTGGTAATGTCCGCTTCTTGCGGGATGTTAGTACCAGGGATTTATTGAGGTCTATAGACCAAAGCATCAGTGATGAGATTGAGTTAAACAACAATGATTATAATGCGTAATATGGAAGATAAAGATATAAAAACAGAGATTAGAGATTATCTTAAAGAAGAGGCGGATACTCATATAAGGCATTGGATAGCTATAAAACGTGAGAGCAAGCGTTTGTATAGCGATATTGAGGATAGGACTAAGAAGATAGCCCTTAAATCATCTTCATTGATAAAAGAGGAGGATTTTGTCGTTCTTCATGAGATGACCCATAAGATACAGATGTTGAATATAGAGGCTGTAAAAGTCAATTCTAGGTTGATGTTCATAATCCAGTTGGCTACCAGCTTCGGTATGGATCTGGATTTAGATACGACATATGCGTCCACCGCCAAGAGTATTATAGAAGACAGAACGTCTGGATTCGTGTTTTATGATGACAAGGAACGTCTTAGATATGCTGACAAGGAGCTTGAGGATATGTTCCATGACATGAGCGTGACGGAAGTAAGTAAGATCGGGGTTGTTCAATCTTATGAGCTTCTTATGAAACAGTATAACGAGTTTAAGGATATAATCAAAAATAATATTAATTCCATATAATTTCATTATAGGGCTTTAATATATCCATAAGGATCTGATTATTAGCCTAAGCCTTGAGACAGAGGCTACGTTATTTGAGAATATATAGTTACCAAGGAATGTTTACCCAAGTTCCTTGCTCTAAGGTAGGTGATTAAACAGGGATCGTATTTGGGTTCCAGTGTTGCCTATATAAAACCTCAAAATAACATTGGCGATGGGTACTTACAGGAAGCAATTTCTGAGTTACATCTTAATTGATGTTTTATTTATTAATTGAAAAATAGAAAGTTAAATGGTATATATAAAGGACATAGACGGACGACCTTTAATGCCTACAAAAAGACATGGAAAGGTTCGGTGGCTGCTTAAAGAAAATAAGGCAGTTGTAATAAATTTATGTCCTTTTACGATTCAGTTAACTTACAAATCAACCGATCATAAACAACCGGTTACTCTGGGTATTGATGCAGGAGCTAAACATATCGGTTTTTCTGCAACAGCTGAAAAAGAAGAGTTATTTGCTTGTGAAACAACCTTAAGAACGGATATTGTAGATTTACTTTCAACGAGACTTCAAAACAGAAGGACAAGAAGATCAAGACTCAGATATAGAAAGCCGAGATTTAACAACAGAGGTTCCTCTAAAAAGAAAGGATGGGTAGCCCCTTCTGTAAAACAAAGAATCGATTCCCATTTAAACGAAGTGAATGAGATTCATAAAATCCTTCCGATTACTAAAATAGTAATTGAAGTCGCTCAGTTCGATACTCAGAAAATGAAAAACCATGATATTTCAGGATCTGATTATCAAAACGGAGAACAACTTGGTTTTTGGAATGTCAGGGAGTACGTTTTGTTCAGAGACGGACATAAATGTAGTCATTGTAAGGGAAAGTCGAAAGATCCTGTTTTAAACGTTCATCATTTGGAATCGAGAAAAACAGGAGGGGATTCACCTTCGAATTTAGTCACCCTTTGTGAATCATGTCATAAAGCGTTTCATAAAGGAGAAATTGAATTGAAGAAAAAGAGAGGTAAATCACTTCGTGATGCGGCCGTGATGGGAATCATGAAATGGAAGTTGTACGAGGAGTTGAAATCCAGATACGACAACGTTTCGATGACGTTCGGTTACATTACGAAATACAATCGGATTAAATACGGGATTGAAAAATCCCATACATCCGATGCGTTTGTTATCTCTAGGAACTTCAATGCGAAACGAATTGAACGTCAATACTTAAAACGTTTAGTTCGTAGGCATAACAGACAGATACACAAAATGAAAATTTTAAAAGGAGGGAAGAAGAAAAACAATCAAGCTCCTTTTGGGGTTTTTAGGTTCAGATTGTTTGATAAAGTATTGTATAACAATGAAATATGTTTTATTTATGGAAGAAGAAAATCAGGAAATTTCAATATCAGGGATTTCAACGGAGAAAATCCAAAGGATGTTTCATACAAAAAGCTTAAACTTATTAGAGGAAAGATGCATCCGATTATATTAAAGTAAATGAATATATATATAAACAGGTTTAATAGATTTTTAAATATAAAAGCCAATGCCACAGGGAAGACGAAAGCCGACGAGTAAGGATGTTGATCGGGTTAATGATAATCTTGAGGTCATATCCAAGGCCGTGGATGACGCCAAGACGTATATCGCCAAGCATCCATGGGATAAGGAGAAGCCTGAGGATATGGCTAGGGCGTTCGATTTTATATCCAAGCTGATCGATAAGATCAACGTATGGAATGACTCGTATATGGAGAAGAGTGGAATCATGGATGTATACAGGAGTGTCAGCAATGTCCAGAAGAAGGAACGTAAGGGACAGGTTTCCGGTGGTATAGAATCCGTATTAAAAAATATGCGATCATGAGTTTAAGCACGAGTCCAGAATTTTATGTAAACATGAAGAATCCTCCAGTGTGGAACGATTTGTTTGGCTGGGAGGATCAAGATGATGATGTTAAGCAGTTCTTTACAGAGGAGGCTTATAAGGTCAAGAACGGGATAACTATCAACGGTACATTCATACCGCCATGGCTTTATTGGCATGTTAATTTCTTTCCCGTATTTCAGGATCTTCCAAACGGGGAACGTGTGCCGGCGATCAGTCGTTTGCGTGATAACGAATGGTTTTTCGCCGAGATGTACCAACGTGCCCGTATGGAGAAGAAGGGGTTGGGGATGTTTGGTACTCGTCGTTTTGGCAAGGCTCTTCTGGACTCGGAGCTTATATACACTCCTTATGGTTCCAAGAAAATAGGATTCGCCGACATAGGAGATATCATATACGGTGATGACGGGAATCTTACTACCATAGTGGGCGTATATCCTCAGGGATTCGTTGATACGTACAAAGTGACCTTTGAGGACGGTCGCAGCGTGGTGTGTTGCGGGCAGCACCAGTGGAAGGTCAAGTATCATGGTGATTATAAAGTCATGAGTACTATGGGTATTATCCACTCTGACTTCTCTAAAATGACTATAGATATGGGGGAGGCGGTTGATTTTCCTGAGCGGCGTTGGCTGATATCACCCCAGCTCATGGGGTCTCTGGTCGCCTCCTTCCTTTGTGGCGCTACCGACAGGATCTTTGAGCTAAGCAAGAAGGAGATGGATGATGTCATTTATTCATCCAAAAAACAGAAAGAGTTATTTATAAGCTCGTTCATGAAGATCGCTTGCGGTATAAGCACCGGTGATGATCGTTTTAAGGTTGTTTACAAAAGTGAGTATATTATATCATTCGTAAGAAGAATATTCTGGTCTATGGGATATTATTGCGTCATGGATGGTGATGATATGTATATATCCAAGACCCATAACAGACTTAGTATATTCGATATAGATTATTACGGGAAGTATAAGGCTACTTGTATTGAGGTAGATAATAAATCTCATCAGTTTCTTACTACCAATTTTGTCGTATCCCATAATACGACCATCATGTCATCCCTTCTTCAGATGAACGCTACCATGACGATCGGGCTTAGCCATTCCGTGGTAGGTTTCAGCGATAGCGATTTATCTAATATAGGTGAGTATTGTGAGTATGGTCTTGATCATGTGCATCCTTTTTTCAGGATTAACAGGACCAAGACCGACTGGAGTTCTGGTGTCACCTTAGGCAAGCGTATGTCCAACGGGGTTCGTGATGTTCATGCCATAATATCCATAGCCAACATCAACATGGGTAGGAAGACATCCACACAGAAGACTGCCGGTCTGACCCCAGCCACGGCTATTTTCGACGAGGTAGGTAAGGGACCTATCAAGAAGCCGTACACTGCCGCCATGCCGTCATACGACACTCCTTACGGCTGGCGTCTCAGTCCGATCTTGGCTGGTACCGGTGGCGAGGTGGAATTATCCAAGGACGCTCAGGAGATGTTCTCTGATCCTGATACATACAATCTTCTGGTCATGGATTGGGATATTTTAAATCGGAGAGCCATGAAAGGGAAAACATGGAAAGAAAGGAAATGGGCGATGTTTGTCCCCGGTCAGATGGCTAACTCCGGTGTTAAGAGAACTATAGGATTGGGCGATTATCTTGGTAAGCCTGATGACAAGAAGCTTAATAAGATCAAGATCGACGCTACTGATTTCGAGGCTAGTACCAATAAACTTAATGAGGAACGGAAGAAACTATCTACAAAAGATAGGGTTGCGTACACTTCTCATACCATGTTCTATCCATTTACGATTGATGACTGTTTTTTAAGCTCATCCCAGAACCTATTCCCGGTCGAGTACGCTATCAAGCATAAGAATGATCTCCTTGAGTCGGGGCAATATAGCGGTATGCTGTGTGATGTCTTTCTTGAGTCAGGTAATAAACTGGGGACTACTAAATCGAATAAGCAACTGGCTGGATTCCCGTTTAGCGGCGGTGTTATTGACGCTCCTGTCCAGATATTCGAGATGCCTCAATCCAATAGGTTTGATGATTTTATTTATGTGGCGGGCCAAGATCCGTATAAGCAGGCTAAGTCGGATACGCCCTCATTAGGAGCTTTTTATGTATTCAAAAGGCGTGTTGGTATCCGAGATCCTTATGCCTATAGAATAGTGGCTTCATACGTATCCCGCCCATCATCCATAGATCAGTTTTGTCGTACGTGCGAGGTGCTTCAGAAGGGATATGGTGCTATATGTCTTATGGAGAACGCTGACCAGATGTATGAGCAGTATCTTAATCGGAAGAGTGGTATGCCTGCTTCTTTTTTCTTATTCGCTGGTGAGGCAATAGCCAATAAGTATGTGAAGGCCGGCTCCCGGCAGAACAGCAAGCTGGGGCTATACCCGACCCCCGGCAACCAGAACCTGCTATTCTCGTGCGTAGTGGATTATTGCTGGCAGGATTTCGTTGTCGGTTATGATGATCAGACTGGTCTTGATATAACTGTCAAGGGTATTGAGCTGATCGATGATATAGCCCTATTGGATGAGATAATACAGTATAAGCCCGGATTGAACGTCGATAGGATAATAGCGTTCGGGCATGCGTTGGTTCTCGCCAGATATTTTGACGATAACAATTACATGCCTAAATCGAAGATCGAGGAGATGAATAATGCCCGCAAGGAAGACGCTTATAAACACCATGAGGTATATGCATCTGCATTTGGATCGGTATCTATAGGAGCTTTTAGGTAAATGAATGTCAATTAAACGCCTATCTTTGTTGTAAATAAAATTGAATAATCATGGAAGTGTTTAATAGAGATCATTCGTTTCCAGCAAAAGGAGCGTTATTAGGATTACCTCCTCAGGCTATTTCCACGAAGAAAAAGAACAGGAAATGGAAGGAGGATTGTATGGATGCTCTTGAGACGATAGGGTTGAAACAGTATGATCGTAACCAGATGTACCGTGACTATTATCTGATGGCGGATGGTAAGTTATCTTTTATGGAGATGGCGGATGTTATCCCTCAGTTAAGGGACGTGCAGAAGTTAAGGAGCGATATAAGGATACCTTCTTTCTTGAAGCATTATGATATAATAGGTGGTATCGTAAATGCCTTTGAGGGATGGCTGACAAACCTACAGGATAAGTATACGGTTAACGAGGTAGGGGATATGGCTATAAGTGAGTATGAGGATACGATGTCAAACTTACTTCATCGTCATATACAAGAACAGTGGGATATTATCGTTAATCAGCGTCTTGTGGAGGCCGGTCTTGATCCTACGTACAATGAGTTTAATTCCGAGGAGGAACGTCAGGCTTATGTTCAGCAAATCCAACAGGCCAAGGCGTCTATGACCCCTGATGATATCCAGAGGTTCATGAGTACAAGATGGAAGACGCAGGCGGCGGTATGGGGGGATCATACGATCGAGGCTGACCGTAGCCGGTTTTATATGGATGAGCTTGACAGGGAGAATTTCCGGGATCGTCTTCTTAGCGGAAAGATGTTCCGGAATCATTTCGTTGGCTTCGACTACTATCGTCCGGAGGTATGGAGTCCGAGGGAGGTTTTCCATCCTGATGTGAAATACCCGCAATATGGGTCTTATGTGGGTCGTCTTCATTATTACGAGGGTGTTGAGTTGATATCAAAATACGGTCATAAGATGACGGCAAAGGACAAGCGTCGTATTATGGGCGGTGACGATGATTATGAGGGATGGGTATCTAATGACGGTACTAGGTATGACTGGAAGAAAAAGAAGCCGTCTATTACCGGTATGTATGAGAATGAGGTTATTCCATGGAAAGGATACCATGACTATGAGTCTATAGTTGCCGCTGAGGACTATTATGGTGTTCCGATGGGCGAGTACCACACCTTCGGGCCGGACGGGGAGGAACACACCCAGCCCCGCTTCTTGCCCCGCTTCCATCCATTTGGCTATTTTAACTCTGACATGTCCAATGGCAAGAGATATGAGATAGACTCTCGCCTTTTTAGGGTAATGGAAGGATATTGGGTATCCATGAAACCGGTATTCTTAATAACTTACATGACGGAGACTGGGATGGTGGATCAGGAGCTTGTGACAGATGAGCTTCTCCCGGAGTTCTTGGAGAAGAACGGGATAAAGAAGGTGAAGAGGGTTATGGCTGAAGCCGTCAGTGATCCTGAGGTGAACACCTACATCTTGGAGTATGTTCCTGAGGTTAGGTTTGGCGTTAAGATCACCGGAGGTAATTTAATGGATAAGCCTATATATATTGGTGGGGATCCAATACCTCATCAGATACATGGTGACAGCAGTCTGTATGATTATGTCATTCCGGTTTCTGGATTTATAGGGGCCAGTCTCGCTGATCGCATACAACCGTTCCAGATGATGTATAACCTTGCTATGAATCAGCTATACAATAACGCCGAGAAGGAGATCGGTAAGTTCTTCTTAGGCGACCTTGGATTCTTGCCTACTGAATATAAGGATATGATGGACAAGAAGGGTGCTTTAGCTACTTTCATGCAGATCGTTAAGTCTGTATCGTTTATGGGTGTAGGTGGTAATGATACGAATAATCCTTACCAGAATCCGCAGATGAGTAGCATATATAACCAGTTTGGTGTATATGATCTTACTAATACGGATCAGATAAGATCCCGTATGGAAATGGCTTCTTACGCCTATATGATGGCTTATAGGATGATAGGTATATCCGAGCAGGCAATGGGTCAGTCAACCAGATACGAGAGTTCTACGGGCGTAAAACAGGGGGTTAACGCTACCATGTTACAGACCCAGACTTACTTTAATGATTTCGATGACTTCAAGAAACGGACATTGGATATTCATCTAGCCGTGGCTCAAGTATGCCAGAAGGAAGGATACGATTGGACCGTGATGTACAGGAACAGCGATCTGTCCTTGGCTTACGTCAGTCTTACGGATAATAGCTTGTCGTTACGTCATCTTAATGTTATGGCTGTCTCTAATTCCAAGAAACGTCTGGAATTGGAGAATTTGAAACAATATATATTACAGACAAATACGTTAGGTAATGACTTACTTGATATCACTAGGATGATGAGCGCCAACTCAACGGCTGAGATGAATCAGATAGGAAGGGATGCTAGATCTTACGCAGATCGTGTAAGACAGGAGGAGTACCAGAATCAACAACGACTTGTACAGCAAAAAGCCGAGGCCGATCAACAGGCCCGTAATGACGAGCATGAGAAGGAGAAGGAGCTGGCTTATATCAAGGGTAACTTCGATTTACGGGGTAAGAGCATAATGGCCGCCGGTCAAGCGGCTAGGACCGAGAACAACTCTGAAGGCATGGATTATGTCGAGGCTATGGCTGATAGGGCTTTAAAGGAAAGAGATCTTGATATCAAGGAAGAGGATATGAGAACCAGACAGGCTAACGCCGAGGCTGAGCGAAGATCTCGTGAGGAGATAGAGAAAAGGAAGTTGGAATTAAAGGAAAAGGAGATAGATGCTAGGAACAAACGTTCTGATACAGATAGGTTTACGTCAATAATAAACAAGAATTGATTACAAGTTTTGTAAATATTTTTACAAAATCTGTAATCATTTTGGCGTAAAATTCTGTCATATACTATAATGGGTTTGATTTAATTGGTAATTAGATTAATGATAATTTTGTAAAAAGCAAAAAAGGAAATTGTATGAATGACATGGGTGATTTCGCTAAGGGTTTTAAGACCATGAGTGTCGAGGAACTTTTTTACCGTGGTGACGGTGATGGCGATAAGAATAATATCGAGGGTAAATATGATAAGGATGGTAATCCTATAGGTGATTCCAAGGAAGAGCCTGCCGACGGCGGAGCGGCTGAAGGTGGCGGGGATAAGGGCGGCGACGCTACCAACCCAGACCCGGATTCCTTTGGCGAAGGCGGTACTGATAATAATAACGTGGTATCAGGTTTTAACGGGAAATCTTTCTTGGAGAAGATGGCCGCCAGAGGTATCATCGACAGTATCGATAACCTTGATATTATGGTAGATGATAAGCCAGTCGATCTTTCTACTATCACAAAAGAAGATGATCTACTTGATATAGTGGAGGGATTGATCAAGGATAAGGCCGATGAGTTGTTGAAGGATAAGGTTGATACCGGTTCTATGTCTGACTTTATGAAGAAGATGATAGAGGTGGATAAGGCTGGAGGTAACGTAGGTCAGCTTCTAAACCAATATCAGAACATTCAGGCGCCGTTGGACAACCTTGATATGAGCAACAAGAATGATCAGCTTGCGGTCATCCAGCATTATTATAAGATGTTGGGTATGCCGGAAGACGAGATAAAGGATAATATGGAGATGATGATTGGCAAGGGTGATGAGTTCATTGAGTCCAAGGCCAATAAGTTCCATGATATCCTGAAAAAGGAGATGGATAACCTTATCGAGGAGGAGAAGAAAAAATCCGAGAAAAGGAAACAGGAGTTGATTGAGCAGATGAAGATCTATAAGAAAGGTCTTAAGACGTCTATAAGCTCAGGATTCCAGTTGACTGACACGATGATAGGTAAGGCTGTCGATTTCGTTACCAAGCCGATAGACAATCAAGGTCATACGGCTATAGATAAAGCTTATTCGGAGGCTATCAAGAATCCGGACATGGCCGCTGATCTGGCTTTGTTCTTGATGAATAAGGACGAGTTCCTTAAACAGAAGACTAACAAGGCTAAGATGGAGGTCAATAAGAAGACCATCACTCTTCTTTCTGGCAATAAGGGAGGAAAGCAAAATAAGAATAATATCGATAATGATACTATAGAGGCTAACTTCCTTGATCTGAGTGGATCAAAGAGTGTATAATATTAAAAGATAGATAATTATGAATCCTTTTTTAACAAAAAGTTTTCCGGCTACCGTGAATGGCGATAACGTTATTGCCTTCACCGATGCCAAGAATTATAAGACTTCGCTCGTAGAGCATAACTTAGGCTCATTGGCGAGCTGGTATTATGAGGATCCGGACAAGAATCATTTGGGTCTGTTGAATCTGTTCTCTAATATCGCTAATTACCCCGTTCCGATGTATATGGGTATGATTAATAACGGCGCTACGATCTCCGTTAACGGTATTGGAGCTTCTTTCCGTTATGATCTTCCCGTTACAAAGACATTCGCTGTAGTTACGGCGGAGGATACTTCGACTCATCATCTGAAACCGGGTATTGATGGAAGTTTGTTTGATATCGTTTTGAATACATCTGAGTTTACGGCTTATGATGTCATCACCTATGACGCCGCTAACGGCTGTAATATCCTTATCTCAGGTGAGATACCGTCTAAGACAGAAGGAGATTTGACACGTTATTGGGGTCGTGTTATTGGCGGTAAGGCTAAATACTTCCCTAAAGAGAAATTACGTCCGGGTATCCGTTACTGGAAGATCGGTCATGCTCTTGGTGAGTACAGTACCCAGTTCTCTAAGGTATCTGGAGCTGACAAGGCCGGTTCTATGACTTGTGAATTCCGTTTAGGAAACCACCGTGGCGTTGAGGGTGAGACCACTATGTATGCTGGTATGAAGTCCATGCAGGCCGCCCAGAATAGCACTTCAGAGTTCGTGGAGACTGCCCTTCGTCGTATGAATGCCATGAGAAGCGAGTATGAGGGTAATATTCCTGATTTGGCTATTATCGGCAAGACTGTTAATGGTAGACTTGATTTACGTACGGCTAAGGTAGCGTCCACGCTGGAGGTATTCTGTATGGCTGAGTTGGTTAAGCTGGAAGCTAGACAGTTGATGTGGCAAGAAGGTGGTATTATTATGGATCAAAATGGTCCTATCCATTTGAATGAGGGTATCTACCGTCAGCTTCGCCGTGGTTATACTATCTACTATAGTCGCCCGATGGGTATTACTAAGGATACTCTTATGGCTGCTGCCGCTTATATTTTCCGTGGTCGTCAAGATCTTCCTATTACGGAGCGTAAGATTAAGTTCAAGGTAGGAGCTATGGCTATGGTCAACTTAGAGAAGTTGATTAGAGAGGCTTTCTTTACTACGTTGAGTAATTTGAGCTGGGGTATGGGTAGTGACCGTATGTTGCCTTCTAATCCTATCTCTGGTACTAATGATGCTATGATCTTAGGTCCGGTACAGGTTAAGGGCGCTTTTCTTCCCGGCATCGGGAATGTAGAGTTCGAGCACGATCCTTCTTTGGATTACGCTGACATGACAGATCGTAGCGAGTTAGTGAATGGCATGTATCCTAGATCCTCTTATTCTTGTATTATTGAGAATATCACTGACGCTGGATCGACTAACGCGTATTCCGCTATTCCTAATACGGCTAACGCTAAGTTAGGTAATATGAATAACAACGTATTCTATATCAAGCCAGAAGGCGTAAGCATGTGGTGGGGTTATGAGTACGGTCGTTGGGCGCACAAAGCCAACGGAAATGAGATCGTATCATCCTTGCCGGGCATGAAAGAGCAATTCTGGTGTCACTCAGCTTCCGCGGCTTGGGTTATGGATAACAGCAAGTTCTTGATCATCGAGCTTCAACCGAACTACTTCGGCTAAGTTTTTTTTTCATATGTAATTTGGTTTTTAGAGGGGAGGATATTCCTCTCCTCTTTTTTTAGGAAAGTAACGCAAAAATAAGGAAATGAAAGAGATTTTAAAATCAAAGAAGGTATTGGTCGAGGTAAACGGCTTCAATATCATGTCAGATACCTTGTATGAAGTAGTAGGTAAACACGACGGAAGCGCTCCGCAGGCCTTCCAAGACGCCAATATAGCCAAGGCTCCGTTCCCGGAGAATGCTACTCACGTATGTTGCCCGTGGGATGATTTCTCAGAGGTTTACAATACCGGTTTTTATCCAAGATCAAGATGTTATAATGGCATGGATAAGGATGAGGTTGATAAGTTAGTTGATCAACGTGTCAATAATATAATGAAGCCTTTTGAGAATATATCCCAGAAGGATCTTTCCCAGACCAATTTCGAGTTTTGGGATGATGCTAAAGACAAGATCTATATGGGTAAGGTTTATAACACGGCTAATACCGTTGAGTTATTTTATTTATATCTGGCTGTATTTTCTGGCATGTTGACTCCTCAAGAAATGGATGGTGATCCTATTTTCATGAACTCCATGTTCTGTTTCATCGAGAAAGACAACGCCAAGGATTTCGTTCAGCAGCGTGAGATCAATAAGATGAATATCAGCTATAAGTTCATCGACGCCCTTAAGAAAGGTGGCAAGGAACGTCAGGCTGTCATCGACCTTCTTCTGTACATCGGTATCGTGACCCGTCCTGATTTTACAGAGGATGATTATTACACCGGATCACTATCAAACTGGATGAACGAGAAGAAGACCAACATCGATTATCTGCTTGATATCTGGGATCGTTCATTGGAGGGTGATTTTAAGGAAGTTCTTGAGTTCTATCGTATCATAAACGTCCTTCAACGTAACGGTCGTATTAACATGACTCCATCCGGCTTGCAATATAATGGTCAGATCATAGGCCCTGACACCCGTACGTCCGCCGAGTTCTTGGCTACCAAGAAAGATCTTATCAGTGTAAAGGCTAATGTCTTGGATGAGTACGAGGAACTTATGTCTATTTCTAATATAGACGATAAGACCAAGAAGGTTAAGGATGTCAAGAAGAAGGAAGACGTAGGTGAAGGTGATAAGGTTAATACGGAGGAATGACGATGACGATCCAAGAAGCGTATCTAAGGTCTTTGCAGAAGAATGAGCAGAATCTCGCCAATGGTGGGATTAAGCTTGATCCCGGGAGGTTCGTGCTTTTGTTCAACGAGGCTCAGGATAGGTTGATAAGATACTATCTTAATAGGAAGGATGATGAGACCATCCGATCTATACAAACTCTTCTGGTATACTGGAAATCGCTTAATAAGATCAATCATATTGATGACCCCGAATCGACATCATTCGGTCTTCCTGATGATTATTTATGGTTCTCAAATATAAAAGGAGCGTTTTCTTATAATGGATGTGAGGTTGGAGATTTTGTCATGTGGGAGGCTAAGAACGAGAATGTCCATGAGCTTCTTGGGGATGATAACAATAGGCCTTCTTTTGACTATCGGGAAACGTTCTACACCATAGGTGACGGGAAGGTCGTGGTGTATGAGGACGGCTTCCTCACAGACGAGGTCAGGATGACCTACTACCGGAATCCGGTACGGGTGGATCTGGCCGGGTACATCAACGCCGCCGGCGAGCGGTCCACGGACATCGACCCTGAGCTGCCCGATCCTTTGGTGGAGGAGATTCTGGATATGGTCGCCAAGCAATTCAACCTTAACGAGAATGAACTAAGTAGATATAGGATGGATAAGGATAATGTGGCTTCCTTTAAATAAACACCGTTAGTTTGATCATTAAGCCTACTCGGAAACGGGTAGGCTTTTTGTTTTACATAAAATGTAAACATCATATTATGTCGTATACTCACGACCTTATTTTATTGCGGTGATGTTGTTTATGATTATGTTTGCGTTAGGTAAATGATTTTTGAACTAAAAAGTTGATAATATGTTGCACAGACCGCAAGACCGGGTACTTTTCGTACCCCCGCACGCTAAGATGGTGGATGTTGATTCCATCTTCTTGAAGGAAGGTCAGCTTGGTATTTATGATACTAAGGAGACTTCCGAGAACGGTTGTAAGGCCGTGATTGATTTTACCGGTAAGCCTCGTAATGACAAGCGTTATGAGATCCGTATCGGTCGTAATGAACAAGCGGCTTCCCGTTCTATATATGACAAGGATTTTTCCACGCCTCTGTTCTCGTTGAATGAGATCACCGAGATTTACGCTTCTTGGCCGAAGAAGGATCACGCTTATGTCGATGACGTTATCTTAGGATACAATGGTGTCTCTGACGACACGGCTTTCTCCGTTTCCAAGGGCGACCGTATCGTTATCCGCTTGATTCTCGCCGGCAGGGCTTTCGAGCTTCTTGGCTACGAGGAAGGTCGTGTTGAGATCTTTGACGCTATCCTCTTGGATGATTGCGACAATACCCCTAATCAATGCGAGGAATGTGATCCTTGCGAGGAGGTTGATTTGTTACCCGCCGTATTGAAGTGTATCGAGCGGATGAAGAACCAACCTATTGCCGGTGGTGGTAAATTATCCGATTATATTGATATCATTCCGGTTACAAGATGTACTAATGAGGCTACTGAGCCTGATACGGAGGATGTCAATTTCTATTGCATGGAGGTATGCGATACTGGTGATGATCTGGCATTGGCTGAGGTTCGTGCCCAATATCCAGGATTGAAGATCGTACGTGAGACTATCGAGGGTAGCATGTCACGTTATAAGGTGATGAAGAAAGGCGCTAAACCGGCTGATTATACTCAACGTCTTATCTCTATCATGAAAGGATGTACGGATTGTCCTCCTAACTATACCGAGGTTAAGGGTGGTTATCTGTATTCTATCTCCTTGGAGGATGACGGTGTCGATATGTCTACTACGGTGGAGTCATTGCCTAACGTTGTAGCCGATACGGTTAATAAGATGAGTCAGATCAAGGGATCAGGTTTGTATATTGCCGCTACTTCCAAGAAATTGACGGATGAGGAGATCTCTACTTTCGTGGAGGCCAATCCTACGGCTATTATCTACTATGTGGCTAAGACATCCGATATGTGTGAGAATCCTACGGTTCGTACCGCTTCTTGGTCGGCTTGTGGTTCTTGCAAGGTATCCACCGAGAAGTATTATATCACGATCCCGGATGATGAGTGCGGGAACAGTGCTTTGGAGGAAATCAAACAGGCTTTCCCGGAACTGGAGATCACTGACTACGGTACTCCTGCGGCTTGCCAGCATAGCTTCCAGACAACGGTATATACTAACATGTTGTGTGATGAGTGCGACAAGGTGTTCGAGGGATTCTTCACCAGCGAGGCTCCGGCGTCTTACCGCAACCGTATGTGGAAGAAATTGGAGTCGGCTCAGGAACTTGGCACTAACTGCAAGTGCGGTATCCGTTTCCGTGGTAAGGAAATGTTATTATCTCCGTCAGAGTGCTTGATGGATAAAATGACTTATGTAGAGGATAGCGTTGAGATCGTTGGCGCTAGCGGAGGTTATCCTGATTCTCTTGACGAGGGGTCTCCTATCTGGTGGGATCAACTTAATTTCGAGAGACTGTCCAGCAAAGCACCACGTACTCATGTCGGCGGTAATATGATGGATGACGAGTTGAAGGGTTACGCTCATTTCAACGGTTTCCCGAAACATCAGGATTTCATGGGACGGACATTCATGAACGAATACAGCCGTGTTGAACAAACAGCCCAATACGTGGACTTCCAGATCACGATTAATCCTCATAGATACTCTCAAGGATTCGGTAAGGTTCTCGCCGATGATCCGGTTAATCTGATCTTACGTGTACGCTATGGCGCTCATGAGGGTGTTCAGGAGATGATCAATATGATCGGTGCTGCCGCTGGTCTTGGACCGGCCATCGTAACTGAGCCGAAATAAAGAACCTTTTTTGCGTTCATATATTTCCTAAAGGGGAGAGATTCAATTCTTTCCCCTTTTTTATTACCTTTGAAGCATAAGAATTAAAATGTTGTAATATGTCAGCTATTAATGAGTATCTAAAGAGACTTGCTTCCATATTTGGTAGCATGGGTTTCTCTGTTCCGCCAGATGACTTCTCCGGTGTTGTTATAGACGGAAAGACGTATCCGGTCATGATGAGGAATGACGGGTGTTACGTATACTTCGATGATAAAGGAGTAAAGAGACTTGTAAGCGAGGTTCCTAAAAAGGACTATCAGTTCATTAACATCAAGGACGCCCGTGTGTCGATCGTCAACCAATGTTATCGTACTCCGGGAGGTCAGGTAGAGGCTCGTATCCATACCTATATGAATAATAAGGGTGAGATATTGGCCGAGAAGATATTTATCATCAACTCTTCAGATGTTGATACGCCTATTGGTACGGAATTGGATAAGATTCCTGCCGAGTGGGTGGCTATAGATTGTGGTATAGCGGAGATGACCGATCGGGAGTTGATATTCGTAAGTAAATGTTACGCCACGGAAGGGGGCAAGGTCCAGATCGAGGGCGTTGAGTCAGTAGACCCCCGCCTGAACCCGGAGGTATCCCATTATGAGGTGGTGAATACGACTGACGATAGCAATCCTATCGGTACGGAGTATGATAAGATACCCGATACATGGAGTCGTATAGTATGTGATTTCCCGGACATGACCCAAAGGGAGATAATACCGGTGCTTAAATGCTTTGATACCGGGACCGGAAGGGTGCAGATAGAGGGATATAAGATATTTGATTACGAGATGGGTACCAGAAAGGAATGGTATCGCATCAAGCAAAGTACCGATCCTGATAATCCGGTAGGTAAGTTTATCACCAGCATAAGCGATGACTGGGTTGAGGTCGTTTGCGACTTCACGGATATGGAGGACCGGGATATTGAGGTAACTGTAGAATGTTATAAGACACCGGCCGGTAAGGTGAAGCTGGAGGTTCTCACGTCATGGGATGGCAATATAGGAGTTAGGGATAAGAGTTATAAAGTCCTGGAGACTACCGATCCGTCACAACCTGAGGGCGCCAGCTTCAGTTCCTTGCCAGATACGTGGGTAAGGACTGTCTGTGATTTCGACGATATGGAGGAGCGTGACATCAGGTCTTATGTCGAGTGTTATGACGGAGGCAATGGCAATGTCAAGCTTCGTAGGCTGGTTTCTTATGACTCCAAGATAAAGGCAAGATACGTCCGCTTCGAGGTGCTTGAATCGGATGACGCCGGCTTCGTTCCGGGGGCCGAACTGGCTGCCCTCCCGGACGGATTCTCTTTGGTGTCTTGTGATTTCACGGATATGGAAGATAGGATGCCTATTGATATCGAGGAGTGTTACAAGACATCAGCCGGAAGCGTGCGTATGAGACATGTGGTGTCTTATGACGGTGATCTTGGGAAAAGAAACCAGTTCTGGGAGATTGTGGACTCGTCTGATAATAAGTATGGGCTAGGAAATAGGATAAATAATATCCCTGCGGATTTTATCCGTGAAAGGTGTGCTCTAGAAAGGTTGGATGATCGTATTACTAGAAATGCGATAGAATGTTACTCGACACCGGGAGGATCGGTAAGGATTAAATCCACTTACGTTATCAACCCTTTAAATCATGTTAGGTCGTATAATCATCATGTATTGAGTTCTACAGATAATGATATCCATGTTGGTACTCAATATACCTCTTTGCCATCCAATTTCGCTCGTATCGAATGCGAGGAGCCGGATTATATGGATCGACTTATCGATACCACTGAGACTTGTTATGATACCGGAAAGGGTACGGTGAAGATCAGGAGACAGGAGTCGTTGAACGGAAATCTGGATGTAAAGACTTTCGACTATAAGATCGTTGAGTCTACCGACCCCGATCATCCTATCAATACTACCCCTACGCAGACGGTTATTAACGGCTGGACGGTTATCAGTTGTGATCTTAATATCATGGACGTGGATGATTGTTATGAGATCGGTGGTCATAAGATACATTTGAAGGGATTCAGGACAGTCAATCCGGCATTGCAGGATATTAAGTCTATATTGTATGTCGTGTACTCTGATCATCCTGATTATAATGTAGGTGATGAGCTTACGTCTATACCGGATGGGGCTAAGGTGACGATCTGCGATTACGCGGATAAGAGCCAAAGACATATGGTTCCGGTGCGAGAGTGCTATGAGGTGGCCGATGGCCGGTTCTATGTGGAGGGGAGCCGGTTGATTGATAACAATATGGTCGTAGAACGGACGTCGTTGATGGTGATGGAGTCATCCTCTCCTACCTACCCGGTGGGGACTACGCTGACCGCCATTCCTGTTGGCGCTACTATCGTGGCTTGTTTATGTCAAACCTGTTAATCTGAACGGCTATGGTTAAAGTATGTAATGATTATTTTATGATTGACGCCTTAGCTGGAGGTCAGGTCGTAAGAAAAAGGAAATATCGTCGTGAGAATACGATGATAGGATATAAGTGGTATGATTATAATGGGGTCGAGGTAACTGACCCCATTGAGATATCACGTCTTGACGGATTGGCTACTAAGCATCAACGTGTTGATGAGGCTTATGATGATCATGCCATTTTCATGTCGTCAACAAACTACGTTAACAGCGTTTCCGGTATACCTATGGATAAGCATATGGTTGTCGTTGAATGGAGGCCGGATAGCGAGCAGGGCTTTGTAACCATGGCTCATGATGAGGGTCTTGATGGGGACAGCTATTATATAGTTGTTATCAATGCCGGAGATAAGCAGGCTACGATCTACACCCCCGTGGACCCTGAGGATCCAAAGGATGGGACTTCCCGTGCGGTTGATGGCGATAACGTCTCTGTTGGTGGATCATATGTCTCTATATCTCCCAAGCAAGTAGAGAGGATAAGGGCTACTTTCCGTGATGGTAAATGGTATTATGAGTTAGTCACAAAAACATATCCTAGTAATACCGGAGGCATTAAGATCGGGGATGTTGATTTTGTGACGTTCAGATATTTATGGGAATCAAGTTCCGGAAGGGACTTGGACACGATGACGGAAGCCCTTAATTCTAATGTTCCCACCATAGATAATCTTGCTGTAGGTTGGTCTGGCCCCGGAAATGGAGATAGCTCTGTTAGAGAAGTTCTTAAATGGGGTGGTGATAATACCGGTTCTGGTAAGGAATGTGTTTGGATGTCGGTGAAGGATTTAAGGGCTAAATATTATGACATCCTACCTGAAGAGACGTATTTCATGGCCTACGCTACATGGTTTGGATCTAAAGGTACGGGTAAATGTTCTTTTGAACTTGTTGGATACAAGGGAGGTACGATGAGCCAAGACGGATATAATTTCATCAATACCGGTGGATCTGTGGTGTATCAAAATACGTATGATTTTGTTTGTCATACCAGCAAAGGCTCATCTACGTATAAGACATCCTACGAGAAGGTGGCTCGTGTTACCTACAATAAGCTCACTAACGAGGTTTATATGTCCATCGGTGACGCTATAGATCAGGAGGATAATTATGATAAGTTAGAGCGAGAGATCAATAATATAAAGGAAAGAATAGTTAAGATGGAGGCCGATGTACAGCAATGTCTTTACGTTACTTTGGCTAACAAGCCTACGGAAAGCACTATAAGTTATACTCAAGATCGGGAGGTGACTAATTTCGCTCCGGGTGCTATAGCTAGATGGGTTGACGCTGACGGCAATGACGTGTTTTATAAGCTTGTTGAGATAGTAGGTGGTAAGGCTAAGTGGATTACCCTTATCGATACTAAATACGGTAATGTGACGCTACAGAGTACTTACGACAAGAATTATGAGATTGTAAATATCGTATCTGGGTCTAGGTTACAGGCTATAAATAGCGAGAAGAATGATATCAAGTTTGTTAATAGCGCTACGGGTAACGTGACTGTCGTGTTGAATGGTACCGTGTCAGGGAGAGCCAAGAAGCTGGTGAGTATGCTGGCGGTGAACGAGGTAGTCTTGACCCCCGGGGCGTCGGTGTCGTTTACCCGGAACGGCGATGAGTTCGTGCTCACCGAGTTGTTTGGCGTTACTATCTTCCCCGATCTGGCGGATGCCAATCGTGAGGGAGAGTGGGTCATGAGCGTAGGCGCAACTGGTAAACCGATCCTTATGGAGGTAAAGGAGATGCGTAAGTGGGATGAGAGCATAACCAAGGATCTTACGATAGATGAGCTTAACGAGAAGTTCCCTAACGTGGATATCGGATTCGCTGTCGTATGCAAGACCATCAACAAGGTATATGAGATGGTTAACGGATACAAGGAATGGGTGTCTTATGATATAACCTCAATTAGTTGATATGGGATTTTTAGTAGGATATGATACGGCCCTGTCCTCGGTGACGTTTTATGTTAACGAGGATAGGTTCCCTTGTTATAATGGGAAGGATGCTGATTATGTGCCTGATCCGATAGTAGATTATGATGCTTTTAATCGTAATCTCAGGTTCTCGGCAAACAATCCAGGATTCGTGGACGTCGATTGGGGTGACGGGACAAAGGATCAATACCCTTTGGTCAAGATATCTGACGGTAGTTATAGGATAGTATTCAGGTCTTTAGATATTGAGTACAAAAAGAATCCTGACGATACTACATGGTGGTATAGGAAGGAGGATGGATCTCAGTATATACCGGTTCCTCCACATAAGTATAGCGATATCAGGCGTAGGGAGGTTACGATGAGGTTCTCTAACGTAATCGATGGGGAGTTCAATATGGAGGGTATTGTCCTCCATGAGTTTCCTGTAGTTAATCTACCTAATATAACTTATTTGGCTATGGTCAGATCCGTTCTTAAAAATGGTGATATCCCATATGACAGGATAAGCAAGAGCGTTAATCTTCGTAATATACAGATGGGGTCTTTTTCTCACCCTGGTGTTTGGGATAATTGGCCGGAGGGGTTTTTAAAAATGAAAAGATTGAAGTATTTTGGGTGTAATTTCGTTTTTAATTTCGCTGATAATCCTGATTCTAATTGGAGAAGATTCTCTGAATGGAAGAATCTTACTGAATTTAACTTCAACTGGTGTAACATCCCTTCTTATGATCCGGCTTTTAATTCTATTCCAGCAAAAGGTATAAGCATTATAAGCAATCGGAATAATATACCTGTATTTGATGAGGTGGATAAGGTTGGAGATGATAAGACAGGCGTTACTTTTATGGGTAGTGGTAGCTCATGGAGACAAGATCTAGTAGAAGGTAAGTTGAATAAGATTCAGGGCACGTATTGTAATTCAGGCACGGTACCGGTAGACGATCTCCCAGATTGGTTGTATGAGGTAAGGGAATTTAGGATATGGACTTTGCGTGATGGTGGTACATTTATAAATACGCAGGAGAGGGCTGATACATTCGTAAATACATTTTATGATAAGATAATGTCGTGGAGTTATATAACGATGTCACAGACGGCTTCTGACGGTAATAGGAATCAGTTTTATAAACTCACCTTAGATTTATATACTTCCGCAGCTCCTACCAACAAGAGACCATCTGGCGTTTATCAAGCCCCTGAGGGGTTTGTTAAGGGTGTTAGCAACGGTAATCCTACGACGCCTATGGAGAAGGTGTATGTGCTTACCAATAACTACGGGCAGACATGGGTCTTGGCCCCTGCCCCAGCTTCTAAGGCCGCCCTTACGAGGGCAAGGCGGGCTGGGAAGGCTAGGATTACCCCGTTCGTCCTTGGCGTAAAGGACGGTCATGTATCCGTGTTCGGCGGAGATGTATTGGATGATAATATGAGTAAGTATGATTTCGCCGACAAATACGAGGCCATAGATATCTGTAACGATCTAGGATTGGACAGCTCACCGGTTGTCGAGTATTTCAGGAGAATAGAGGAGGGAGAGGTATGAAGTTGATATGTAAGGATACGAATAAAGGGTCTATAACCTTTTTTACTAAAGGCAAATACGCTTTTAGGGGCGTTAACAGGAATGATACTACTGATGATGTGCCTGATCCTATATTGGATGGTAATAATTATAATGAGAGTATACAGTTTTATTCCAAGACCCCCGGCATGTGCGAGGTCGATTGGGGTGACGGGAATAAAGAGCAATTTCCTTTCGTGAAGGATAGGAGCGAATCCATATACGGGCGATATAGGTTGATGTTCAGGAGAAGGGATATAAGTTATCGTAAGAATCCGGATAGCCATCCATGGTGGTTTTATAAGGAAGATGGGAGTGAGTATATTCCCGCCCCCAATCATGCTTACGCTGATGGGCTAGATAAAGATCGGGTCATTACCATGACTTTTACGAATGATATTACATTCGTTCAAACAACAAGGATAATGATGGTAGGATTCCCGATATTAGACGCCCCAAGTATTATCAACTTAACCTTATCCATTACCGGCGATGGGAATATAACCGATATCCCTAAAGATAGGATACGTAGATCGGTAAATATAGAGTATATAACATTTAACGAATTGGGTGTAGGGACATTGACATCCATACCGGACGATTGGGATAGGTTGACTAAGTTGAAAGGCATTAATTTAAGTCGAACGGCTGATTTTAATGATACGGAGTCTTCTAATATAAGGAAATTCCCCTCTATGTGGCCTAATCTTGTAACATTAGCTTTGGCAGGTTGCAGGGTTAGGGTATACCCAAGGGAATGGCTGTCTTTTAGCAAGCTAAGAGAATTATATATATCCCCGGGAGTGGCTATGCCATCGTTTGACCCTAATACATGCCCGGCTATGGATGAGGTGGATAAGATAAATCCTAGCTTAAGGACCTTCGATCATATAAATAGATGGTATGGGTCTGTCGTGAGCTGGCATCCGTATATGATCGGCAAGGGGCTGGAAAATATCACTAGCCTTATCGCCTCATATGGCTATAGTAATATAGATGTAAGCAATCTACCGGATTATATATATGAGATGAGGTCTATGAATAACTTTTATATGCATCGCAGCTTGTCAACCCAAAGTCGATGTGATACGTTTATATCAACATTATATGAGAAGGTGATGGGGTTTGATTATCTAACTATGTCCTCCTCTGCTTCCGATGGCAAAAGAAATCAGTTTTATGGATTGTATCTAAGTATATATATGGATGCCAATCCTGATGATAAAAGACCTAGTGGCGTATTACAGGCACCTTCTGGTTTTATAAAGGGTCAGTCTAATGGCTCTCCGTCGACTCCTATGGAGATGGTTTATGTGCTTATGAATAATTATGGATGGAGGTTTAGTATGGCGCCAGAGGCTTCGGTGTTAAGGTCAATACGATCTTCTGATATTGACACGAGGTTGTATAAGCCATATAAGCTTATCGTATTTGACGATGGGCGTACCTTTGTAGGCAATGGAGATGTTTTAGCTCATGATACGGATAAGGTATTATCGTTTGGGGGTCAACCAGAAGGGGAGTATTTATGTGATTCTATGGGATTGGACAGGAATGTTATTGTAGAATATTTTAACAAGATAGGTAATGGCTAAGACATTATATAAATACGAGGCATCATCCAACAAGTTCGTGTGGTTCACCACATGGGATAGGGCACTTAGAAATTATTATACCGATGATTATAATTATGTACCTGATCCTGTCGTTGGTAATCCTTATAATACGTTTGTCGAGTTTAGATCCAGAAAGCCCGGTATGGCTAATGTGGATTGGGGGGATGGAATAAAGGAGCAGTTTCCTATGACCAAGGTTCAAGGGGAGGATAATTATCGTATTATATTCCGTTCTTTAGCGATACAACATAAGAAAAATCCCAATACTACGTGGTGGTTCAGGAAGGAGGATGGATCGCAATACGTACCTGTGGATAATCATGCTTACGCTGATGGGAGGAGGGACGTACAACGGGCTGTGTCGATAGATTTTACTTGTGATATTTATTATGCCAATATCCAAGTTTGCAAGATGACATCTTTCCCGATTGTGGATATACCAGGACTTGAGTTTTTGGTCGTATCCCATACGCTGTATGTTAATGACGGTATACCTGTAGACAAGTTGTCAAGATCCAAAAAGTTAATTTATATCGATCTTCAAAATATAGGGCAAAGAATGACCGTAATTCCTGAGGCTATAACCAGTAAGACAGAGGTATATTATTTAAATATGTTTAATATGCTTGATCTTAGGGATATAGAATCTAGCGGAATAAGGAATATAAAGAATATGAAAAATCTTCAAACCCTTGAATTGTCTTCATGTTATTTGGATAGGTATATAAAGGAGTTTAATGATCTTCCTAAATTAACTTCGTTGAGAATACATCCTGGCCCTTCTGATATGTGGAATTATTTTGATATAAATACCCTTCCTTTTTTCGAGGTAGATAAGATAAATCCTAACATTACTAATTTTGATTTTTTAAATGACTGGGTAAGTGGAGAAAGGAGGACGGGTTGGAATGATGATAATATGTCGGGTAGAGGATTGGATCATCTTACAGGTTTTTTCGTCTATCATAGTAATAGTATTAGAGTGGATAAGCTGCCAGATTATATTTATGAGATGAGGTCTATTACATGGTTTGTGATGGATTATTCCACTCATAGCCAAAAAAGATCAGATGATTTCGTAAACTCCTTCTACGACCTTGTTGTAGGATGGGATCAGATTACCATGGCATCCGTGGCCAAAGATGGGGAAAGAAATCAGTTTTATGGACTTGCGGTTTCTATGTATGGTAGTCAATATCCTGACGAGAATCAGCGTCCTTCCGGCACGGAGCAGGCCCCAGAGGGATTCGTGAAAGGCTCATCCAACGGGTTTCCCGCTACACCTATGGAGAAGATATATGTGCTAAAAAATAACTACGCCCAGAGATGGACGATTAAACCAGAATAATATTATGAATATCAATATTTTAAAACTAAATTGGTGGGGGGGTAAAATCCTATTTGCCTTATGATGAGAAGAAGAATGTTACCCAAAAGGAAGATAATAGAGGTATTCGAGGAATTATCTCCTCAGGATAATGGATATTGGGCGGTTCCTGATGGGGTCTATGAGGTTGAGTTCGCGTTGGTCGCCGGAGGTCTTAATGGAGAATATTCCGATGTATATAATGCCGGGAGTGGCGGTAACGGAGGTGGTGTACTGACTGGGACTATATCCGTAAATCCAGGTGTTACATATAGGGTGGTTGTAGGAGATATAGGTGGTGATAGTATATTCGGTATATATCAGGCTATTGCCGGTAAAGGTGGAAGAGGCGGATATGGAGTTGAAGGGGATGGTTATGATCCTTCCCCGGGAAATCCAGGGCAAGATGGATCATATGTTTTTAACAACAAATATCCTGACCGATATCCTTATCCTATGGGCGCTGGTGGTGGATCGGGAGCTTATACAAGAGGATGGGATACAGGCTTTTTATCCGGAGGTAAAGGTGGTAATCACGGAGGAGGTGATGGGGCTGGAGTTGAGGATACTGAGGGTGTTATTATTAATGGCAAAAATGGAGGTAATGCCACTTATTATGGAGGTGGTGGAGGAGGAGCCTCTAAAGCTTCTAATAGTGGGGCTACGAGCGGTCGAGGAGGATCAGGTTATCGTGGTATTGTTATTTTACATTACTTTAAAAATTGATAATATGAATAGAAATGATATTATAAAAGAACTAGGTTCGTATTTTGATATAGTGGAATTGGTGTGTCCTCATACATACAATAAGTGGAAGGACAGATCGTGGCAGTTTCTTGATACAGCGTTTCTCCATAATCTTCTTATATTACGGAGGGATATAATCAAACAGCCTATGTATTGTAATAACTGGGACAAGCAGGGGCAGTTTTCCCAACGTGGTCTTAGATGCAACATCTGCCAGATAGTCAAGGATAAGAAAGATGTTTATCTATCCGCTCATGTGTTGGGTAAGGCTGGGGATTTCGATGTCAAGTCAATGACGGCGGAACAGGCCAGAGGCTTGATTTTGGATCATCAAGATATGTTACCATATCCTTTCCGGCTTGAAGGGAAGGTGGGTTGGTTGCATTTTGACAGCCTTGATACGAGGAACGGTATACACGCCGTGGTGTTTTAGGTACTTAACGGTATAGTGGTTAACTTTGCGTATAGGGTATAAAATGAAAGACAAAGACATGATAGAGCGAGTGGGGGCTTTATGGAATATAGCGCTTGCGTATGGTGCTTCTTGTTGGGCTTACTTCCAGCCAGTGCATCATTTATTGACTGTATTACTTATAGTATTAATAGCGAATTTTTTGGCTAGGTTAGCGCAAAGCGTAAGGGGCTGGAAGCTCCGTAGAAGCCGTAGGAGGAGGTTTAGTTTCAAGAGATGGTTTAGGGAGGTCAGGTTTACTGATATTCTTAAGGAGTTCGCTTTGTCTTGTTTTATAGTAATGACATTATGTGTTATATATAAGACGTTATACCCGATCGAGGAGGAGGCTAGCATGATACTTACCGTTACCAAATACGGGGTGTATATAGCCCTTGTTGGATATGTGATGCTTTTCCTGAATACGATAGGGGATGCTTTCGCTGACGCTTATCTGGTTAAGGTGTTCAAGGCTGTATTCAAGAGAATAAACGTATTCAAGATGTTTGGCTTCTCTAAAAACATACCTGACGAGATGTTTGACGATATAAAGAAGATTGCTGATGATAAGGTTAAGGATAAGTCTTAAGGCGATTTTTTGTTTAGGTCTGTCGCTATTCCTGTCCTCTTGTGGAAGCAGGAGGCAGGTTAGCGACACGTCTATAGATAATCGTTTGATAAGCAGGATAGAGACGATGATTGATGAGGTCATGGACCGGAAGATCGTAGAGATCAGGACATCTGATCTTAATGCTGATATTGTCATAACTGAGAGGAAATTCGATACTACGAAGGATGTGGATCCATCCACTGGGGAGCGACCCGTGTCCTCCCAGACGGACGCTCATATCGTCATCGGCCGGCGGGATAGCACGGTGACAGCCGATTCCATTGGCATTGATAAGACAAGGAATGATATAAAGGATCTGGACAATAAGATAGATATCAAATCCAAGGATGTAGACGATAAGGAGGAATCAAGGTGGCCGATGGCTATTATCTTTATGTCGATCTTAGGTATATTGGTTGTATTATTCGTGTTGTTGAAAAGATTCAGATTGATAAAATAATAGGTGTACAAGAAACCCCATACACCTATTGGTTATCACCCCAGAAAAGAATTGCAAATATGAGGTCAGTCCCGGATTCGAACCGAGGTATATGGTTTTGCAGACCACCGACTAAACCACTCATCCAACCGACCATGGCGCGAATATATCCATTTTTCTTGATAATATATTCGTTCATCATTATTTTTGGATCTATTTTTCAAGATTCGTCTTTATAGTTATCTTTGTGAAAAAGAAATACGAATGAATCAGATCAATATCATACCGAAGATAATTCATGATAAGTTCGCCGTTAGGATTATCATGGATGATTACGATATAGAGAAACCTATCGTTATTACTGTCGTGGCTAGACGTAACGATGGTGAGTATAATACCCAGATATTGACATACCCGACATCGGGCGTTGATTATGAGGGTAATGTAAGGATGGTGTTTTTTGATGTCGCTAGGTCTCATGTTTGCCAGATAACATCGGTATTTATCAACGGTCATGAGGTCAAGACATATTATACCGATGTCCCTGATCTTGATATGCAGGCTCGTTATGACGATAGCTTGTGCCGGTACGACAAGAAGGTTAATATGAATGATATTCGGCTGTCATTTCAGGTGATAGAGACACGTGATCCAAAGGTATTGCAGGTACTGGATGAGTCCGAGTGGGGGCTGCTGGAGGATAGGAAGGCGATCATCGAGATCACTACGCCGGGTATGTCCGACCCCGTTACGTTGTTTCTTGGCAAGAATCAGGTCAATACCTTTACCAGCCTAACGCTAGGTCTCAATTGTTTTAATTATGAAGATTGCAATGTTAAGTATCTTGATCTTCCAGACGGTATATATGATATTAAGATCATAGGTAGCCCTTCCACTTACAATTTCAGTCGCAAGTATCTTAAGACGGATCTTATACGCAGACGTCTCGACCGGCTATGGATCAAGACTGATGTCTTATGCGAGGACAAGGATAAGGGTCTTATAGACAAGATACAGGAGATGGAGACACTTATGGCCGTAGCCGAGGCGAATGTCAGGTTGGATAACATAAGGGCCGCCCATGAGATTATTGATCGTGTCGGAGAGCTTCTTGAGATGGCTACCAATTGCGTGGATTGTTAAACATAAAAATATTTAGTCGTGGGTTGTAATACTTGTAAGGAAAAGGCGTTAAGGGCCGAGAGAGAAAGGATTGAGAGAAGTATGATGAATCATTCTTCTTCTACCGCTGTTAGCGATATGGAGTACGCTTCTAGAAGCACCGCTGGTTGTATGGTTATGCAAGATCCGTTGCAGACCATGGAACGTGACGTGGTTAGTATATATAAGCAAGTTCGTACCAAGGGTGATGGCGTGGGTGTATCTTATCTTAATATGCAGAAAAAGATCCGTGAATGGATCAAGAACCTGCCGTATGGATGCCCGCCTGACGAGGAGGTACAGGAAATGAGAAAGGAGATTCTGAATGGGCGCGCAGAGCATATCAAACCTTGATAGGACGGATTTATGTAAGTCCGTAGACGAATGGCTGTCCTGCCAATGGGGTAGATATATGAGATACCATAGGTATAGGATCGGGAATAAGCCCGATATATCCTATTGGGGTAAGATAATTCGTCTGCAAAGGTCATTATGTGATAATGATTGCGGGTTATGCCCGGATGAGGTGAGATCGTTAAAGGAACGTGTTAATAAGTTACTGGCATGAAAAAATACAGTTGTTTACATATAACTCCGTCCACTTGCGTACCTTATGAGGGTGATCTACCAGAGTGGTCAAAGCATAAGGACTCTGATGAGTGTGTTATGATCTCTGATGTGATAGAGGAGATATATGACGAGCTTACCCGTATCAGGGAGGCTATAGATGTCCGGGATCTTGGTGAGTCTTGCGTGAAGGTAAGTGGCGATAAGACCGTAGCGAAAGTTCTTTATGCTTTGGAGGATAAGATTTGTAATGAGTAACGAGCCATAGTCCAAAAATGGACGATGGTGATAATCAGATGTATAGATATTGATTTATGAGGATTGCTAGATGTTAAGCTACTGTAAATCAAGTATCCAATTTGTAAGGAGTCTTCTAAATAAGTAGGTTAGATAGATACTCTTGTAAGTTGTAAAATATCTTTATGTGTTAGATATAAAAAATAGCCAATTGATTTGTCATAGACGATTCGATTGGCTATTTTTGTATGTCCATCATATCTCACGATGTAATGGACATAGGTTATTTATTATGAGTGCAAATATAATTATTTCCAATGATTCTATGAATAATAGTAGTAGGATTTTGGCGTCTAAATCCAACGAAAACGGATTATCTACAATATTTAGCTACAATGGTAATGATATAACTTTCAAAACAGAGAACGGTATCACTTATGTGAATGCTACCGAAATGGCGAAGCCGTTTAAAAAGAGGCCAAATGATTATTTATCGTTATCTTCTGTAAATGAGTTAATTAATGCCATTACCAGAAAATATGGTAATGCTGATTTTCAGCCTGTTACGATTATCAGGGGTACGGTTAATCCTGGCACATGGATGTGTGAGGATCTGGCTTTGGATTTCGCTCAGTGGCTTAGCGTTGATTTTAGGTTATGGTGTTTGGACAGAATTAAAGAGCTTCTCACTACAGGCAAATGCGTGATTCCTGATTTTAATGATCCTCCCGCCGCTGCTGAGGCTTGGGCTAAGGAATATCGTGGCAGGGTAGCCGCCGAGAAGCTGGCGTTAGAGGAGAGGGCCAAAGCCGAGGAGATGGCTAAGGTTCTTGAGTCGAAGAAAGAGGATATAAAATTTTCAGAGTCGTTTATCATGTCTGGAGAGTCAGATTTGCTGGTAAGGGATTTAGCCAAGAAGCTTGAGCAGAATGATATAATTATAAGCGATAAATGTTTACGAGATTTTCTTGTTAAGATAAAGATAATAGTCAAAAGGGTTAAGGTTAATGGAGATTGGGAGATTACGGCTAACGCCGTAAAGAAAGGATTTGCTCATTATCGGGATAAGAATATATGTACGGAATCCGGAAAGGTTGTATATGCAAGGACTATCTATATAACAGGAAAGGGTTACCGGTATATATTGTCATCTATAAACGGTAGTAAGAAAAGCGATTTCATATTATGTGGAGGCATGTTCAGGGATTATGGCGTTTTTGCCGGATCGGAGTCATTTAGTCATTGGGATAATTAATTCCATTTTTGCCCAAAAACTGATAATCAGGTAACTGCATATTTGCATTTACGGTTATGTGTCTCATATCGGTAAAATATCTATATTTGCGACAAAGTGAATCACAATGATATACGGTAACAAAGAAATAGTTCGGACGTTCACCAGAAACAACCCGCCTGCCGGGTACGTGGGCGGTTCTGTTGACTACCGGGTCCCGGCCAACGTCTATTTTGGCGATACGCAGGAGGAGGCTGACAACAAGGCTGAAGATGATATCAAAGCCAACGGTCAGGACTACGCCAATACATATGCCGACATAATACCGGCTGTATGGTATAATGATCAGGTATGCGATGAGTTTATCAAGAACAATTGCGTAAGCGGTAGGGGGTCCAAGGAGCAGGTATGCATAGAGGAAGGCAGGTTTGTCTCTTACGTATCTAAGAAAGATGCCAATGATAAGGCCATGGTGGAGCTTGGACGGATCGGGCAGGGAGAGGCCAACTCCGTCGGGGCTTGCTGCGAGGACTGGGCCTCACAGCCTCTTCTTGGCTTGTTTTACAAGAACGATTGCGAGGCTGGCACGTCAGGCAAGGAAGGTATTGTATATGAATTACCAGCCGGAGCCGTCATATCCGATATATCCCAGATAGACGCCGATACGTTAGCTTATAGGAAGTTTATGAAAGAAGGTCAGGAGAAGGCTAACGCCGAGGGTAGTTGCTCGCCTGTATTCTATAATACGAAGATCGGTGATTGGTTTGAGAAGATATGTCCGTTCGGATATAAGTCCGGTAAAGTATATTACTCTATCAAAGCCAACAGGTTTAGGTCATGGATATCGGTTGAGGATGCCAACGCCAAGGCTCGTGAGGTCTTGATGGTAGAGGGACAGGAACATGCTGACCTTAATCTTGAATGCGAGAAATGGATTGAGAATATCGATCAAGAAGATCAGTGTTATTGGTGATAATACCTTTTTTTTGTTTTTCCATAATTTATAGATTAGTGCTTGGAGGGGATCGTGTATCTCCTCCATTTTTTTGTATATATATCAATGGTATTAAGTTTATATACTGTGATTCACTTGTTTGTATGTTGAATATATTTTATATTTGCATACCTATCTATTCATCTCGAACCGATAGGTATTATGTTTAATTTAAAATATTGTTCAAAGTTATGAAAAGTAGGGTTGAAATCAAGTCTTCCGACAGGAAATTGATGGGCGTTGTCATACCGGCGCTTAGTGATAATGGTTTTGTTAATATCACTTTAGCCATGAAGGTTTTGTCTGATGATAGGCTTAAAAAGGGGCTGTCTCCCAAGAAGCTTAATGATATCATTAAGTATGATGGGTTTCAGGAAAAATGCAGGGAGATAATTAGTAGTCTGGAAAACAGGGATTTATGTAAGCGGATAAATATCAGCCTACAAAATAAGGCTCTAAATCTTAGCGATTTAAATAAAATGGGATTAGCATGTCGAAAAGGTAAGGGGGATGGTCAAATGTGGTATATGAATCCATATCTTTTTCTCGTGGTAGCCATGGAGATGAGTCCTGAGGTTTGCGCTGATGTTGTAATGTGGTTTGTTGATAATGTTGTAGGGACAAGAAATGCCGCTGGTGATGCTTATATAGAGATGTGCAGTAGTGTATCTTCACTTATAAGTGATAAAAGTAATTTAAAGGAGTTGTTATCAAGGATAGCCAAGGGTATAAATTTCGTCGTGTTTGGCGTGCATGAGGAAGGGATAAGGAATAGAGCTTCTTTTGAAGAATTGGATATGATAGTATCAATAGAAAGGAATATATCTTATGCTATTAAGGCTGGATATATAAAAGATTACAATGGTGTTATAAATGATTTGGGAAGGCAATGGAAAGAAAGATGGGGTAATCCTGTTCTTAAATTGAAGTCTTGATTTTATTTCGTTGTTATAATTCGCAGATATAGGGGATACGAATGTCGTATTCCCTATATTGTTTAATGGAGTGTGTTATCTTGTTATTAAATCAAATCTGTATCTTTGTTGAAAACAATAACATTATTAATATGTGTAGTACAAATGGTTGTTGCCATGATCATTCAAGGGAACGTCCCGAAGAGTGTTGTCATGGCGTTAAGATAGACAGGTTTCTTAATAAATGCCCTAACGATCCTTGTGATCCTTGCGATCGGGATTGTCAGGACGAACCTTGTGTTGGTTATGGATGTCCTATAACCTTGTATGATAAATGCGTCTTGTACTCAGGCGATGAGTTGGTGGTGGATGGTATAGAGAAAGGTACTGATATCTCTGTCGTTATAGACTCATTGAGGCGTATTATAGCGTCTAGGGATAAGCAGATAGATTTATACCATCGTGAGGTTCTGGATTTGAAGAGGATTATAAACGAGCTTGTCAACGCCGGTGGTAGCGGCGGGGATAACGATACGGAAGAGGAGACGTGGTAATGAATGGTTGCAACAAAAAACAATACAGGCCTACTGTAGACGATACGAAAGTACCGTGCTCTACGTACATGAGTACCGATTGTATTTATCCCGGTGATAAGGTACGTGTGGAATCATTGGGATTATCCCCTAATTGCGATATGTCCGATACCCTTAATGCTATGATAAAGGCTATACGGGATAGGGATGCCGAGATATCCGAGTTAAGAAGAATGATCAACAAATTAATTTGATAATATGAGAAATTGTAATCCATGTAAGCCGGAATATAGACCGGGGAACGAGTGTAGTATCTACAGCTCCCAGATCATATATGACGGTCAGTCGTTTCCTGAGGCAGATATCAGGAACGGTGATAGCATGAATAACGTAATCGAGTCTCTGGTAAGGAAGCTGGTTGCCGTATCTGGCGCCACGGCGTCCATCCAGCGTGACTCATTCAAGGGCGTTCAAGCTGTCAGATTAAGATACGAGCCGTTGAACGTGCTCAGCGTTACCTATTGTGGTACTATCGTCCCTAATGACGGATATGTCGTTTCTGGCAGGTCCGTTAAGTTTAAGAAGAAATATTGCATGGGTGATGAGTTCACTGATGTTAATATCGTATATACTACATTGAATAGTAATATTTTAAATACCTCATGTTATGGCTAAAAGAGTGTACGATACGGTCTTGGCTTCCGAGTGCGACGGCTGGGTATGTGGTGAGACCCTCAAGAAGGGATCTCTTCCCGTAGACAGGTTAGAGCTTGATTCTTTTTCAGAGGCTGTCAGGGAGCTTATAGAACGGTTTTTTGAGGAGGGATGGTTGCCGGATATGATCTGTGATCTTGGTTGTGGAGGCGCCAGCGTATTTGAGATTAAGCCTACTAACTTCGAGTATCCTCCTGAGGGTGGAGAGAAGATCCTTGAGATTATTGTCGGCAAGAGTGATAAATGGACTATAACGCAAGCGGATTGATATGGCTAGTAATTTAAAAGATATTCTTGCCAAGATCGAGCAAGGCTCCTCATGGGTGTCCTACGACAAGATTTCCGGTACCGGCCCCGACAAGGTGGCTATTAAGGTAGAGCCGGGATGGATGGGTAGGTTGCCTAGGGAGACTTACGTAGCGGTCGAGAAAGGCAAGGTTACGAAGCTCGCTACCATAACCCAGAAGGGCATGGAGCGGGTAAGCGTGGATCCGACCAATATCATGTTCGATATGGAGGGCGGGACGGCGGTCATCAACGCCAAGCTTAACTCCGCCTCGGTCAAGGCCTCCTGCCTTACCCTTGGTGGCTCGGTGAGCAAGTCTTATATAGTATCCATGAACGTGAACGGCTTATCCATGAAAGTCCCGGAAGAGGATAGCAGATATATAGTGTATGCCGATCCTGAGGATCCCGGAGCCACTGATTTGTATGAGGCTAGCTTTGTCATAGCTATGCCTAAGAATATGGATAACGAACAGCATCATGAGATGTTTGTCTTGAACGGTAAGGTTGTTAATATCAATCAACAGCCTAATGATATACCTTATATCATACTTGATCATGACTTCGATAACGTGACTAGCGAGAACGGTCAGGTTGTCATCGATATCAAGTCCAATACCGAGTATGATATCGAGCTGGTATGTTGCACTTGCGGTGATGGTAGTGAGCCGGAGCCGGAACCACCCTTCAACGTGGATCCGCAAAGGTTGACGCTTAATAAGGATGGTGATACCCAAATCGTGAGGGTAGAGGCCGGAGATGATGTTTCATGGAGAATAGAGGAGAATTGACATGATTGAATAAATTGTTTATTTCATACACAATGTTTATATTTATAGTATAAGATATTAAAATGAAATTAGTTGAGAGACATATAGTAAAAGACAACCGGTTTGAGGATATCTGCCTCAAATCCGGGTTGTTGTACAATTATGTTCTTTTCAACGTCAGGCAAGGGATATTCGATGGTAACGATCTAAAGGAATATGAGTTCTCAACCAAACTTTGTAAGGAGAATCAGATTGATTTCAGAAATTTACCTGCTGCTGTGTCCCAGCAAGTCATAGCCCAAGTCTTCTCGTCGATAAGGTCTTGGATCAGATCAAAGAAGGAATATGAAAATAATCCTTCAAAGTTTAAGTCCAAACCTAAATTGCCGAAGTACAAACGAGGCAAGAAGCAGAATATGGTAGTCTTTACGACTTCTGCTTGCAGATTGAAAAACGATGGTTGTATCCATTTTATCAAAAACATAATTCCACCAATCAAAACAAATATAGGAGATAACAAATTATGTCAGGTTAGGGTAATCCCTCAAGCTACATGCTATGTGGTTGAGGTTATTTATGAGAAGAAGGAACAGGATCTAAACCTGAATAAGGATAATGTTCTTTCGATTGATTTGGGATTGAATAACTTATGTTCATGTATAAGCAATGTAGGTATCAATCCTTTCATTGTAAACGGAAAGATTATAAAATCCTTCAATCGGTGGTATAATAAGAAGGGAGCTAGATTGATGTCATATATTGGCGATAAGGGAACTTCAAAGAGATTAAGACAGTTAAACAATTACAGGAATTTTTGGATTGATGACAAGATTCACAAGGTTAGTAGATATATTGTTAACTATTGTATTGATAACAATATCGGAAGTCTTGTGATAGGATTAAACAAAGGATGGAAGAATGGGATAAATCTAGGAAAGAGAATAAACCAGAAGTTCGTTGAGATCCCGTTCTCTAAACTCATTGACAAGATTTCTTATAAATGTAAATTGGTTGGAATAGACTTTCAAGTTCACGAGGAATCCTATACCTCCAAAGTGGATCATCTGGCTTTTGAAAAATTGGGAAAGCATGATGTTTATCTTGGCAAAAGAAAGAAACGTGGATTATTCCAAAGCTCTATCGGAAAGCTTATTAACGCTGATATCAATGGAGCTATTGGAATTGGAAGAAAAGTATTCGGTGATTCTTACGTCAGTAGGATAATCGATAGTGGGTTTGCGTTTAACCCGGTTAGAGTAAACATTTTGTGATATAAATATTAATCTAATTAATAAGATGAATAATTTTAATAACGTGGCAAGGGAAATAGATAAGAATTGCGTTGAGGGTAATTGCTTTGCCATTAACGACAAGAGCCATGGGGTAGGCGATAATAAGCTCAATATCGTATACAAGGCTAATTATACCGGTCAGATCTGTACGGCTAAGTTCCGTATAACGTCAAAGGACGGTAATATTGTCAAGGAGTATATGATAGCCCAAGACGCCAAACCCGTTTATTATAATATCAAGATGGTTCAGCCGTTCACCAAGGACGACTGTCTGGCCAACCAACATGGATCGGTGGTGTTGTATACGGTCGAGGAAAGGACTTACAAGTCGTTTATCTCGCAGGAGGACGCAGACGCCAAGGCTATGGAGGATATAGCCCTGAACGGTCAGAAATACGCCAACGAGCATGGTGAGTGTATAACCGATATCTGGTATAACGAGGAGCAGAGAAAGACGTTTATACGTAATAATTGCGATAAGTTCAGTGACGGTCAGGAATATGTTTATATCATTCCTGAGGGCAAGTACGTATCTTCCATCTCTCAGGAGGACGCCGATAGGAAGGCTCTTGAGGATATTGAGAAGAACGGTCAACAACAAGCCAATTTGGAGGGTGAGTGTAAGCCTAAGGAGAATATCTATTATGGTAAGTTTAGTAAGACCTTTACCCGTAACAATTGTGACTCCACCCAATACGGTACTGATGTGGTTGTCGATGAGACGATGGTTACAGGGGACTTCAGATCCATCGTGTCTCAGGAAGACGCTAATAGCCTAGCCCAAGCCGCTGTCGAGGCTCAAGGTCAGGATATAGCGAATATCAAGGGTAACTGTGAGAAGATACCGGTATTTACCGGATCGTACTCCAAGGTATTCCAGAGAACCAACTGCCCTGAGGGTTCTACTCCTGTTGACTTCACTGTGGACGAGAAGATGTGTTCTGGATATCCGTTCACTTCTACGGTATCGCAGGATGCCGCCAACAAGCTGGCGCAGGACGCTGTCGAGGCGCAAGGTCAGGCTATCACCAACGAGCGTGGCGACTGTCAGACTAACGTATACTATAACGTAAGGATGGAGAAGACAGTCACTAGAAACAATTGCGATGAGTTCCATATCGGTCAACCTTATACTTATGTTGTAGCCGCTGGTAAGTACTTCTCTATTATTTCTCAGGAGGATGCTGACAATAAGGCTAAGGCCGATCTTGAGGCTAACGCCCAGCAACAAGCCAACCTAGAAGGTGAGTGTAAGGAGAAGACGATCTACTACGGTAGGTATAATAAGGAGTTCACTCGTAATAACTGTGATGAGACCCAATACGGCACCAAGGTTGTCGTGGATGAGACTATGGTGACAGGAGATTTCAGGTCTACCGTATCTCAGGAAGACGCCAACAATAAGGCTAAGGCCGCCGTCGAGGCTCAAGGTCAGGATGTGGCTAACGTGAAAGGTAAGTGCGAGAAGGTGCCTGTATATACCGGTACTTATACACGTACGTTTACCCGTAACAATTGTGGTGCTGGCACTGGTGGTACTTATACGGTAAATGATAGGATGGTTGACGGTTATCCGTTCACGTCTACCGTATCACAGGAGGATGCCAACAACAAGGCCAAGGCCGCCGTTGACGCCCAAGGACAGGCTCTTGCCAATATCCACGCCCTTTGTACGTACACCGGCCGTGCTTCCTTGGAGTTCACGAGAAACAACTGTGGTGAGTGTAAGATCGGATCTAAGGTGACGATTACCCAAGATATGGTAGAAGGACACCCATTCCAGTCTAACGACTCCCAGACCGCCGCTGACGCTATGGCCATGACCGCCGTACAGGCTCAAGGGCAGGCTTTGGCTAACACCAAGGGTACTTGCTCTAACGCTACTATGTATACCGGTAAGGCTAGCTTCGAGTTCACGAAGAGCAATTGTGGCGCTAATCAGGTAGGAGATCCGTTCACCGTGACACAAGATATGGTGGAAGGTCATCCGTTCCAGTCTTGTGTATCACAGGATGAGGCTAACTTAGTCGCTATGGCCGCTGTCATGAATCAAGGTCAGAAGATCGCCGATGAGCGTGGTACTTGCCATGAGGCTCCTAAGTACACCGGTCATTATAGCGAGGCGTTCGAGAAGAACAACTGTCCGTCTGGTCTTATCCCGTCTTCAGTTACCGTTACTGAGGCTGACGTGACCGGAGGTCCGTTCTACTCATACGAGAGCCAGTTCGCCGCCGATGAGCTAGCCAAGGCCGCTGTCAAGGCGCAAGGTCAGGCTATAGCCAACGATCGTGGTACTTGCGACGAACTGAAGATATATGTAGGTAATTATAGCAAGGAGTTCACTCCTAAGTGTCCTACTTGTCAGTATGCAGATCCTATCACCGTAACCCCGGATCTTATGGGTCAGTTCTTTACCTCAACCCGTTCTCAGGAAGAGGCAGACGCTTTGGCTAAGGCCTATATCGACAGAATGGGTCAGGCGTTCGTCAACAAGAACTATGATGATACGTGCCATACGAAGACCGAGCAACCGGTATGGGAGACTATAGAGACCGTATGTAAGGACTGTATCTCTCAATTACATCAACGTAACACCAATACCTGTTATACTGACCCTGATAATCAAGAGCGGTATATAGCTGGTGGTAATAATACATGTTTCTGGTTTGGTACGGCATCCAAGGCCTTTACCCGTCAATGTGCGGATGGTGGAGTTGGAAGCTCTGTTACCGTAACTCAGAATGATGTCACGGATCCAAGTCCTAGCTCTGATGGTAAGTTCAAGTCATGCGTATCTCAGGCTGACGCTAACGCCAAGGCATTGGCGGCTGTTACGGCTCAGGGACAGAGCGTGGCTAACTCGAAGGGTACTTGTACTTGGACAGGAAGCTATACCGGTCAGGTTCAGAAGAACAATTGCGCTGATGGCGGCGTAGGAGACATGGTATCCGTAAGCAGCAGCAAGCTTCCGGGACACCCGTACACCTCCACCGTTTCCTTGGCTGACGCCAACAAGAAGGCTGAGAACGCGGTTCGTGGATCTGATGGTCAGGCTTACGCCAATAAGAATGGAGGATGTACATGGACTTACGTGGCAAGCCGTGACTTCTATAAGAACAACTGCGCCGAAGGCGGGGTAGGCCAGAGGATTACCGTGACCTCCACGCAGGTTAACGACGGTAAGGCCATCACCAGCAAGGTTTCTTTGGCGGATGCCAGAAGCAAGGCCGAGCAGATCTTAGACCAGAAGGGACAGGATTACGCTAACCAACATGGAACTTGTGTATGGACCGGTACCGGAAGTTATACTTTCTACAAGGATAATTGCGGTTCTTGTAGACAAGGTGTGGCTATATCAGTTCCTTATAGCTCATTAGGATTAGACCCTATAACATCAACGGTTTCTCAGGCTGACGCCAACAGCAAGGTTCAAGACGCTTTCAGGAATGACTCGGCTACCAGAACCGCCGCTCAAGCTTACGCTAACAAGAACGGAGATTGCGAGGATACTCCTCCTGATTGGAGTGGTTGGAGCTATGATGGCGGAAACTATTGCTCAGGTGGTGATGTTTGGGCTAGATATAGAAGGACTGATAGCACTGGATGTCACTCTGACGAGACTGAGGACAGGTTGCATGAGTCTTGCAGTTGTGGATGTTCCGGTGGTTCTTGCGATAGCTGTTGTTCTAATTCATGGCATCCCACTTCCACGACAAGATGTAATGGTGGTACAAGTGAGGTATATTATGAATGTGATTCTGGAAGTTGTAGTGACTGTTCTGGATATTGGTCTAGTGGTGGAGAAGCTTGCTGTAATACGCTTGGTTTCCAAGGAGGTTCTGTTACTAGTAGAAATTGTCCATCTGATAGACCTTGTGGAGTAACGATCACTTATCCGGATGTACCTTCTGGATCTATATGCGCTTCTAGCACGTCTTCTGCCAACGCTCAAGCTAGCGATAAGATAGATAAGTTGAGATCTCAAGCTCAGACATTAGCGGATGCAGGTTGTAGTGGAAGGGTATGTAATGATTATGTAGAGGCTACTGCTACCAAGCAAGGTTGTCCGGCAGGATGTACGGCTCCGACGGCTTCCGCTTACTGGGTTTCTGGCGGAAACAATGGCGCTTGGTGTAAGTGTAATGGTGATAAGGCCGCACTTACCGCCGCGGCACAGGCTGACGCACAGAGACTAGCGCAGGAAAAAGCCAACGCTATGGAGTGCGATTGCCCCAAAACATGGAGCGCCAACGCTATGCTGAGCGGTGATCCTTGTAATGGTCTGTCTGGTTCTACATCTGCATTAAGGTGCTCCTATGAAGTGTCTTACAATAATCAATGTGGATCATCTAAATCAATAACTGTAACTGTTACTGGCAGGAATGATAATGGGCAAACTGTTACGGCTGGAAGTACTTCCGTAAGTATACCTACTGGGTCTGGTAAAAAAACTGGTGTCATAGGTTTTGATTCAGGAGTACAATGTGGGTCTATAAGTGTTTCTGGAGGAGGATCTGGGAACTGTTAAGATTCTGATGTATAACAAAAAAAAGGAGAGGCTAATAAGTCTCTCCTTTTTATTAAAAACCATAACAGCAGTGATTGTCAACAATTACCTGAATCATGACCAGAGATTGTTACATCTCCACATACCACTTCTCGGCTAAAATATACACTTCCACTCTTGGTTCCGGATCCTGCGGGAATTGTAAAGCTAGCGCTATTGACCTGCTCTTCTCCGTTTTGTGTATATCCTATACCACTCACAGAACCAGATATAGATCTACCACATTGATTATTATACGTAATTGTAAATCCTCTTGATGTGACAAGTTGTTCATGGCTCATGCAATCATTATTCATAGATACCGACCATGACCACGTCTTTGTTGGCTTCACGCAATCGCACTCCATAGCGTTGGCTTTTTCCTGCGCTAGTCTCTGTGCGTCAGCCTGTGCCGCGGCGGTAAGTTGGTAGTTTCATCAACCTTGTTTATTCTATTTTCGATAGAAATGACTAATATTGTATCACTAACATTAAAAAAGTAAGATTATGGCATGTGCTAAGAAAAAGAAGATGGCAGAAGGAGGCAAAGTCTCCGAGAAAAAGAAACCTCAACTGAAATGTGGAGGCAAGGTTAAGAAAAAGAAGTAATAACCGGAGGGGTATATCCCCTCCTTAGTATTTAGCATATGAAAAATTCAGAATTTGTATCTAGGATCATAAATGATATGAACTCCATCAATAAGGACGCTCATGTCAGTAGAAGATGGATATTATCTATAGGAAGGCAGAAGGCAAGATCATATATAGCCCAGAAGTATGCCGATGGAACCTTATTTGGCGAGGAATCACTGTACACTCATATCAATTGCATGGAGATGGAGAGAGTCCGAAAGATTGATTGTTGTTTTGATGAGTTTAAATTGTGCAGGATACTTATGAGATCCAAGAAAAGATTGCCCGATATGATATATACCCGTATAGGACCTGCTATCATCAAAGTATCAAACATCATGGATGATATTATATTTACCTCCATATCGTTAAGAAAATACGCTAACAACAAGGAACGTAAATACGGGAATATAGATCAATACTATTATTATGTCAATGATGGATATATCTATATACCAGATATTAACATAGAGGCTATAAATGTTGATCTTATAACTCTCGACAGAAAAGCGGCGTTAGAGCTAGGGGGATGTGGAGCTGAAAAAGATAAGCCATGTACATCTCAATGGGATTATGATTTCATATGCCCAGACAAACTTCTTGAATATGTGGTTTCCGAAACATTAAGGGAAACTGTAACCAAATTGCAGATCCATACGGATGAGAACCCGGATATGGATATTAATAAGAAAACACAAAAAATTCAATAACATGAATCTAATAAGATCAATAATCAATTTCTTTGGTTTCAATGACGCCATAGTTGACGGTATAGGCGAAAGAGGGATGAGAGACAGCTCTATCATAAGATATAATGAGGTGCACGATATGTATGACAAGATTATAAAAGATCTGGGAGATATGTCGGCTTACGTATCCAAGGGTTATATCTATGATAAGATAAAGGAAAGAACGGGATTAAGTACCAGACATATTAGTAGGATATTGAATCATACTAGGAGGAAAGATCTTAGATTCATCTAATCGTAACAAAAAGGAGAGACTATATAAGCCTCTCCTTTTTTATTGTCAACAAGATCCACTTCCTTGACCATCCTCATAATAAGCATAAGCTCCAGATGATATCCCGTAGTTGGTTGTTGTAGAATCAGAAAAAGTTCCTGATCCGGAAGGAATAGGGACTATTCTTGTCTCATACTCCCATTGACCATTCGTTTTTTTGTATCCTATAGTCATCCTAGACGTCTTTTCCGATCCACATGGATTATTATATTGTATGGTGTAATTTATCGTCTTCCCGCTTCCGCTAGACGTCGTTACACTAGCGCTCCATGTTTTGGGGCAATCGCACTCCATAGCGTTGGCTTTTTCCTGCGCTAGTCTCTGTGCGTCAGCCTGTGCCGCGGCGGTAAGTGCGGCCTTATCACCATTACACTTACACCAAAACTTATCAAATATTTCTTGAATAAGGATGAAATTATTATATTTGCGACATGAAAACAAAGTCATTTAAAATACTTGATCAATACTTTCTTCGATTCTATAGATCTATTATGTCTAAGAACGGGAAAAGGAGGAAGTATACGATCGTGGATAAGAATGATATCCTTGAGTGCCAGTCGTTGATTTGGAAAGTCATACGTGATAGGTATCTGGAGGATGAGGGAGGGGTTTATATAAACAACATCGGTTATCTATGTCATAAGATTAATCCTAACCGCAAGATATATCTGAATAAACTTACCGGTACTATTAATAGGCGTGGGACGGGTGGATATTCTTACGTCCATACGTGTATGGATTTTATGCCTAGGAATAAGTATTTTCATCTATATATCTCTCCGGCCTTGAATAAGGAATGTAGGTTGGCTATGGAATCAGGTAGGAGATATAAGTTCTTGTATCGGGAGGTTGAGTCGGAGAGTAAGGTATTTGGGGTTAAATGGGTTTACAAACTGTAGAAGTTTTTTGTGATCCAGTTAGCCCGTGAGGGTAGACTGGATTTTTTTTGTATCACGGATTCAAATACATATCTTTGTGCAAAAGACTTGAATATGACTATAAAAGGGTTGTTGGCCGAGATCAAGGCCGATTTACATAAATACGATGATAGCGGGGCTATAGATACCTCGTCTGTTTATAGATGGGCTGAGATCGCCTTGAAAAGGTTCGGGGGTGTTATAGCGGTCATGTCCGAGGCGGTTGTCAAGACCAACAACAAACAAGCGGTATTGCCTTCCGATTTTTTCGACATGCTTGATGCCTATAGGTGTGAGCCTCTTGTCTGTGAGATTCCGGGCGGCGACAAGGCTAAGGCTGACCTTCAACACGAGATCGGCTGGGTCGAGCGCACCGAGCGCGGTTTCCGTTGGAACTCCTGCACCGAGTGCTGTAAGGAGGAGTTTGAGAAGACGATCACGGAGAGGATATATATCGGGTCTCACGAGGTTCGATTTCATTACCATCATCCCGTAAGGCTGTCTATAGGTCGAGGACTGAGGCGTGATTGCGCCGCCGACAAGTATCGGGATAAGTACGATTGGGATAATTATGATATAACTATATCCGGCAATACTATGTATACAGGGTTTGATGGATTTATTTATATCATATATCGTGCTACACCCAAGGATGATGACGGTCTCCCATATATACCTGAAACGGCGTTAGGATACCTTGAGGATTATGTCGAGACGTATATCAAGATGAAGATCTTCGAGAATGCCGCTGTGAATGGCTTGATACAAGGCGCTGGTGATGCTTATAAATTATATGCTCAGCAGGAGCCGGGTAAGTTCGCTAGGGCTATGAAGGAGCTTAAGATGTCGATGATCACGTTAAATGATTATCGGGAGTTGGCTGAGGATAATAGGAGAAGGATGTTGTCTTATGAGCGGATGTGGCCTAATGCTTTTGATAAGTATATCAAATTTATTTAGTTGCGGGGGAGGGAATCGAACCCTCGATCTTTAGGTTATGAGCCTAATGAGATACCTCTTCTCCACCCCGCGATTATGACGCGAATATACGTTTTTTAAAAAGAAAAAAAGATAATATGGCAAAGAAAAATGATTGGATACATTTAGATAAGACAAGTGGTACTGGTCCTGCTGAGGTTAAGGTTACCGCTGATATCAATGAGACCGGCGAGATACGTCAGGTAACATACAAGGTTATAAAAGAAGGCACCAAGGAAGAGAAGACGTTCGTGTGCAGGCAGGAGTCCGTCCCGGTGGTGATCATCCCGGAGTTCGATTACCTTGTGCTTAGGTATATCTGGGCTGACGAGGACGGCATTGACTTTGACACGGCTACCGGTTTCGATAACACCGGCCTCCCGGATGTTGACGGCAAGCTGGTTGGTTGGAGTAAACAGTATCAGACCACGCAGGAACGGGTAGGTGATTATCTTATCCATGGCGGTGATAACATGGAATCAGGTAATGAGGCTGCCTTGATCCAGATGGGGCCGTTGTTGGATGGTGATAATTACGATAAATTACCTCTTGAGATCAGGTGCAGTATATACGGTAACTGGTATGGTGGTCGTGAGAAAGGCAATGTCACTATCAGGTTCACGGCATATAAGGGCGGTTCTATGGAGAAACGTGGATATGATTTTGTCAATATCGGAGGCGAGGAGGTTTATACCGGTGATGCCCCTACCAACGTATCCGCCCATGGTGAGGATAATTGGCAAAATATAAAGACCTTGTATTCTAAGGTAGGCACGATGATCTACAACAAGGAGTCTCGTGACTGTATTGTAAGAATAGGTGAGTAATTATTCTTTTTCATAATACAAATATCTATCAGCTCTCTCGTCCGTGAGGATGGGGGAGTTTTTTATTTTTTAGTCCTTTACTTATGACATATTTGATTTTTTATTGTGCAGGAATAATCTAGCTTTGCCGAAAACTAGGATCATGATAACTTTAAATGATGTAAATAACGAACTCCATGTCCGGTTATATATACTGGAGGTGCTTAAGGATTATATAAGAGATGATGATTTCGATGGCCTTGTAGATAAGGCGTTGGATTTTGTCATGGAAGGCGTTTCTATGCCTAAGGTTCCGGCCAAGGACACTACCATGAGTGATATATCAAAGAGCGTTTTGGCTTTGGTAGCGGGTGCCGGATTAGATGAGAGGCTAAGCAAAAGCTCTTTAGAGTTAGCTTACGATAGGTGTAAGATGAGGTACGTATTCGATCCTCGAAATCGGGATATACACGGTGTAGTCGTAGGTTATTCCAATGACTTTAATAGTCTGGTAGCTGTGTGTGATGAGGGATCGAAGAAAGGAGTGGATAAAGGATCTAATGATTTTGTGGATGTCAATGAGAGATACGTGACTAACGGGTTCTTCTACATATCCGTAGAGGACGCCGACAAGCAATCAAGCTACATGGGGAAAAATCTATAATTATTATGTTTTTGTATTTTCATTAAGGGTAAACGTTGCAAAGTGTTTAGTCTTCCTCCTGACTTGTGAAAGTTAGGGGGATTTTTTATATTCGCGTGATTTGAATATTTTCGCATAATACGTATGGTTTTTACTTAGATCCGGCGTGTAAGTGATTATCCGTCGGATTTGTTATCTTTGCGAAAAACATAACATCGTGCAGAACAATTCTAACATAGCGGTTCCCGACTCCGGGATGAACAGGGATAAGCATCCACAGGATCTATCCCCGTCTGAGTACAGCTTTGCCTTGAACGCTACCATAGAGGGTGACGATGGAAGCCAGCTTAAGATCCAGAACGAGCCTAGTACCCTTTTATGTAAGCGATTTGATGGCTATAAGGTTATTGGGTATAAGAATGACATAGCTGGTGATAATACTTATTTCTTTCTATCTAATCCGGATGATAATACGTCTAAGATCACATTCATGCGGTCATTGGATTATATCAAGACCGTGGAGGATCAGCTAGCTGGATCGGGGAAGGACATCCATCGTATCCTTGGCGAGAGGCTTGAGGAGTCGGATGGTCGTTTTGATGAGATATGTGATTTGATGGAGGTCTTGATAGAGGATGGGACCGATGACCCTTGTCTTAATTTCTCCATTCATCATCCGATCTTCGATATAGAGATCAAGGACGAGAAATGCGGGAAGGTGATATACTGGACCGATGGATATAATCCTCAGCGATATGTTATGGTCGATAAGGCACTTAATCCGGATGATGATGGTGACTTTTGGTATCATTACCATGGGTATAAGACATGTGGGGATGACAAACCAATAGAGAGGTGTAGGCTGGCCTGCGAGAAGCTGCTGGTGTTCCCGTTGCTGACGGCCCCGTGCGTGGAGCCAGAGGTCGTGGAGTTCGGGGGGAGCCTGCGTGCCGGGACCTACCAGTTCTGCGTGGCGTTGTGCGATGAGTTCGGGATTGAGAAGACTGGATATTGCTCATTGACCAACCCAATCATGTTATTCGATCGTCAAGATATGGTTATCCGCGATGGTTTATGGGGTAAGTCAACCAACATGGGTATCCGCCTTACCGTGTCCAATATAGATAAGCAGGTATCTCATTATAAGATAGGTGTTATACAGAACACGGTTGGGTTTAATGGTGAGCAAAGCCCGGTTCTTGAGTATTTCATAGAAGGTATACATCCGATAACGGAAAGGACTATCTATTATCTTACGGATCAATATAGCGAGCGTACGACCATGGAGAAGTTATCCAAGGAAATACCGGTATATAAGACAGCCAGAGGCATGACGTCTGTCGGGAATCGTCTTCTTCAATACGGCTTGACCGTGGAGAACGAATGGAATCTTCAACCGGTCGTTAACTTCTTGGGTCATTTCGTTAAATGGCAGACATCTATAGCCACGGAGAATTTGTATAAAGACGGTGTGGCTTGCTCTAAATACGCCTCTTTCATGCGTGACGAGGTATATCCGTTGGGTATAAGATTCTTTACCAATACAGGATACAGGACGGCTAGATTCCCGCTTATCCCTCGTCCGGCCACAAGGGAGGAGATGGGGGTTATCGTTGATGAGGACGGTAACTCTGACGACCTGTCGGCTGCGTCGGTGCTGGAGAACAACCCGCAGTGCGCCGGGAACAGCCGCCGTCATCTTTGGCAGTTTAAGAATACGGCAAAGATCATAAACGACCCGTCTTGGGGATTTGATGATTTTGGAGGAGAATGCAAGAATCAGCTAGATGTCAAGCAACTCAGATATGTAGAGCAGGAATATGCCACGGTAGGAGAGACCCAATTCGTTATCAATACGATGGGGGAAGATGTTACGGTAGATGATGCTATTGATTATATCGCTGATAATATAGAGAACCTGTGTGATATCATAGAATCTAATGTAGGTATTACTGACGAGTTATGCGCTGCTATATCATTGCCAGAGGATCAAGACGGTATAAAGGCTCCCGATTTTCCTAGTGGATGTGATGATATCGAGAGGATAGAGACCAGGACTATATTGGATAAAAACTCTTTGGTGGATTCTAGGATTGATTTTACGTATAAGCTGGCTAGTGATTATACGGAGACCGAGCCTACCACCTTAATACAAAGTAACGCCGAGTCACAAAGGAAATTCTCTGTATTGTGTGATTTCGATAATTACTCCAGTGGAGGTAAGAATATCATAGATCTGGTTCAGGAATGGCTGGATGGTCAGGATGAGGATAAATTCCCGTCTGATATAGACTCCTCCGCTTTGGTCTTGTGTCAGGATATGTCTAATGTCCGGCAGTTATATGATGAGGGTATATGTACTAATGGGTGCTCGGTAGATGATCCTCATGTCAATCCTACTATTAATGATGTTCAACTTCCTACATTCCAAGGAGGTAGGTCATTGGGTAAGTGCACGTATTTGTTTCAATATGACGGATGGGAAGGTAAGCATCATACAGAGACGATGCTTGATAAGTTGATGGATACGATGGAGGCTTATTTTCCCCAATACGAGAGTCAGTTTGGTATCGAGAACGCCATGTGTCTTTTTGGCGATGGTGATAATTCTAAGTTCAATACCGGTATAACTACTGACTGGGAAAGTCGTGTGTCTGTGCAGAATGATATTGACGCCAAGACCAATTGGTTCGGTAGAAGCAACTTGACTTATTTCAAGTTCTATCCACATGTATCCTCATACGCCAGATGGGTGGAGTTGGATTACGAGAAATACATAAGTGGTTTATCCGATCCTGATAACGGTATTATGTACATAGAGATGATGGGTAACTATAATTATCCGATCGGCGACTCATCATCATACAACAAGGTTCGTATAACGTTTTTCTCGGACAAGGAAGGTACCGTGGCTCCTAATCCTTTGGCTAATGATGCCAAGAAAGGTGTTATAGTGAATTACGTGGATCATAAGATATTTATGATGCCAAAGTACTTGTTCTGGAATGATGACAAGACTACTTTCCATAAGATATATGTTTGCATCGAGCCTGCGGTATGCGTGTTCTTCACCGGTTTCGCCATGAGGAAGGACATGAAGGAGCTTGCCGGATTCTATACGGCCGGCACCGCCATCTTCCCCGCCCCGTTCTGTTTTGGCATTCGGCCGCTGGAGGTGAAATACGTGTTCTTCTTCACGAAAGAATTGAAATTAAGGAGATTTGTTACCTATGAGGCGAAATGTGTCTCATGTGGGGATAAGCCCGCTGACTGCGCTCCCAGGCCATATCAGTATGGTGATTTCGGATATTGGGAGTCTACCAATAAGTACCCGGCTAATTTTGAGTTGTATGATTCAAGTAAGATCGGGATATCATCGGGAGGATCAAAGAGGAAGGACATAATAGATTCTTTGACGAAATACTATGGGTCTCCTAAATCAGTTGGGGGTAAGTCTTATTTCACCGGTAATGGGGGTAACGCTGAGTACCCCAATACGTCAACCACGTTTTGTCAGAGACCTATACGTCATTACAAGTTCCCGGATAACTCTGTCGCTCCTTTTATGGGTAATCCGTCTCAGCTGACCGGTCAATATGGAGTTGACTCCTATATTTATCCTATGGGGGTGATGCTTGATGACGATATCGTTAATGAGTTTTTGGATATAGCGGTAGAGAACGGTCTTATAGATAAGGCTAGAAGGGATTCTATAATAGGATATGAGTTGTATAGGGGCGATAGGACGTTGGATAAGAGCGTTATCGGAACCGGTCTGGCTTATGATATGTTTAAGTACGATGATCCCGACGGATCGGCTAACCTTTATCCTAATTACCCTTACAACGATTTGTCTGATGATATGTATATCTATAAGGATATTAATCGTGAGAAATTTATAACGCATCCGTTTAACAGGAAGGGTAATATCTGGTATTCATTCTTAAGTCCTGATATTGCCTTTAACAAGCCTGACGCTCCCACCGAGTGCCTTGTTGATGGTTATCAATTAGGTAAATCCTCCGGTATATTCAGGGAGGTGGAGGATCACCCTAAATGGACGATATTAGGGAGTAAGGCTTACAGTATGGCAACGTCATTGGCTACGGTGGAGGCTATGGCTAATTTAATATCCGCTATAGCTGAGTATACATATCAGTCGGCTTCACAGCAATATGTCGGTGGAGGCGTGTTCTTTTTAGCCAACCCTGTCGGCATAGCGCTGACGGCTATCCGTCTGGCTACGGGTATCGCCAAGGCCACAGCCCAGTCCGTGGTGGATATAGGCAAGTACAGGTATCAGTGGTTAACGGCATTGATAGATAGGGGACCTAGACGGAACTATGCTTATTATTATACTTCTGTCGCTCATTATAATTTATTTTACCAAAAAATAGGGGCGTCGGAGCTACGTGGATTGTCAACGGCCAAATATATCAAGAGCGGGTTGTATCCGGTTACAGACATCTCGTCACAAGGGGGAACCGTAGGCGGTAAGCCTATTATCATAAACAACCTCGATCGTGAGCATTCGTTGTTCATGTCATTTGGTATGGATAAGTATATGCTTGAATATCCGGAGTTGGTTTCAAGTTACGATACCAGCCGTATTCAGGATGAGTGTAATATTCGTAACGATGAGGTGGCTGGTATGACGCCTCATTTTATGACACGTGAATCTTTCGTATCCTGCCCTTATATGAGGATAAAGAAATATTCTCCGGCTCAATACGGGCAGATAGAGGATATCAGGTGGGTATCGTTAGGTGGTTGCGGGTTGATGGATGAGGATAAGCGTAAACCTGTTTTTGGAGGAGATGTGTTTATATCAAGGTTCTCGCTTAAGAGGAAGATGCCTATGTTTTACTTGACTCAGTTTGGTCAGGGAGACATGATACCATTCCCTTATTACGATTATCGGAACATCGGATATCCCCGTTATTTCGTTAATTACGATACCGGGGAGGATTATCTTAACAAGACCGATACGGATACCGGATCGCTATACTCTTTCCCTAGCCGGAAGAGCGCTTATGAGATGGTTTGCAAGACCGGAGATATGTATCTTAGCGGTCGTTTCTTCCTATACTTCTATGGTATACCTCAGTTCCTCGTGGAGTCTGAGATCAATTGCAATTTCCGTATAGCCGGGCCTGAGCCTTACGAGGGGTTTTATCCGGAGGTAGGGGATTATATATCATGGACTCAAGAGCGTAATGTCCCTATATCAAGGGATAATGTGTTTAAGATGAGTCCTGTGTATAAGAATCGTTTTACGCTAGGCGGAAGGTCATTACCAGAGACATATGATAGCAATTTTTGGGACTGCGCCTACCAAAGACCCAACGGCGTCATATGGAGCACCGCCGACGTGTCGGAGAACGGCATGACCGATCCTTGGCTGTCGTACAAGCCTATGGATTACCATGAGTTCAAGACCTCGTTCGGGAAACTTATAAGCATGAAAGGGATAGAGTCGGATCAGATACTGGCTCGCTTCGAGAATCAGGTAGGGCTGTATAACGCCATAGACGTGTTGGCGGAGAGAATATCCCCGGAGAATAGCGAGCTAGGGACAGGTGGTCTTTTCGCCTCTCGTGGTATCGAGTATAATAATACGACGTTAGGATATTCCGGGACCCAGAGTCGGGATATGATCAGTTGCGAGTTTGGGCATTTTTGGGTCGATTTAAGGCGTGGTCAGGTGTTTAAGGTAGATTCTAATGGTAGGAATCTTACGGAGGTCACACCGGGGCTTAGAAACTGGTTTAAGGAGCATCTTCAGATGAAGATCATCCGTAGCCGGATATATAACGCTGATACGGACGCTGAGTTGTCTTATTATGATATCGATAACAAGTTCTTTGGTATAGGGTTGTCCATGGGCTGGGACAATCGGTTCAAGAGGGTTCTGATAACCAAGAAAGATTATATACCGGTAGGGAATCCGAGCGAGTACCAATTCCGTGGCGGCCGGTTCTACAGGAACGGGCAGGCGGTGGAGTTGCAGGACGCCAGCCATTTCACGGACGTCTCGTTCACCGTTGGATATAACTGCCTGAAGGGTGAGTGGAAATCATATTTGTCCTACACCCCTGACTATTATATCGAGCACCAGCATTATTTCCAGTCTGGTAAGAATTACTCTAACGACGATCGTGAGATAGGATTATGGTCGCATGGTCTAACCAACCAATCTTATCAAGTATTCTACGGTAAGTTATATCCGTTCGTCATAGAGGTACCTGTCCGTGAGCAGTATGTGAATAAGATCCTCACGAACTACCAATATCGGATGGATGCCAGAAGGTATCAGGATGAGGTTAATTACCAAATTCTTAGGACTACTGGATTTAATAAGGCATGGTTTTATAATGATACCAACAACAGCGGTGAGCTTCGGATGGTTATCGCCGACAAGAACGATATGAGCCAGCGGTTAAGGTATCCTATAACCAATGATGATAGCCGTGAGATACTGGTGACGGAGGTTGATCAGAAGATAAATATAAATGACTATTTTAACGAGGTCAAAGACGATACGAACAATCTTCCGATATGGGTTAAGGATGTGAATGACATTGGCCGGGAGATCGACCCCAGGGCTGTCGATTATCATCGGAGGTGGCGTGATCGTCTTCGTGGCGATTGGTTCTTGGCTAGGTTCGTGAATGACATTGAGAGTCGGTTCAAGATGATAGTACGTTGGTTTAGCAACGATGAGAAAGTTTATTGAGGTGATTATATACCTTTAAATATTTGATGTTATGGCAGCAGGGAAAACTAGCAGTAAAAAGAAGGGCAAATGCCCGAAATCAGGATGTATCAAGAAAGTAGGGAGTGATTGGCGAGTGGTCAGTAACAAGACCGGTAAATTATGGCCGGCTAAGTACAAGTCTAAGGAGAAAGCTAAAGGAGCCTTGGCTGCTTATCACATGCATTAGCGTATAAACGGGTACATGATTTATTATGTACCAGTTTCGTGTTTTTAGGCTTGTGATATTATGGTTATCTTTGTGAAAAACGTAATATATGTCTAAGAAGAATAAACCGGAGGAAATCCCATCGTGGATAAGGGATTTATATAAGGAGGATCTTGATCGTGTCGTAAGAGGTGAGCGTCCCATGTATTTCAGGGGTATGGATGATAGTCCTTTAAGGAACGTATCCCCGGAGTTTGATATCCTTAGCGGAGGAGCCGCAGTTAAAGGTATGAATGGGATAAGAGGTGCGTTGTCCCCGTTGAATAACGGCATGGGTAATTATAATTTCAGTATCAGGGGTATAAATAAGAAGATAGGTGAGTTGGTTGATGAGGCGGGGCTATATTTACCTGAGAAATTAAGACCTGTATATCGGACTGTGGTGGACGCTATGTCGAGTTCCAAGGATAAGGGGTTGGGTCATATCACGCAGCCGTTGGCCAACGCCCTGTACCCAGCGGACGAGCGACGGGACCGGCGTCTGGACGGGGAGCACCCCGTTGGTTATGTGGATGCCATAGACGGCATATGGCCCATGGAGAAATATGGGCTATGGGGAGAGAAGATGGATAAGAAACAAGGGGGTGGATATGTGGCTTCAAGGGATAACACCTCCGTTGGATCTAGTGGCATAAATCTTAATACTGAATATGGCAAGAAGATAAACGATGGAGTTGACATTACCGAGATTATAGCTGGAGGTATCCCTATTATTGGGGATGTTATGGATGTGAGAGATTTTGTGGAGTCATCGAAGACTGGGGATGGTTTAGGAATGACATTATCAGCTTTAGGGCTATTCCCGGTATTAGGTGAATTTTTTTCTTTCGCTAATAAAGTAAAGAAGATTCCTCTGCCAGAAGATAAACGTAAATTGTATGATTTTCTTGTAGATAATGATCTTGTAGATAAATATGTTCATGATGAACCTTTGGTTAGGGATTTTTTTAACAAGGATGTCCATGAGAGAATTTCAAGGAATTATAATGATCTTCCTGATTCTTATAAGGCGGCTGTGGATTTGATGATTGATAATGGTGTTGATCTCCAAAATATAAATGATGTGTCTAACAAGCATATTAAGGATAAGATAGATTCTATGCTTGATGATAATGGGAAACGGCTGGAAGAAGCTTACAATCTAAGGGTATCAGCGGATTCTGATTTTGATGATTTTAGATATGAGGTATCCTCCGCTTTGGATAATAGTAATGCTAAAGGGTTTTATACTAGTAAATACAATAAGGTTGTTACTAGGAGTGATGAGAGTTTATCTAACCTATCTCATGAGTTTAGACATAAATATGATTCAAGTAATAATTATAATAAGATTTATTTATCCGAAAATGATAAGTCATTATTAAAAGACGCTTATAGGGCTAAACCAAACTCATCAAGTGATGAGATATCAGAGAAAATAGCTTTTAATACTCAAGCTAGATTTCGCTTGTGGAATAAATTTTATAATACATATGGAAGGACTCCATCCGTTGATGACCTTGATAAGTATATCGATAGCATGGATGAGATTGATGTGTATAACCTTGTGAGTGGTATAGGTAGCAATTATGCTGGTGATTATTCTAATAACATGCTTGGAGCTACTGGAGAGGTATTGAAAGAATCATCGGATAAAATAAAAAAAGCCATTAAAAACGTTCCTGCTATTTTGCCGGCGGCTATAGTTGGTAAGATGTTGATGGATGATGATAAGGAGAAGAAAGATAAGGGCGGGTCTGTAAGCACAGGTAGGGCTTATGGAGATGGTAAATATGTAATTGATCCTGATAGATCAGAGGATAATAAGATGGCTGTGTATGATGAGATATGGGATTATCTGACCGATAAGAAGGGGATACCACAAACTCAAGCTATCGGCATCCTATCGAACATCGCCGCCGAGTCCGGAGGGGACACCGATGCCCTAGGCGCCGCCGGTGATTTTGGCATCCAACAATGGCTTGGACCGAGGAAGAAGGAGCTACAGCGCAGGTATGGGAAGAAACCGACATTGACACAGCAGTTGGATTATCTCGTGGATGAGTATCAAGGAAAGGTCCCGGGGTTAGGTTGGAATTACATCAATCAAGGAAAGTTTTTTGACAAGGACGCTCAAGGTAATGTATATAATTACTATATGTATTCTAAATCCGATTTCGATAACGCCGTCAACTACAAGGACGCTACCGTGGCATGGAATCAAGGATACGGTAGGCCTCTTGGATCGACCTTAAGAAATGAGAAGAGATTTGAGTTCGCTGATATGTTCGCTAATAGGTATGGTGTCCCGGAGAACGAGCCAATGAGATACGAGTTCGGACAGCGGGATTCGGGCACGGGGGACGGAGGTCAGCAGCCCGTACCTGAGACGGTAGCCCCTGCCGATCCTTCTTTGGCTTCCCGCTCTTCCATGGATAGCTGGTGGGAGAAGGAAGGTCAAGACCTGTTATATAAGATGCTAGCTCAATCAGGCGCCAACAGGAAAGCTATAGAGGATATCGCTAATAACATCAAGAACGATCCCCAATCAGAGGCGCAGATAGCGGAAGCTGAGCGTATGCGTAGGGAGCAGGCGAAAAGGCAGTTGGTGCTTAATATGATACCGGGGTTGATGCTGAATATAAAGGGTATGAGCAGAACTCAGAATTAATGCTATATTTGCGAAGTAATTAAACGTTTTAGATATGAAAAGATTGTTATTTTTATTTGCTATGTTATTGACGCCGTTCGCTTTGATGGCGCAAGAGGTAATCCCATCAGAAGGGACTATCACCATTGATCTAACTACCTTTACCGGTATCATGGCTTTTGTTACGATGTCAGCTACCCAACTAGCCAAGGTTGTGCCGTATATTGACACCCATAAGTGGGCTAAAGTCCTATCCGCCGTAGTCATAGGTATGCTGGTTTGTATATTAGCGTGGCTACTAAAGGTGTCTCCATTGCTTATAGGGAGTGAATGGTGGGAGGCTCTATTATATGGAGTGGCTGTAGGTCTCAGTTCTGCCGGTTTCTATGATTTGGTTAAGGCTATAGGATCATTATTCATAAAAAGAATTTAATTCTGTACATAATAATAGCATTTGCTGAGAGACTCATCGTTGTGAAATGATGAGTCTCTGTTTTTTTAAATTATCTTTGTGTCAGAACGAAATTAATTAGACATGAGCAAATACGTAATCAAGAGGAAGATACCTAAATATCAAGAGGCCGGGGAAGTCGGGTCGTATATGCTTGGTAATATGGACGGTATACAAGGGTTAGGTATAGAACCTTTGGTGAATACCAACCAAGGATTACCCGCGCCGGTCAATCCGCTAGGGATATATTCTTTGGATACTCCAGATCAGTTGAGGACTAAATACGCTAATGCTTTTGATCAGGATAATGTGTTTCCGGCTAGCTTCAAGGGTAGTTTACAGCGTATAGCTGAGAATTATCAGGACAATGGTATTACGCTTAATAACATAACTGTTAACGATGTTGATAAGTCTAAGACCGGTTCAGGCGAGACGGATGTTTTTGATTTTACCACCATCCCCTACTATGGCGCTGATGATATAGGGTCTAGATTCACTCAGATGGGTCGTGGTATAGGGCGTATGAGAAGCGAGGGATATGGTGATTTATCCACTGGGGCTAAAACAGCTAATACGATAACCACCATAGCCTCAGGAATTAGTGGTATCATGGGGTTGGCTCGTAACGTGGTTTCTGGGATAGCGTCAGAGAAAGGTACTCGTACCAATATCAGGTTAGCTCAGGAGCGTGAGGCCAGACAAAGAAGGCAATCCCAGATGCAGTACAAGGATGGTGGGGGTGTTTATCTAGGACCTAATAATAGGTTCGATAGCGGAAGCCTTACCGGTGAGTACCTGTATCCGTTACCTAAGTCGATGGAAGATCAAGCCAACGTAGAGGTCGAGAAGGGTGAGTACGTGACGCAGCCCGGAGAGGCGCCGATGGAGGCTATGGGGCAGAAGCACGCCGATGGTGGAACCCCCGTTTCCTTGGAGCAGGGAACGAAGGTTATTACCGACGACACAACCATAGAGCCGGATTTCGCTAAATACATCAGAGATACGTATGGGATCAAAGCCACGCCTAAGGATACGTATGCTACGTTAATGGACAGGTATAAGGCTAAGATCGGTCTTAAATCGGCTTACGATGATCAGAAAAAGGCGCTGGAGAAGCTGAAGAAAAACGATAAGATAGATGATGAGAATACAAGGCGTTTAAACGCCTCCGTATTGTCAAAGGCTATAAATGATAGCAACGATACCGTTAATGGATTAGAGGGAAGATTTACGGACTTCGCTAATGTCATATACAAAGAGCAGGAAGACCGGAAGATGAAGAAGGATGAGGATACGTATTTCGCTAAGGGTGGTGAGATAGATAACATCATATCCAGATCCATGAAAGAATACGGTCTTACGGAGGAGGATATAGCCGATGCTAAGAAAGAATTGCTTAAGAAAGTGGCTGGTATTCGTCAGAAGATGGAGAAAGGTGGTAGTTCTTTATTCGATTACCTACTTACTTTCCGTCCCGTAGAGAACAAGTACAATAATAAGGATAACACGTTTGGGTATCAGCGTCAGGGTCAGGATGGCTCTTATGGCGGTATTAATACCGATGAGAGACTGGAGTATTATAAGACGTTCATGCCTTTGGCTTATGATGCTTATATGAGCGCTCCGAAGGCTACTGCCGCCAAGGCTCTTCAGGATGCTATATACAGCACTACTGGTGGGTGGATGGGCTTGGCCACGGCGGAGAACCCGATCATCGCCAACGCAGAGGCGCTTCGGGATTATACGACACTCGTTTCCTTTGGAGGCGAGGATAGCCAAGGTAATTACCCGGAAGATAAGAAAGCCTCATATCATGATAGGATGAGAGACAATAAGTTTGGTCAATATTCCTCATCTCGTCCTATGATCGGTCTGGATGTTGTTACAGAGGAACAGCATAAAGCTCTTAACGACGCTGGTATCACTCATTTTAGCCAACTATTCTCTGACAAGAACAAGGATGTCGTTAATAAGATACTTGGCGAGGATATGCTTAAGATGCAGGCATTGAGATCCATGAAAGGAATGGAAGGTCTTGATTTTATACTTGATCCTCATAAGGTGGCTCCCGGTCCTATGGATATAGGTGATGTGGAGGAACCTGATGTTAAACTGGATATGCCTGAGCTGATTGATCCCAATACACTCCCTAAGACCAATACAAATGCCGGTAAGTCGAACAGCGGCAATGGAGGCAGGAATATAGTGGGTGGCGGTCTTGACTTCCCCGAGGTATTTAGGATGACCCCGGGAGCCGTGACAACGGAAGGTCTGGAAAGGCATTACGCTCCTACCGTGGATCCGGTGTTGAGATCTGCTGATCAGTATATGGTTGAGACCAATCGTGCTTTCCAATCACAATTGGATCAGATGGGTAATGTCCCGGATTCCCAGAGAGGGGCTTTATCATCCAACCTACAGGCTATCATGAGTTCCAATATAGGTAAGTATATAAATGAGGTAGAACAAGGGAACGTGGCTCAAAGGACTTGGGCTGATAATGTAAACGCCCGGACTTGGACTGATACGTATGATAAGAATATAGCTCAACGTCAGGGTTATCAAAGTCGAATATTACAGGCTTTGGCTAATACTGACGAGAACTGGGCTAGGTATTTTGATAGCGTAAATGATGAGATCCAGCAGAAGTGGAATACGGCTACGACCATGAATACATTAAGGTCTATATTCGGGGATGTAAAGATTGGTCCCAATGGACAATTAATCGCTGATCCTCAAGGAGATATATTGAGTTATAGGAGATTATATCCCGCTCAGGAAGTAACTAAAAGCAAGAAAGGATAAAGGATGGCTTCACAATATAGTATATTAAGGAATTACGGCAAGTACGTATCGCCCTACAACATGGATGTCATGATGCAGGGGATGGGATACATGCAGCAGAAGATAGATACCAATCGGCAGGCTATAAACGAGTATGCTGATTATATTATCAATTCTGACATTATAAAACCTCAGGATAGGGAATATCTTCAGAATAGGTTAAATGGGCTGATACAGGACGTGAATAACGTGTATCGTAAATCTAATTTGGCTTCCGACGGTATAGCCAGAAGTATACAGGCTCGTCTTGGAGAAGCTCTGGATACCCGTGTGTTGAACGCTATTGCCGGTACTAGGGAGTATAGGTCTTTCTCTCAGAAGATTGAAGATATGAAGCTTAATAATCCTAAGCAATATAGCGCTATAAATGAGGCTGTCGCTTTGTTGCCATTTTATGAATGGGCTAATGACGGTCAGGTTGGTACAAGGATGAATCCTATTCACTACACTCCTTATACGGATTACAATGAGGAGATGAATAAGATGATGAAGGATTTCGTTAGTCTTAATAAAGGAAAGAAGTTTTCTGTTCCTGAAATAGTGGATGGTAAACCTACAGGGAGGATGAGGGATATTACTGTTGATGAGATGAGTCAATCTCAAATTAGATCAATAGCGGCTAGGTCTATATCTCAGAATGCTAAAGCTCAGATGCAGATAGAGGGACAGTATTTAGCCATGACCAATCCTGGCATGTTTAGTGGTATGACTACTGAACAGTTTGTTAATAAATATGTTTCTGGGTTTGACGCTGAAGAGAGCGTTCTTTTAGCCAAGCTCAAAGGGGCGGAGGCCAGCCCTTCCGCTAAGGCGGCTATCGAGGCTTCGTTGCAGGAGGTTCGGGAGCAGCGCCGTGCGTTAGTGGAGGAAGCTACATCCTTTATTGGCAACAACATGAATCCCGCTAGGGCAGGGGAGTTTATTGTCCGTAACGAGTTTCTTGATGGTGTATCTGCTAGATGGTCATACAATAATTCATCAGAAAGTTATAGTGCGGATGATTATTATTTTAAAGTAAGAGATCTTGATTTCAAGGAGCGGGAGTTCTCATGGAGACAAAAATCCAAGGAAATAGATCAGAATCTTAAGCTTAGGGAGATAATGACTAAAGAAGGTGGTAACAGTCCCGGCGCTTCTTCAGGTGTTATGATTGAGCTAGAAAAAGTTCAGCCTAATGTCACTCCTGAAAATATATTTGACAATCAGTATATTCAGAATGAAAACAATATATCAACAGGAGAGAAGGATTTAATATCGTCTTTAAACCCTGTTGATTTACGAGGTATAGAGAACGATATACAAAACAATCCCTCTATATATCCAGGTGGTGTTAATAGTGAGAATATTATGGCATGGATTACCAATAACGGTGGCGGGTCTAGTTCTGTGTTATCATCACCAGAAATGGTAGGTAGGTATGAGGCTCTTATGGCGGCGAATGATAACAGGAAGAAATATAGTAAGATAATGGACGAGGAAGTTGATTATCTTACGAATGCTTTTGATGTCGCTACGAAGAATATCCTTAATGATGCTATCAAAGATCAAGACTATGTTACTGGTGGTATTGATACATATACCGATAATGGTATGGTTAACGCAAGGGATGTTGGTAAGAATGGAGCGGTTATTGGAGGAAGGGAGTATTCTCCGGAAGACGCTTTGAAAGTTTCTTCTATAGTTGGATTGATAAGCGAAAACATCAACTACACGGATAGGTCTATAGCTAATATGGAGTTGATGAGATCTTATATAAATCTGTTAAATAGATATTCGGGAGAAAATTTCACTTTGGATGATATAGATAATATAGCCAAAACTTATAGTCGTGTAGATAATCCAATAATGAATAGTGATGATGCCAATATGACTAATAGGGATAAAATGATCAAGATCATAGGTAAGAATATGTCTAGAGCTGATGGCCCTACGCTTAGAAGGGAATGGTCTTCTTCCAATGTAGGTCGTAATATAGCTAAGGCTGTTCAGGATTCTAAAACAGTCTATGAAAGAAGATATGATGAGTTTGCTCCAAGATCATGGTCATTTTCCAATTCTACCAACGCTTCTAAAGAGGATAGGCGTATGCATGCTAAATTAGAGAGTCTGCTTTTGGCGAGAGCCGGTTTCTTGAATAAAGATAAAGATAGTAGACTTAATAATTATATATTGTATGCTCGTCCTACAGATAATCCTAATACATTTGATTTGGTAGCTATGGCTGGTGGAAAGAATATCGCTACGGTTCAAGTTACTAAAGAAGAATTAGATAGTATGGGGTATAGTTTGTATGAAAGGGAAAGAAATGTGAGATCGGAAGATTATGAATCCAAGATCATTCCTGTGTCTTTTTCTGCTACAACCAATAGACCTTACCAGAAATGGGCGCAGGCTAATTCGCTTGGCGCTTTCGCTACTGTCGAGAATGCGGCGGAGGAGGCTTCTAGGATGGTTGATAAGTATGATATTCAGAGTAATGATCTAGCTACATCTGAGCTTAATAAGAGGGCTATTAGGATAATTAATACGGTTTTGAGGAATTACAAGTCGTATGATGTCAAAGCTAAGGGATTCCCAGGAGGGGTTGAAGTTGGTATTTATTTCCATGGTCAAGCAAAGACTGGGACACCGCTTAAGGTATTAGAGTATAATACTGATTATGCTGATAATATCATGAAAATCATAAATATGTGTCCTCAGATGTATCTTACTCAAGCTGTGGTTGAGGCTATTAATAAGGATGTTATTGTAAAGGGCAGGGATATTAATGAACAGCATTCTGACCTTAGCAATCTTCTTTCGGTGTTGGATAAAGAGACCATAGATAAAATAGATGGTAAAAATGAACAGCAATAATAATAATGATATGGGGAATGTGATGAGGGATCAGGGATATTATGTTCCGACTCCATCCATTCCATCCCCTATGCTTTCTGGGGACAATATTTCTTCTATCCCTATTCCTGTCGGGATGAGTAGTTCATCGGATATGGATAATGATGTTTTATCCAGGGAAGGAAATAGAAGCATACCGTCATTGGTTGAGGGTATAAAAAAATCTGTAGAGACATCTTATCATGATGACGTAAGAGCCAGAAACTCGCTTTTCCAGATGATAAATGAGGTAGGTATACCTAAGGGTAATTATGATATAACTGGGAGCAAGATCAATCTTCGTGATTCAAGATATAGGTTATCAACAGGTGAGTGGATCCCTAAATATGAGAATTATATCAATAATATAGATAATGATGATCGTCTATCGAGAAGTCAAAGTGGTTGGGAGAAAACTTATAGAGGATTAGGTAAGTTTATTTATAAGTCTGCTTTGTATGGAATAGGTGGAGTAGGTCAGTCTGTTTATGGATTAAAGGAGCTTGTTACAAAAGGGACGTTATCAGCTATGTATGATAACAGTTTTGCCAGATGGTTGGATGATATGGATAAGCGTGGTGATTATACGCTTAATCATTATTACAGTAAGGAGGAGCGAGATGCCGGATTTCTTAAAAGTATGTTTACAACCAATTTCTGGACAAATGATCTTTTGTCAGGGGCTGCATTTACGGCTGGTGCTATCTTGTCGTCTTATGCTTTCGCTGGTGCTGGTCTTATGAATGCTGCCCGTATGGGGGCTAGGGTAGGAGCGACTGTCGCTGGATTAGGTAGGGCCGCTTCCGCCACGAAGAGTGGGTTTAACTCCATGCTGAGGGCTGCCCGCGTAGGACGAGGCATAGGTAAGGGGTTGGACAACCTGACCTTTATTGGTACGTCAACACTTTGGGAGGCTTCGGTAGAATCAAGAAGCGGGTTGATGGAATCTGAGGAAAACTTCAAGCAGGCTTACAGAAATGCCTATGGTAGAGAAGCCTCGTATGAGGAGATTATGAGGTTCAGAAATGACAACGTCGATGCCGCCAATACTATATTTGCTGCTAATATCGGTATTCTTACATTGTCTAACATAGCTATGTTCGGTGATATGTTCGGCATGGATCTTGGCGTGGATAAGTTCATAAAACGCAATATATTTGGCGTAGGCGCCGAGAGGATGGATAACGGGACATTGAGGGCCATAACGCCTAAGAAATGGCAGAAAATAGCCGGGAATACGTTCAATATTATCAAGCGCCCAGTGTCAGAAGGTCTTTATGAGGAAGGTCTTCAGGGAGTGGCTAGCAAGTCCGCCGAGGATTGGGTAGAATCAAGATACAATCCTATGGCCATCCGTCAGAACATAGGCTATATGGAGGCTATAAAGAACGGATTCAAGGAGACTTATGGATCCAGTCAGGGCTGGAAGGAGATCGGCATCGGTATGATTATCGGATCGGTTATGGGTGGAAAGACCATTGGAGGTATAAGGGAATGGAGCCAAGACATGTCCCGGAACAAGGGGATGGTGGAGGCCTACAACGCCAATGCCGGCGCCTTGACCACCGCCGCTGTCCGTGCTATTCGTGGCAGTATGGCTCTTAACGCTCAATTATCTGGTGTAGACACATCGTACGAGAGTGATGGTAGGATCATAAATAAGGATTTTAGTGACGCCGTATTCAATCGTCTTCGTTATGATTCGGAGATGGGGATGCTGGATGATACGAAGGAGAATTTCAGGACGGTAGTCGAATCTATACCTAATAGCGATATAGCGTCCGATATGAATATGACGGATGAGCAGGTCAATGAGTATAAAGCCGATCTTGTCAACGAGTTTAATAAGAAGGTGGATAATTTCATTATGGCCAACAGATTCGCCGACTCCCTTACCGATGGTATATCCAATAGGTCGTTTAACGCCTATATCTCCAATATGGCTTATAATGGCCTTGAGGCGAAGGATAATTTGAACGATATTGCCAATCAGTTAAGAAGGATATACAATACGGATATAGGTCCCGCTCTTGATATATATTCTCGTCTTAATCCTGATTCGAGCAGGGATCTTGAAGAATTAAGGAAGCTTACGGATGATATACAGAGGATGGAGAAGAATATCTCGAGGCTTCAACAAAGTGTCGCGTCGAAGGACGCTCTTGAATCTGATAAGGCTAAGTTGGTCAAGGAGAATGATAGGCTTCTTAAATTAACAGAGGATAGGATCGCATTGGAGAGGAAATTAACTACGTTAATTAACTCAGAGGCTGATATATCTAAGTTGTTCTTAAATAGAAATGATTCAAGGATCAGTGCCGCTGATCTTATGGCGGCTTATGATACTATAGCTGATTTTGAGAACGTCGTATCTATCCGTGGGGTTGATAATTATAAGGAGGCTATGGCATTGCTTAGTGAGTATCGTCATAATCTTGTGGCTTATAAGAATATAAACGAGTCTCTTCGTCGTATGCGTGACAGAAGATTCATCCGGGCGCAGGAGCGCGGGTTCATGAAGATATTATCGAACGTATGGGGTAAGACTTATGAGGAGGATGATAGCAAGTATGATTTCAGGAATACTGATAATCCTGATGCCAATGATCTTTACGCCAACGACCAAGCTATAGACAAGGCTTACCAAGATGGTCTTATAGGGGAGGATGAGGCATTTATGTTCAAGACATATAATCATATGATAGCCAGATCTATGGAGAACGAGATTAAGACCGATGAAGGTAATATAGTCGAGAGGGTTCCTGATGATGAGGATATCATAAATCCTTCTGACGATAGAATCAATAATATAGCTATAAAGATATGGAACGGTAATGAGGATGTCTTATCTCCTAGGGAGAGACAGATATATGATAATAACAAGCCTCGTGTCGATAGTCTAGTTAACGGGTTTGGGGATAATCCTATTTCAAGGATCAATAAGGCTAGATCGATAATAGATAGATTGAAGATCCATGATAATATTTATGATAATATCAAGGACGCTGTTGATGATATTGTAGATATGAATATCAATGGTCTTGATCAGGATCAGATCAAAGAAGCTATAAAGACTTATAATGATCTTATGAATGAGGCTGACAATGGCAATGAGATTGATCAGGATAAGCTTAATGAGGCTATTGATATTATCAATAATTATTCCGATGGGCCTCTTCTTCAATTCGTGGAATGGATGAGGTTGTATGATAACGGAAGTATAGCTGTCAAGGATTACGATAAATCCATACCTATGGGTGATGTCCTCACAGAGAGCGAACCCGGGACATCCACCGGCAGGACGGAAGTTAACGCCGCCCAGAATCCGGTGGTGTTGATGGCTCAGAAGAGAGAGATCGGTGGGGTTATGTATTATGAAGTTGGCGGAATGAGACTTGACAGGTTTATGGACAGTCTTGGGCTTAAAAGATCTGATGCCACTGATACTGATAATGGAAGGGTGATGGATTTCACCAACGGAACCGACATATTTACTGTTATAGAGTCAGATAACCACTCAAGATGGATGATTAGCGAGGATGACGCTCAGGCTTTCGAGAACGCTACCGGTGTCATATTGGGGCGGCAAACCGCCTTGTCGACCTCCATCTGGTTTATGGTGTATCGCAAGGGGCAGGATGGATCTATTGTCCCTTATTATACGGGTGATACGTTTGGATCTAACAACGAGTCGGTGAATCAGGAAGCAACGGCTAGCCTCCGCAAGGGTGATATGGTAAGGTTTAAGATGGATATGTCAGATCCATACACCAAGGGACTGTATGATAAATACAATAGTCTTAACGCCGTTGACCCTAATTCTGATGAGACTAAGTCGGCTTACCGAGAGCTGGTTGATAATATGGTTATTAAGATCGTGGATGGTGATGGTAATTTTGTCTCGGTGCTAAAAGCCAATGATCCAGACTCAAAAGGGAGTAACGCTGATTTAAGGAGTATGGCCTTTGAGTTGTATAGGGATAATGTAGGATCCGTCGCGGGTGAGATTGATATACCGTTCGTAGGCACAGTCACCAGTGTTTTGCCGGGAAGACCTAATTTTAGCATAAGTGATGATAATGGGACGTTGATGGTATCCGAGAATGACTTTACCAACGAGACGGCTGGTAAGGTCGAGAGCGTAGGATATATAGAGAATGGGGAGGTTACGATGAGGGATGATATTAAGTATAATATATTCCCGTTCTGTACGGCTATCGTCAGGGACAAGTATGGTGATTATAAAAATTCACGTATTCCGGTCGTAGCTATAAAGACAGGAAATGGAAGAAATTACCTGTACCCCGTAAGATTGAAAAATCAGGATATATCGTCATTTTCATCCATGATCGAATCGATGGCTGATAGGATTACGGAGGGTCTAGGCGGAGGCGTAAGTATTGATGATATAATGGATCTTAATAACGCTATAGCCAGATCCGGGTTGGATAATAAGACATATATGATTCCGCTGGCGGGAGACGTGGATGTTATCAAGAACCGGCTTAAAGCTGTCAAGGAAGTGGCTAGCAGGATGCCTATGACCGCTGACGTAAGAGGATGGATAGGTGATTCCAGAACTAAGGAGGATATTTTGATGAATGACGTTACGATCAACATCGATCTTAACAACGATCCTTTCATAGCTCCTAAGTTTAGGATGAGTATCAAGGAGAACAAGGTATCCAAGGAGGAGACGGAAGTCTCGTTCCCTAACCTGCCGGATCTGCCATCGGAGTTCGCCTCGCCTACGAAGGCGGCCGAGGACAAGTCTTTGGTTTCCGACGGTAACGTAGTATCCGGAGAAAATGAGGCGGAAAATCCTTGCTAAATAAAATATCTTGACTTATCTTTGCGGCGTCAGTCCATCACCTGACGAGTAAGATATTTAAAAGTTGGTCCCTGTCGGGTGTGTGATGGCCCCGGTGGGGACTCTTTATATTATGCAACTAGATTCTTTTTTACATCGGAAGATCATGCAAGACCTACGCATCCAGCGAGTGAAGGTCTTGATGATGTTATACACCAGTAACTATTTTGTCAAGGTCAGACAAAAGCAGTTGCTTGATCATACATACGCCTTAAGCAGGGATCAGGCTTTTGATTATATGACTGAGTTCAATAAAAGACTTAGTGATAAGGTTGGTATAAAATGTACGATGGATATCCTTCTACCTACCGATGATGATAACGCTAACATCATAATCGAGCACAATGGTATTATCAAGAAGTTGATGAAGGAAGCCGATAAACTGGAACTTGATACTGATGCTATCAAAGTCATGATGCGTGATCTTCTTGATGAGTTGAAGGATGATATTGATCTTAATATCCTGATATTTGATGTAAGCCAGTTACTTATAAAATACAATCTATTTAGGTTGGAGGCTATAACCGAGCAGGAGTTCAAGAACTCTTTTGTCAGGATGGATAGTAGGAATATGGAGATAAAGAAACTAACTTTATCTGATATCAAGAAGGTGGTGGAGATGATAGAGGATAGGTATAGCTACGCTTTATATATGACAGAGGAATATGACTGATTACATTTTTTGTAAAAATATCTCTTGTTTGTTTGTAGTTTCAAAATAAGGTCTTATATTTGCGGTGTCCATCCGTTATTGGGCCATAAGAAGATATTAACTCGCCTAGGCGTAGGCGATAGATGAGAGTCATTGGTGGAATAACGGACGCCAATGGCTCTCGTTGTTTTTATATTATGGATGATAATTTAAAATTGTTTGAGAATCCTGATTTTGGGGATGTAAGAGTATTATTAGACGAGAAAAACAATCCATGGTTTGTTGGTAATGACATAGCCAGATGCCTTGGTTATGAAAACTTAGGAAACGCTGTAAAAAGGTTTGTTGATGATGAGGATTCTATTATTCTTACAAGTGATTGTAAATCAATGGGGTTTAAAATAAACCCCCTTATAAATCAGGCTGTTAGGGAGATTAAATTAATCAATGAATCAGGGATGTATTCTTTGATTATGTCATCTAAGATGGAATCTGCCAAGAAATTCAAAAGATGGGTAACATCGGAGGTTCTTCCTTCTATTAGAAAAACAGGTTCCTATTCTATGCCATCTAACAATATGCCATCAAAGAATGAACTTCCATCTGATTATATAGAGGCATTAGAGGCTTTGCTTAAATCGGAAAAGGAGAAGCGTGCGTTAGCTGAGGCGAAGAAAGCGGCAGAGGAAGCCAAAAGGATATCCGATAATATCATTAAAGAACAGGCTCCTATGGTTGAGTTTGCTAAGACAGCCGAAATAGCCCAAGAGACAGATATGTTGATCAGAGAGGTTCGGGAAAAGCTAGAGGCTCATGGATATGATATAGCGGAGAAGAATCTTCGAATATTGCTTGAGGATAAGAAGTTCTTCGCTAAGACCGGTAAGAGGTGGTTGCTTTCCCAAAGGATGATAGACAGCGGTTATGCTCGTTATAGATATCGTAATGATGACGAGTTCTACGGCACTAATACTGTCTATGTGACTCCTAAGGGATTTCAGTGGATTGTGTCTAAGATATCTAAAGAATGGATGCCTAGGTTCTTGGAATTGAAAGGCAGGGTTCTGAGTAGATCAGATAAAGATATTTTCGCTAAACGATAAACTCCATTTTTTATAATTTAGGATTGAGTTTTTGCCTGTTCGTGAGGATCGGCAAAATGATTTGTACTTTTCAGTAGAAACATAAGGTTTGTTATTATGTTGTTATTTTGGTATCCCGTCCGCTCGTGAGAGTAGATGGGATTTTATATCTTTGTAACAAAACGATTTAGTAATGGGCAGATCTTGTTATGTTATAAAAAATAAGGAGGGTAGGGTAGATAATGTCCTTGCCCCTAATAACCAACCATCCGGATTATACCAAAGGGCGATGGAGGTGCTTGGCGACCAGAAGCAGGCCTTATCGGTCTGGGGTACGGCCTACTCCCCCGACTTCGTGTCTTTCTTTGGCGACTGGATGTCCATGCCATCAGAATATGATCTGGATAGTAATGGGGAACCTAGGTATGATGATGTCATGTCCTTTATCAAGCGGAAGAACTATTTCGCCGGCAATTTCATGGCTGATGAGGTTAAGGATATTAATAATACTCTTACTTCCTTGGGGGTTGATAATATCAATGATCTTAATGATATGATTGTATCTAATTTCCTCTCAGGCGGTGATATATTCCTCAATAGATACAATCTTGATAGGTCCGGGATGTATGACGCTGATGAGATTGATAATATCATGACCAACAGATCAGCGTATGAGCGGGTAAGGGATATGATGAGGAGGATTGTCGATTTTATGTCTGACGGGGATCTTAATGAGAAGGATATGTATTTCCTATCTTCCGAGTCAGGTCTTGGTGATGATTATATGATATATGAGGATGCATATGACTCGTTAGGGAAGAGAAGGGTCTTGAATCCAATAGAGGTAAGGGATACGATCATGAGGGCGGTAGGCGGTATCAGCGACCGCCGGGAGTTCGATCAGGCTTTCGCCTCCATCCCCTACCCTTCTTTGGCGCTCCGGTATCAGGAGGATCAGGATTACGCCGATCGGATGTATGACACGTATCGTAATATGACCCGTATGGAGGTTAGGGATCAGGAAGGGAATACGATTACCGACTCATACTCCAATAGCACCATACCGTATATCAGTACGCCTAAGGACATGAAAGCCCTAAGGGGTAAGGTTGGGGAGATAATCGATATGGATGATTTTAAGGACATCAAGGACGTTGCCGGACGTCTGCATGACATAGCCATGGATCTTGCCGACATGGGTGTGGATATAAGCGAGGCGATCAGCGATGAGATGGTTATATCCAGACCTGAGGATATCCGTGATCTTATGGCGTCGCTGGATGTCATGTTGTCTTCCATACAGGCCGGCAATTCGGTATACGATAGCTTTATCTCCGATCTTGATAGGATAACAGGAAAAGGGAACCCGATATACGAGGTTCAGGATACTTATTCTACTGGGGATAGGATGGTGTATGTAAGGTCCGGGAATACATCCCCTTCCGATATGTATGATAGGAGCATGTTGTATATGGGTAGGAATACGTACCATAACACGGCTCCGATAACCGACACCGATCAGGCCTATGAGATGTTGGCCGATATCGGGATAGAGCGGCCCTCGTACTTGCCGGCTGGCGTGGTTCCCGCCGGGGCTTCCCGTTCCGATATTGGCGTGGTCAAGGATAACATAAAGAAGCTAGTTATGTCCAACATCTCATCCTCGAATACAGAGAACATGATCCTTACCAGATTAATATACCAGCATCCCGTAACCCCTAAGATGGATGATGTCGATATTGATCGGGAGTTCAGGAGATACGAGGCTAGGCAGGGAAAGGATCGGGATTTTATCAAATCCTGTACATCGTTGAGGAAGATCCAGATCAAGGAAAGGTTAAAAAAATCGGATTTATATAATAATGTCTTACGTTTCCTTGATTTTAATGGATTTTATAATGTATCTTTGAACCACCATGACAGAGGTACGTTAAAAAGCATGGAGATGTCGTTGCCGGAAGGTCAGGTAAGGGATCTTCTGTTTGACGTGGCTATCGAGTCCGGTGACAGTAGCATGAGAAACCTTTTCTATCTGGATAGTCAGGATAGGATGATGGATGCCGGGTTTTACAGGTATCTGTACCAAAGGAATCCGGGCCTGCTCCGGGAGGTCAACGGCGGCGTCGAGGCGAGACCGGACGGTTCGTTCTTGGCTCGTGGGAGGTATGATGATTTCGTGTCATTCCAATCCGGCTTATATGAGAAGGTAGGTGAGACGGTTGATGGTGCGATATACAGGTTCGTTGATAATCTTATATACTCCGATCCATCATCATATCAAGAAAATATGGTACGAAGGATGGGTGACGTTACGGTAAGGAGTGACGATAACCGCCTGTCAAGGATAGAGGATAATCCCTCATCCAGTAAGATAGTTAATGAATACACTGCTAATACAAATAAGTTGATGCGAGATTTTTCGTGTAGTTAATCTCTCTTTGACGTCGTGAGACGTTTTCTTTCGAGCATTGAAACATTGAATTTTATAGATTTGCGATGAATCCGGGCCGTAGTGATACGTTCCGGATTTTTTGTCTTGTACCGGTTCTTATTAATACCAATTGCATGACATGACGTGCTTTGATGATGACATATATCACGATCCTAGGATTATTAATTTTTGAACTTTGTAACGCCCACTATCAGGTGGGGTTATTATTAATTCAAAAATAAATAGACATGGGTACAAGTGGAGACAAAATCGTGCTGTTAGACGGCATGGGTTCCGGGAGCGGTAGCGCCGCTAATGGTTTATTATCTATGATTCCGGGTATGTTTACCAGCCTTTTGGGTGGTAATAAGATGGATCCGAATTTAGTCGCTGCGTTGATGAACGGTCGTAACAACCAAGACCAGTTCGGAGGGGCTAACGGTTGGTGGTTGTGGATCATCGTCCTGTTCTGGTTATGGGGTGGCCGTGGCTTTGGCAATGGTTTTGGTAACGGTGGTGAGAATTGCGCTAATGGTCTTCCCGCTCAATTGAATAACGACTATGGTCGTGAGTTGCTGATGCAGGCCATCCAAGGTAACAGAAGCGCTATCGAGCAGATCGCTAACGCCTTGAACTGTACTACCACTCAATTGCAAAGCGCTATCTGTAACGTACAAGGCGCTATCGATAAGGTAGCTGGTCAGGTAGGTATGACCTCTCAGGCTGTTATTAACGCCGTACAGCAACAAGGTTGTGAGATCGGTAATCAAATTAGCTCTTGCTGCTGCAATTTGAGTTCTTTGATCAACCAAAGCACGTGCGCTACTCAAAATATGATAACGCAGCAAGGCTTTGACAATCAATTACGGACGTTAGAGCAAACCAATGTTCTTCAGAGTAACATCAACCAAGGATTGACAAATAATCGTGAGCAGGCTACTACGCAGTTCAATATCTTGAGCGCTAAGATTGATGCTCAAACAACCTTGATTAATGATAAATTCTGTCAATTGGAAATGCGTGAGATGCAGAATACGATCAATCAGTTGCGTGATGAAAGGTCGGCTTACCAAGCCTCCGCGTTGACTCAGCAACAGACTCAGAATTTGATCAACCAGTTGAGACCTACCCCTGTGCCGGCTTATCCTTCATGCTCTCCTTACCAGACTTATGGATGGGGTCAAGCATTTTATGGAGGTAATTACGGATGTGGGTGCAACAATGGATGCTGCAACAACGGAAACGCCGCTATTTAACTCTATAAAGGAAGGAGGCTATTATGGCTTGTGTTTCTAAAATAGGGTCTCTTTATGAGTTGGTCACGAAGAACGTGGTAGTGACTACTACCAACACCATCTTCGGCATCAACCCAAGGATATGGCTGTCCTTGCCATGCGAGGGCCTTCTGCTGCTGAAAATCCGGCAGGTGGTTCCGACAACAGGCGAGACATTGCCAGTACAGATAGCTATTCCAGCGAACAGCACCGTATCCACGGTAGGTAATGACACATGCTGCCCGGTAACCGGCGTGGCTGTGGTGAATCCGATCAACGTGGCTGTGACCGGAGCGGCTATGGTTAACAACACCGAACGCCTTGTTTATTTCAACAAGGTAAGGGGTGTATTGAGGCTCATGGATTGCTGTGTGCCTACAACTTCCGCCTCGGCGTCGGAGACGACTGTTGATGAGGAATAGGTTAGATTGGATGTCTAATGGGAGGGTATTCCCTCCCGCTTAAAAATCGAGATATGTTTAGAGACTTAAAGAAAGGATTTCAAGTATATACGCTGGATACATCCGATGTTCCGGTGTTTAGGATGGGGAATGTGGTTAACGTGTCCGAGCCTAGGTTCCAGCAACCCCAGATGGGTCAGATGGGGCAATATCAGCAACTACAGGATAGGGTGATAGACCTTACCGTGGAGATAAACGGGTCTTCCATGACCTATGTCGTACCGGAGAGCAGGGATGTCGCTATGTCCAATAACATAACTTTGGCCTGCTCGGTCGATCCGATCATGAACCAGCTTAACGCCGCTAAGAGAACCAGCTCCGATATTCTCGATAGTATCGATAAGCATAGGAGGACGCTAGAGGCTTGTGATTCGATCCTTGAGGAAATCAATCCGGCTTTTAAGCAGACTAAGGATCAAGACCGGAAGATCAAGAATCTTGAGGAGAAAGTCGATAGGATGGGATCCTCTTTCGATGAGCTAAAAGAGTTGTTAATTAAAAAATTAGGTTAAGATGAGAGTTATAGATTTAGGCGGCGGTCACGATGAGGACTACGATGATGAGATCTACGATCGTAGAGGCGGCCGTGGACGTAGCAGACGTTCGGATGGGACTTACATGGGTTATGGTGGTGGAATATATGACCATTATGGCAAGGAGCATGACGGTAGGATGGATGAGCTAGAACGCCGTGAGCGTGATCTTGAAAGACGTGAGAGGGAGCTGGAACGTGACGAGCGTGAGCTTGAGAAACGCGAGAGACTCCATGAACGTGAGGACGAGATGTATCGCAGGGGATGGTTCGGTGAGCGTGGCATCCGTGACGAGTACGAAGGTACCGAACCGTATATGCGCAGGGGACGCAGGAGTCGTTACTACTGAGGAGCAGACGCCGATGACCCTGATTATAAGCGGTATATAGACACTCATGGATATCACTTTTCCAAGGAGCTGGCTAGGGAAGCCGCTGACAAGATGCTTAATGCCGACGGGTCCAAGAGAAGATGGACGATGGAGGACGCTAAGCAGATGTTCGATAAATGCGGGGCTAAGAAACCTGATAACGCCACTTGGGGAGATATCCAATATCTGTTCGCTATGTTCTATAGCGATTACTTTCCTAAGGTATTGGATTGCGACCAGAAAATAGTCAAGGCTGTCTTGGCTTATCTGGAAGACCCTGACGCCCCGGAAGGGACGGCGTTCGTAAGGTATCTGGCGGTGCGGTGCTTCGTCGGTGACACAATCAAATGGAGTGATATGATTTAGTTTGATACAACGTTGGAGAACCCTGTCGGCAATAGAATACCGATAGGGTTTCTTTTTGATCGTAGCCTTATTATGATTACATTTGTTCGAGGTAGATCTTTTGTTCATAGGAAGGGTGGGCGGGAATGAAAAAAGGCATCCTCACGGACACCCTTCCCCTTTGGTTGAAAATCACTTAAAACATTATGAGTTACTACACCGCAAATATAGATAATTAAATACAAACTGCAATGGGTAAGGGGTATTATTGGATAGAGCCAGTGGATCAGACGTTAAATGATTTCCAATTTTATAAGGCACGTATCGTAGGCGATCCTGAATATGACGAGAAACATCATCGTGTTATATTGAGGACTGATAAGTATTTCCCTGTCGGAAGTATCTTCCATGTCTTAAAAGACCCAGAGATGTTTGTTATAGAGAGGAAGTTTAAGACATGGGGGAATAAGTATGTCGTTAAGCCTTGTGAGGGTGAATGGGAATGGGAGTCTGTCCAGAAACTTAAAGACAAGGCTATTATATTCCGTAGCGGATTCCTGCACGGGGACGGCAGTTTCTGACACTTACCCGTATCTCCCCCCCTCGATTTCTTGGTATTTATGTATATAACTATATTTGAGCAAAAAATAAGTTTGATATGGAAGATTTTCAAGGTAAATACAATGGTAAGCAGATAGATCAGCTTTTGGATAAGGCTAATGATATTGATCTTACCAAATATGCTCTTAAGACGGATAATGCCCCTACCGCCACGAAATTACAGGCGGCTAGGACCATAGCGCTGTCCGGGGCTGTTACCGGTAGTGTCTCATCGGACTTCGGAGGCAACGTAACTATCTCCACGACATTGGCCAATTTTGATGCCTCTAAGATCGCGTCCGGAACCATCAGTATAGATAGGTTGCCTAAGGCGGCTTTGGAGAGATTGATCGTGGTAGCTGACGATACGGCCAGATTTGCCCTTACCACCGCTACGGCTCAAAGTGGTGATACGGTAAAGGTAACGTCTACAGGTAAGATGTATCTGATAAAAGACGAGTCTAAATTAAGCAGTGAGGATGGATATGAGCCTTACACGGCCAGTCAGGCTTCCTCCGTGCCTTGGTCCGGGGTTACGGGCAAACCAAGTACCTTCACCCCTCCCACGTCCTCCGCTACCGTTCTTGGCGGTATTAAGGTAGGATATACGACTTCCGGGAAGAACTATAAGGTACAGCTGGATTCGTCCGGCAATGCTTACGTTAACGTTCCGTGGACGGATACCAACACGACATACACCAATATGGGAGCCGCTTCTGCCTCAGCGGCGGGAAAGGCAGGTTTGGTCCCCGCACCTGCCGCCGGAGCGCAAGCCAAGTATCTTCGTGGTGATGGGACATGGCAAACTCCTCCTAACACCACATATAGTAACATGGGAGGAGCAACGTCCTCAGCCGCAGGATCGGCGGGATTGGTACCCGCTCCGGCCGCCGGCAAGCAAGCCTCCTTCCTTCGTGGTGATGGCACATGGGTGGTTCCGACAAATACCACATACGCCAAGGCCAATACCACAACCTTAGGATTGGTGATGATCGGATATGCCGAGAATGGTAAGAATTATCCGGTAGAGCTGGATAGTAGTGGTAAGATGTATGTCAACGTGCCTTGGACGGATACTAATACAACGTATGGTGTTGTAGGAGCTAACGGGTCCACGGGGTTGGTCAAGAACGGCAGTACCGTGACAAGCGCCTCTGGATATACGGCTTGTCCTATCGTGGGTGGTATCCCCTATTATAAGGATACGAATACTACCTACGCCAATATGAAGGCGGCTACGGCCTCGGCGGCTGGTGCTGCGGGATTGGTACCGGCCCCAGCCGCTGGCAAGCAGGCATCTTTTCTTCGTGGCGATGGAACGTGGGTCGTACCTACTAATACCACATACGGATTGGCCTCTACTACAGCTAACGGCTTGTTGAGACAGCTTAATGGCAGTACATCCAGTTTCATGCGTGGAGATGGCACTTGGGCTACACCTCCTAACACGACATACGCCGTAGCCAATGAGTCTACTAACGGTTTGATGGCGGCCGCCGATAAGAAGACCATGAACAGGCTTATAGGGGTTAATACGGTCACGACATTAGCTAATCTGCCTATTAGCAAGAGAAGTATCACGGCTACGTTATCAGCCGCTACCACCCTATCCGTGCAGTCAGGGATGCAGATAGGGGAGGAGCTGATGATCAGGTGCGTCCCGTCGGCGGCCTTCACGCAGGCTATACCCAACTCCGGGGATTATGTCAGCATGAGCGGAACTTCTATCACCACTACGGCTAACAAGCCTTTCGAGATAAATATCTGGTGTTACGCTTCAGGTAAGTATAGCATCGCCGTTAAAGAACAAGATTAATGATATAAGACATGAGCTACGTATATATAAACAGGGAAATATATCCCAATCAATTAGTTCAGGACGATCCGCTTGATGATAATTACGCTAAGGGCTATAGTTATGATGATTACATTAACGGGAATCCCGCCCCATGGATAGAGCTTGGGGAGGAGCAATTGGCGTTCAAGGAGGCTAATCCTAAAGCTACGGTTAAGGAGATTATCGAGGCTAAATTGGATGACTCAAGGCTTCTTAATGAGGAGAAATCGGCTAAGTATGAGGAGATCAGGACTTATGAGAATAATAATCTTCATGAGTTTTTCTTGGATGACCAAAATATCTATATCCCTGAATATGATAGGCGTAACGCTTTGGCTGATGGGGCTATAGCTGGTAAGATAACGATCATGGGTCTGAAGTTTGATATGACGGAAGGCAAGATCTTGATCGGGATGATGGATAAGTACGATAATGACCTGATGTCGGCGTTAGGAGCCAAACAGAAGGGAGTAAGCTTAGCCACTACCGTAGAGCAGGTGAGGGCTATTGACGCTCAGTCCGGCTATCCTGATAAGGTAAGTGTTACCACGGCGTACATCCAGCAACAGGCGAAGGAGAAGGACGCTTCTGATCCCCAGAAAACAGCTGTCAAATTCTCTAGGATGGTAGTTAATAATAAGGCCATATCTTTATCTTCTAACGAGAAATTGAATATTAAGGTCCTATTCCCTATATGGGGACAAGAAGGAGCGGAGTTCGGGCTATCCGTGGATACCGGATTTTGTCTTAGGGTAGTTAAGGAGGATACGGATATCCTTTACGAGGTTATCCAGCCTCATACGTTATCGTCAGAATGGGAGCCTGGACTCAGTACGGCCTCCTTATATAAGGTTGTTGACAAGGAGCATGCCGGGACTATAGGTGATCCTATCCCTTATTTCCCTCCTATGGAGATATTTAAGGATAAATATTACATTCAGAACGCTGACGTGTATAAATGCACAAGGGATAGTGGAACTCCTCTTAGTCATAATTTAAAGGACTTAGTAGGGTTGTATGTTGAGGTTGTACAGGGCTAGTCGTATCTACCCCCCCCTATATTTGGCTTGTGATATGATACAAGTTGTTTTTGGCATAATAAAATGACATTTGTAAATATATTTAAGTATGGCATCACAAAAATTCGGTTTCGTAACCGTCGACCCAGTATCGGGATCAGGAGATCAGGCGGTTAATTTTTCCGGTGAGAAACACACCGGTCGTCTTCAACGCACTATCAACCTTACGGTCACCACGAACGGCGGGGCTAAGAAGGCGTTGGTAGTTAATCAGGCAGCGGCTGCTGAGGTGGTAAGATCAGACAGCCCTAACGCTTCCGTACAAAAGACAGGCGGTAATGTTACCATCACCGGTAAGTCTAACAGTACTAAGCTTACGTTCGCGGTCACGCCGGCTGAGGATAACGGGCTTACGTTACAGCTCCCGACTAACTACACAGCGGCTGGAAAGACTACGGCTAACGGAGCGGTTATCGCCGACGATCCCGGAGCCGCTGGCGAGTTCGTTTGGAGCATCACGATCTCGGACGTACCGGCCAACGTCACGATCGAGGAACTGACAGCTACATTGAAGGTAACTGCCGCTGGTGGCCAGACAGCCAACGTGACGGTAACGCAAGCCGCTGGAGACTCTACTATCGAGCTTGACAAGGAGACTATTAACTTGGATGTAAATGGTACTCAACAGACGGTTAACGTAACATCTAATGACAGCTGGACATGGGCGCAAGTTGCGGCTAGGACCGTATTGAAGATGATGAGACGATAATCGTATTAATATCATGTGCTAGAACCCCGATCGACTAAAGCCGGTTGGGGTTCTCTTGTTTTATTATCTTTGTGGGTAGATGATAATTAAAAGACATAATTATGAGTGATTTGAATATTAATTGGAAGGACGGGGTAGGCGAGGTAACGGACCAGCCTCTGACCGTCAGCCCGGGGTCCGGGACCGGTAACGCCGCCGTTTCTTTTGGCTCGGTAATGAACAAAGGTCTTGACCGTACCCTTGAGTTGGAGATAACAACCCCCAAAGGCGTTAAGAAGACGCTTACGGTGAATCAGGAGGGATGTAGGCAAGCTTATATCACGAGCGACGGGAAACGGTGGTTAACCAGCGACAACCGGGTGTATGGGGTGTTGAAAGGTGATGCGCCGTGCCAATGCTTTGATACCGGTATGCGTGGAGTGGCTAGATTTAGGATAGATGACAAAAAACAGATTTCTGTTATAGATTCTTGTGGCGATAGCTCATGGATTAAGGGACGAAGGTGCCTGGTTAAGAAAACGGACGCTGGGGTCGCCATATGCTATCTGGATGAAAATAATTCGGAATTGTTCCATGACGGTAAGACCCAAGCCAAGCTTGACGGTACCATGGGTCAGTGGATGACAGATATACCTAGTTATAGGTATAGCTATACTGGATTCAAACATGATAATAATTATGATATTATCAATTATATTACATTAACCCATAACGATGTCGATGACAATATCACCAAATGGGGAAATAAGGGGCTATTCAGGAGATGTTTGGTAGGCGTAACAGAGGCGGTTGTTGTCAATAGTAAATTGTGGAGTCGCAAAACAGGAGATGAATATTCTACGGGAAATTTAGAATCACGTTTATTTCATGATTACGCTACGGCGTTAGGTGCAGGATTTGATATTATTGATTATGAGACACATTGCAAGATAGCTCATTTATTCTACGCAAAATACGCTGATAGAAACCCTCAAGGGATGGATCGTTTTGGGACTGGAGAAGACTCGTTTGATAGAATTATTGGTACCACATCCTCGCTAGGGAATAATGACGGAAAAACTTCCACCCAAATCAGTTTCTTGGGCATAGAAGATTTTTATGGAGGGAAGAGTGAGTTTATGGGAGGAATAGGATTTTATGGTGAAGATGTATATATATATGATGGGTTTAACCCATATAAACCTCCTACTGTTGATTATCGTGTAGTGTATTCAGGAATGTATAAAGAAAGTGGAGGTATATATAAAGTAGTATGGGGGGAGCATGGCGATATGATTCCTAAAGTCATTGATGTGTTTTCTAGTAACTTTCATTATTGTGACTTTGGATATATTGACGGTTCAAATGGACGCTGGCAGGGAGTTACTCGGTCTGGTTATGGAGCGAGCCTTTACAACGGAGTCGCTTTTTTCTCAGATGGAGGATCTTGGGCATACAAAGGGACTCGTATCCAGTACAGAGGAACTATGCAAGTTATAGATGATCCAGCTGATTTCATAACAATGCCGATAGGTTTTTGATTCATGGTTTTGTTTTTACAAAATTTGTAATTACATTTGTGGCGCATGTCCATCACCATGCTTTTCGTCGCTAATTTATTATAAGGGATACCGGTCTGTGATGGGATCGGCATCCCTCTATTTTTTAATATGGATAAGATAGATGTTTTCGATGTTCAGATTCCTGATGGGAGACAAATCAGTTGTATATCGTATAATAAGGTTACTTATTTTGATCTTGACGATATATGTAAGTTATGTTTTGACTCATATGACCTACATGATGTGGCTGACACTAAGGTAATGAGTGAGTTCCTGCACCGAGAGGGTGGTCGTTATTGGACTACGATAGATGGCGTAAGGCAGTTGTATCGTAGGATTGAGTGCAAGATGTGTTTTGAGGTTATAGAAAAATTAAAAAAATTATGAGAGAGCAGGAATTTGATTTCGTGGTATATCCGTTGAAGTTGATTATCACGGTAGGATTGGATTACGAGACGTTATGTAACCGTTTCGAGAACATGGAGCCGGATCATAAGGGAGAATGGGGTGATAAGGATGATATGGATAAGGAAGCGTCTTTCGTGAATCTGGTAAGGGATAGGGACGATGATGGTAAATTCGCCATACTTTGGAATTTTTCAAGCGACGATGATATAATGATGAGAAATATATGTCATGAGTCGTTCCATATAGCCATGAGCGTGTGTCAGTTCTGTAATATGTCGCTTGGATTTAAGGTCGGGGAGGATGAACATGCGGCGTATATAGCCGGCTTCGCTGGTGATTGTGTTAGCGAGTTCATCAATAGTAAGAATACGGATTAAGCCATAAATTATATAAGGAACACAAGAATATCAGCCTCCGCTTATTTGTGGGGGCTTTTTGTTTATCTTTGTCAAAAACATGAAGTTATGTCGAGTTGCGTAATTAAAAGGAATAAGGAAGGTAAGATAACCCGTGTCTTGACCCCTTCCGGCGAGGTATCCACCTTGTTCGATAAGATAGCGGGTATAGCCGCCGTAAGTGACCTTAATAAGGCCGCTGAGGCTTATATGACTATTTATAACGATAAGTTCAGGTCTAAGTTCGGAGACTGGACGAGATCCGTGCCAAGAAATAAGGAGGCTGCCAGATCCATAAGCGCCAGACTTAGCGCCAGCGAGTGGGGGCAACTTATGTCAGCCAAGGTCCTGTCCGCCATAAGCGACATGGATGCCCCAGCGTTGGCCAGAAACCTTGGGAATAGCGACAGTGTCGTGGCTTATCTTACCTCCGGAGAGGTAGGTGATGTCAATGATATGGCTGTGGTAGATACATCCACGGTACAGGAGGTGGATCTGGATTCCATAAACGAGGATAATATTGGCGATACGATACTGAAAGAGGCGTCATGGGATGATATAAGGGCTATCAGGGAGAATATAGATATTAAGGAGACAGCCCGTATGTTATGGAAGGCCGTGGAAAGCGCTTTTACCGGTCAACGACCTAATATTAGGGTGAAGGGCGGAAATATAGATGGGGAGATCATATTTTCTGGTAATGTCTTGCCGTTAAATGATATTGAGAATTATACGCCTCCATCTTCAAGACTGGTATATGATTCCGGTGAGCCTCGCCTGTTCTTTAGATCGGATGACGGCAAGATACACGAATCTTACGCCAACGCCATAAAAGGCTCTTCCGGAGGGCGGGTCGAGGCCGGGTTCTTGGCCGGCAGTGTCGAGGAGAGCGACGTCCCGTCCGGTACGGCTGATATCTCCTTTGGCTCTTCCTCCATAACCCTTAATAATAACGAGTCGTTCATCCCTATCCTTGGTATTAGCTCAGACTCAGATATAAGTACTCGTGGAGGGTTTATTAATTACCTTATCAAGAAAGGCATGTTGAGCGGGGAACGTATAAGACTAGGGGATAGATATTATCTTACTGGCGCTGGCAATTCTGATGGTCTTAAGATCTATAACGCTATGGACGCCTTGTCTAGACTAAGGAACAGGTTTGGTAGTATGTCTTCTGAGATGAACGTATTAGGCTCCATCGGTTTTGATACGGAGGTAAATAACGATCTTGATCTTATCACGACATCAGGGGAGAAGGTTACGGTAAGCAGATCGGAGATAAAGGGCATGTTAAGGCAAGGTAAGTTTGAGGAGCTTAATAACAAGTATGATGGATTCATGGAGCTATCCTTGTCGTTGATGATGGAGGATAACGCCTTGTACGGAAGTAATGTCCGTGGGGTTATTGAGAATGAGAAGGCGGAGGATCTTCAGAACAGGACTGATATCACCAATATCTTATCCACGTTAGGTATCCGTGTGATGGGTATGTCTGAGTATATGGATAAGTATAAGATGCGTAATGGTGTCGAGCCTTCGGCTAGGGCCTTATCCGATATGGCTAATGGGGTTATTGCCTTGGCTGAGGGAGCTACGGTAGAGGATCTTAATGAGGAGGTGGCTCACTTCTTGATCGATACTTATCGTAACCAACAGGAGATTGACGAGGTTCTGGACTCTGTTGTCGGCACGCCATTATGGAATCAATTTGCCGGTCGTTACTATGAGGTGTATGGGAAGGAATACCAAGGGGAGGAACTGGATCGGATGGTGAAGCGGGAGATCCTAGGCAAGACGTTGGCCCAGCGGTTCGTGCCGGGCATGGAACAGGCGGTGGAGGATCTGGCCTCGTCCGAGGACGCCCAGCTCTCCTTGTTTGGCAGGATAATCCGGGCTATACGGAATTTCTTCTCTACTCAAAGATCAGACTTGAATAAGGTTCTTGATAGGATAAAGGAGTCGGCGTTAGCGGATGATCCCAGCGCTTTTGACGTGCTTCTGTTGAAAGACAATGATCATCTCATGTACTCATTATCGGATGTTGACGTGGCTAATAAGCTGATCAAGAACGGTAGGTCATTGGAAAGACTATATACCAGATTGCAGAGGATGAGGTCAAGCCAAAGCCAGAGGATCGGTGAGAGTATCTCCCTTCTACGTGATATAGGCGAGAAGGTAAGACAAGTCGGGGGTGAGCTTAATAAAAACAACAACCTGTTATCCACCAAGAGCGTCATAGCGACCGCCAAGGCTGAGGTGGAGTATTTGGTCACTGTCGCCAGTAGCCTACGTAAGAGCGGAAAAGGATTGGATTATGAGACGATACAGGTTATCGATAACGTATATGGGGAGATCGTGCCACTTATCAGGAACCTTCGTGGATTCGTCAATAATCAGGCGGCTGATTATTATGGCAGCAATAAGGTTGGCATGGTAGAGGATATGGATGATATATTACGTATGGCTGAGACATCCATGTCTGATATAAATGCTCTTCGAAGTGATCGTAATGAGGACTGGCTGGATGGACAGCTCAGGATGTTTAATATCCCGGAAAGATATTGGAATGGGATAAAGAAGTTGATAAATAACATCCATAAGGATATCAATGTCATGTCCCGGTTCTTTGGTACGCTGGAGCATAGTGGTAACGCTATTTTAGGTATGTTAGGCCAACGTCTAGCCAAGGCCCATAATGAAGCCCATACCGAGGGTATATCCAATATCAATAAGATGACTAGGATGATGAAAGAGCGTGGATGGGGGATAAAGGATAATGAGGATCTTATACAGAAGATAAATGGGAAGAACTCGGATTACCTTGACTCGTCCCGTGATTTCGCCAAATACGATTTACTATACAGGACCGAGCAGGCTAAGACTATTATCGATATATATGATCTTAAGAATGTCATGGGTAAGACCGAGAAACAACTTATTGATCTTCTTCTATCCGATAGAGGTCTTAAGGTGAAGACCCGTGACGACATAGTAGGATATGACGGGGATAAGCCTATTACGAAGGAGATATATCATGTATTCAAACCTACCATCCAGAATTTTGATATCTCGGACATGACGTTCGAGGATCAGCAACGATATCTCGACGCGATAAATAGGTGGTTGGATGAGAACCGGGAGAAACGTATGGTGCAGGCTTATTACGATAAGATCGAGAAAGTCAATAAGAAGGTCGAAGAAAGACTGGGTCGTAGGGTGTCGCAAGCCACGTCCGATTTCATGACCCGTATCCGCAGGAGCCGGTATGTGGCTATGGATAAGTTCGTGAGGAACGGGAAGGTCGATTGGAAGGCGTTTCAATCCGATCCTATAGCTTGGAGATCTTATCTGGATATTTTACGTGACAGGGCTATAGCCAAGAGCGAGTGGTATTCCGATGGGACACCAAAGGAAGAGGGATCCGAGGCTCTGATGATGTCCGAGGAGATCGAGGCATGGGACGAGGCGTGGGCCGAGGAGTTCGGGAATACCAACGAGGGTCGTAAGGCTTCCGCCGAGTTCAAGGAGATACTTCGTGGGATAGAGCGGTCCGAGGGCGGCAAGGCTGCGTTTGAGTTCCTGCTAGCTGGCGGTCATCTTGGCTTCTCCAAGGATATGTGGGGATCCGAGGAGGGTGATTATTACGAGAATCTGGTTGATAAGATCACGGAGCAATCTGTATCATCATCAAGGATAGAGAAGGTAGAGGAGGCGATGGCGACAATAAACGAGATCAATGACCAGCTAAGGCCTTTGCTTATCCAGTACCGGGATAGCACGAGATACGGGGAATATGATTTCGATAGGTTACGTGGATCCGCCTCATTAAGAAAGATAAACGAGTTATATGATCGTCTGGCTGAGGCTAAGAGCGTTATTAACGCCGCCGCTTCCGCTGAGGCTATTGAGATGGATATGCCTGATACGGTGGAGAGTGGAGTCACGGATTCTTACCGTAACGCTTTAAGGGATGCCATGGCATACGACAAGGGTATGGATGAGATTAAATTCGCCAAGGAACATATGTCTGCCCGCTCCCGCAGCCAAGTGGAGCGGATGGCCTCCAAGCTATCCCGGAAGAACCCGTCATGGACAACCGTGGAGGTGGCGTTCTTTAGAAAGAAGTACGGTCCTGACTTCAACAATAAGCTGGCTAATGATATAGCTATTGGTAAGGCTAATAGTATACTTATCGAGTACGCCAGAACTCGGCTATATCCTTATATGAGAAAATACTCTCCCAAGGGATATTCTGATTTTGTTAGGAAGATAAATAACGGTACGTATAAGGTATCCGAGTTCTTTGATGCCATAGAAAATGGTATATCTAAGGAAGAGAGCGTATCCCGTTTCGGGTTTGATATTAATATGATCGATCTGACGATCAATAACCAGTGGCTTGATGAGGCTGACGCCGAGAGTTCTTTCCGTAATCCTAATTATAATCCCGATCTGGGTTATGGATATCATACGCCTAGGTTCGATAAGTACAAGAACGAGGCTTTCTTCAAGAAATACGGTATTACCAACGAGGGGGAGGAAGCTACGATCAATAAGGATAAGTGGGAGATGAGGAAGGAGTTGCTTAACATAAGCCGTAAGGCTATGGAGGACTATGATGAGCGGTTCAGGAACATCTACCAGATACCACAAATATCCAAGGGCGGCGTGGAGAGGATGGTGCAGGCCGGGGTTGACCCTAAGGCGGCCATCGGCAACGCCGTACGTGATATCGTTGGCGAGAGGGTGGATGACCCTATACATGGTCAGGGGCAAGACCTAGGAGGGATTGATGAGAACGATAACAAATATCGTATGATCCCCAAATACTATCTTAGTAAGTTGGAGAACGCCGATGACGTGTCCCATGACTTCGCCTACTCCTATTCCATGTTATCCTTACAAGCGACCTCTTACAAGTATAAGAGGGCGGCCTTGGATGATGTCATGGGATACAGGAACATGATGCTGGAGACGCAATACGACGGCGGTAAGAACCCAGAGGCGACGCATGCCTATAGGATGTTCCAAGATTGGGTTAACGCCAGTATCTATGACGTCAGGATAAATAATAAGCGGGCGGAATGGAATATAGGTAATTATAAGGTCGATCTTAATAAGCTGGCTCTTATGTTTACTAAGTTCGTGTCCAAATCCAACCTAGGCTTCTCCCCGTTCGTCGCAGCTACCGGCGCCCTTACCGGGCAGGCCAACTTCCTTTTGGAGGGTATGGTAGGGCAGTATATAAGCAAGGACTCCATGAAATACGCCTATGGGGAAGCCCAGAAGCAGTTAAGTACGTACGTGTCGGAGATCGGGGATATAAACCGCACCAACAAGCTATATGTCGTTGGAGAGGCTCTAGGCGTGTTCAATGTCCGTAACCGTGTACGATCGGCAGCGTATAACAAAATCTGGAGAACCTTATTCCGGGACCTGCCGTTTAAGATGATGGAGGTTCTTAACTCCCCGTTGGATCCGCAGGTCATTATCTCGGTCATGGATGATACCCGCCTATACGAGGGTCAGTTCTGGTCATACTCCAATTTCAAGGAGATGATGATGAAAGACAGAAATATGTCCGCTAACGAGGCTAAACGCGATTGGGAGCGTTTAAGGGATTATTCTATGTGGAACATGGTAGATGTCAAGGACGGAAAGATCGTGGCTAAGAACGAGGCTAACAAGGATATTATAGACCGATATATACCCACCTTGTCCAGTAGGGTAAGGAGTATGGTGCAGATCTGTGACGGCGCCTTGAACGAGCAGAACCGGGTGGGGGCTAGCCGGAACGCTATCCTTAATATGGTGCTGCCTCACCGTGGATGGTTTATATTGGCCGTACAGCGGGCGTATAAGAAAGCCGGTTTCAATTTCCAAACCAACCAGTTTGAGGAAGGATATATGAGAACGTTATGGAGACTGGCCGGTAATGTCTATGGATCGATGTCCGAGGGCAGGATGGGAGAGGCATATGACGTGCTTAAGGAAGAGTATGATAAGCTTACCCCCTACGAGCAGATCAATATCAAGAGATCGATTATCAACATGGCGGTATTCGCTACGATGATGGCCATAGGACGGGCATTGATGGGATATAGGGAGGATAATGAGGATAGCTGGTTCGGGCAGTTCATTACCTACATCGGGTTCAGGACGATCAATGAGATCGCCTCCCAGACATCCCCGTTCATGGAGCTTAACGCCATAGACATGCTACAGGATCCGCTGGTCACCGCCCGGAAGTTAGGCGACCTCACCGATCCTCGAAACTGGGATCCGTTCGCTACTGTCCAGACCGGCGTATATAAGGGCGAGAGCAAACTATGGAGGCAGCTCATGAAGTTCTCGTTTGGTAAGCAATGGTATAATATCAAGACGGCTAGGGATATTAAGCAGACATCCGACTACTGGTTGATGACCAACGGCATGACGATGGGATTCTTCTTAGGAGGCAGGGATAAGGATGAGTCCGGGGAGGACGCTAATTGGTATTTTGACAGGGGAAGATAACTGATATAGTATGACAAAAAAAATAGCCAGTCAATTGTTTAAGACAATTTGATTGGCTATATTTGCATCATGAAACAATGAATGACGGGATCTCACTTCAAGGTCATTCAATGTGTAAGATATTTTTGGCTCATTAGGATTTGTCGAGGTGAGATCCGGCATTTCCTTTTGGGCCTATTTTTTATATTATGTGTAATATTGTTTTAAATGACGATTTGTCTATTAGATCGTATTTTGAGAAGGTTCTTGAGTTAGTTGAATCCGGAGAAGATTTTCCAGTTAATTTAGATGATGTTTGGCCTTTGATATACTCTGATAAAGGTAAGGCCGTTAGGGTTCTTACTGGTGATAATGGTTTTATCAAAAATATTGACTATAAGGTTTTTACCCAAAATGGCAAAAACCCGGTTGGCGGTAGACCTACGATCGTGTATATGATCTCCGTATCTTGCATGGAATATTTAATAGCGAGAAAAGAAAGAAGGGTATTTGATGTATATAGGAGTGTATTTCATGGCGCGGTAAACGCTTTGAATAAGGTGGAAAAATCCGTGGAGAAGAATCTTCCGCATAATTATATAGAAGCGTTAGAGGCGTTGTTGGCGTCCGAAAAAGAGAAGCAGGCGTTAGCTGAGGCCAAGAAAGTGATAGAGGAGGAGAAGAAGGTCGTTCAAGCTGAATTAAATACAGCTATAGATACTATAAAGGAGAATGAACCGGTAATTGATATGTTTAAAAGGTCTATTCCAAGAGAGGGTGTCCTTATCCGTGAATCATCAAAATATTTTGAGCAATTTGGCTATTATATCGGGATTAAGAACATGTATCCGTTATTACAGGAATTAAAATATGTTTTTAGGAATGAGAGAGGTAGGATAGAAGCATATCAGTCCGCTCGTAATTATGGATTAGTTACATATGGGTCTGATCCCGGTGATGAATACTGGGAGGCTAAAGCCATGACCGTCATGATAACATTGAAAGGATTTGTTAAGCTAGAGGAGTTGTCAAGGAAGAAAAGAGATGTTTTTAAGAGATATGGACATTTCTATGATAATGTATGAGTATTGTAAGGATAGAGGCTTATAACCTCTATCCTTATTTATATACTACTCGTCCCATTGCTCCTAATAGCTCTTTATCATCCTGCTCCTTTACCTCTACATAATAATATCCCTTGAAACAAAATTTCTTTTGATCGGGATCTGACAAGAACTTTTTATATTCCTCGAATCCTTCATCTGAAAGATGATAAGCCTTTCTTTTTTGCTGAAGTAATTCATCTGATTCTAATATCTGTTTTTTAGTAGCCATAATAACGTCATTTTTTTTATTTTAAGATTTTTAGACGATGAGGTATTCTACCTACTCCACAAAGTTCCCCATTTTCTGATTTGACAATTTTTACTCCATCAATAGAATGATAGATGTTTTTTGTAGGATCATTCAAAAATTCTTTAAAACTTTCCAGTTCTTCATCTAATAAGAAAAATTCTTTCTTGCAAAGTTCAATGTCCATGTCCATATAATGATTTTTTAAGGTTGTTATATATCTTGTAATAAATACTCTTCTATTTTCTTAGCCATATCAATAAGCATCTCACATCTAAGGTCGTTAAGATCCTTACAAAACCTCATTTCCTCCTCATGCTTTTCCTCCGGCGATCTGTTATCACTTACGCTGTAGCATGGTGATGAGTGTATCGGTATGGGCTTCATGGCATCTATGGCTAATTTGATAGCCTTTTCTTTGATATCGCTCATACTATTTTCTTTTTGTTCCCAGATCATGCCGCTATGAAGGCAATTAGGATCATCAGCATGATTTATTAAACAAATCCCTTTGTCGTAAAAACAACATCCCGTACAACTCTCTTCTTCTATCTCAGGGATAGCTATGTATTCTTTTCCTTTATATATTTTAACTTCTCCTTTTCTTATCTTATTCATCTTATTAGATTTTTATATCCTACATGTTTCAACTGCTCTTCGGTAGCTTTCTCCTTTGGGAACTTCCCGTGCCATTTACCGGGCACCACGACATCACGGCCGTCGGGACTGGTAGCCAGCCTCCCGCATTCGCTGCACAGCCCCATGCCCTTGTACGGCTGTAGTTCCTTGGCATAGTCGAATTTATCCACCATATACTCGTTTGTCAACATCCAATAACTAGACGTAGCGGTATTATCAACGCAACCGCATTTAGCGCATACAAATAAGCTCATATTTTAGTATCGTTAAATGTCGTTATCCTTATCATCGTCAACCCTCTCTACCTTGATCGTTCCCATATCACCTGAAGGTAACGTCATATCGCTATACACGTTATTCCAGTTCTCGTCAATAGCCAATTGATGCAGTATTGATCTATATATCTGGTAGGTATTTCCGATAAGTCTCTTTCTATTGATCATATCCTTACTACCTCCATCATACCCTATATGTTCATAGTCTTCGAGATCTGGGAACAACCTTCTTCTTATCGCTCGTGAGTTATTGATTATAAAGCTTCTTATCCCCAGAGATTCCGTCCTATCCATATCATCTATCAACGTATCTGTCGTATGCTGTAGATCCATGTCACCCGCCGCAAATCTACTGATGTCTTCCACGCATTGTGAGATCAACATCAGTTGCTCCCTTGTTAGGGTTATTTTGTAAAGTTGTTTGTTGTTTATAACCATCTATTTGTTCTTTATATTAATTACTTCCATTTTATACTTCTCTGGATACTCTAGGCATGTGCATACTACTAAAATAGAATCATTCAACATAGTCGCTTTATTACCCCTATCATCTACATAAACAGTTTTAGGATAATAATCAACATCTTCTTCTTTTTTATCCTTACATCCTATCATGATAAGAGATAGGATAATAATACTTGCTTTAATCTTTGTCATAGCAGCTCCATACTTTCTCTCGTCTATTTTATTAACTTCATTATCAATACGGTAAAGTTAAATATTGTATATACTATGGACATCCATAATGTTATACTTACCATAAATCCTAGGCTTTTAGGTATAGGATCTATTCTTCTGAATGTTAAGATCATGTATATAAATGCCTTTATGTTCATAATTTATGATATTTTTTCTATATAGTTAACTATCAAATCTTTAACTCCTTTTGGGACATCTACCAGTTTGAGATTGCCTTGGAATATGTCCTTGCCGTATTCATCCATAATCTCCCCGAATGAAGGATTCATGACTCTTGTTGACATAGATATTGGTTGATCAGTGTCAAATTTGATAACGATCTTCTTTCCGCCGTTTATCGCCTTTTTAAAAGCCACGTAAAGCTTTCGGCCTTTTATTATATCACAATTTCCTTTCAGGATATTGGACATATGTATGACATGCTCTTTCTTCGCATCTCCGGGGTTGTCCATAAGCTTAAGATCTCCTCCGGTATCTCTCCATTTCCTGAAGCACGGGAAACATAGACCGTGATTTGCCTTGGCGTGTCTAGGTATCATCCTGCTGCTGCCGGCTGGGATCGTATCGCCACAGCAGATACACGTCCTATCCTTGTTGGTGCGCATCGGCACATAGCTCTTTATCGGGTATTCTTTTCTTTTATACATCTTCTTCTGTTTTCAAAATTATCATCACCATACTCATAATTAGGACAAGCTTTGTTGCTTGGACGCCTTACGTATGTTGTTTGTTTCCTATTATGTTTCCTGTTAGGGTTTATATAATGGTCACACACCTGCCAAATAGAACAACATACCTTGCCATATCTTTTCGCCCATTCATTATCATGCAGATGTACGCATGTGGCGCAAGTCGGATTCTTAAGCTTATCCTTGTTATCATCTATGATCTTATTAACCCGATCAAGAATAACGGACATATGCTCAGCATACATAACATCGAATACATCCGGCTTCGGAAGATATGTCATCGAGCTTATATCTATATCTATTTCCTTGGATTTGTCATAAACGGATTTGTATTTCCTTTTCATCAAATCCTTTAATTGATTTACCTTCTTATCGTAAGTCCCCATATTTCACTCAGTTTTCCATCCCTGTTCCCTTAATAAATTCACCATCATCTCCTTTATCTTAGGGCTAATGGCTTCGGTAAGTATATCAGCGGCCAAGTTAATAGAGAAGCTGGTCATCCTAGATTCTCCTATATACTTCTCGCTGGTAACTTCTTTGACATAGTCGTGAATATCCTTGATCATTTCATTTTGAGATCTTAGGAGATCCAGTATCTTATCGAGTTTATCATTCATCTTTTTTCTCGAATATACCTGACAATAACCAGAAGACCACTATCAAAAAGAAAAATAGCCCAAGAGCCTCATCCGGATAATCATGCATCGCCTCTAAGATACTTCTCATAACTTAACATCCATTTTACCGATTATACGATAGAAAATATCCCTAGTCAGCTCAATATCGTAAGTAGCGTCATGAAGCTTATTCTCGTCGATCTCAATACCCATAGTTCTGGCTACGGTCATCAACTTAAAGTTCTCCATATCGTTTCTTACGCCCATCAGGAACGGTGTCACCATAACATATACATCCATACAGTTAGGATAGAACCATGATCCGAAATACTTATCCCCACATTGGGTAAATAAAGCCCGTAGGAAGTTGTTGTCGAATCCGGCGTTGTTATACCCCACCAAATACATTTTATCCCTCTTGTCGAACTTATTCACGTATTTGGATAATATACCAACTAACTGCCTGTACCCTTCTTCCATAGGCTGATACGACTGCACTTGCTCCAAGGTAACACCAGCCACATCTAGCGCCTCTTGCTCTATCGTGGCGGCAGGGTTCGGGGCTAGGCGGATGTCGAACCTCTCGACCTCCTGCCCGTCGATATCCACGATCCCTCCTATTTGGTGTATCCCGTTTCTCCAGAACTTAACACCGGTTGTCTCTAAATCGAAAAATAGCAATTTGCTCATATCTATTGATTTTTTAAATGTTCCTTAATCTTCTCCAATGCCTCATAAGACAGATAGCTGTCTATAGTATTATCGCTATCTATTTCCAGCAACTCATTAAACAAGTCTTTAGCCAATGCTTTCCACTGCTCTCCCCAATCACGGAGATTCTCGACCTTTGACTGTATGTCTTCGAAATAAGAATCTACGTCTGATTTGATTGATTTTGAATAATATTTAACATCCTTCTCATCCCCATTCATGATATAATCACATTGTGTCTCGATATCTTTTATATGACTATCTATATCACTACACATATAATCAACAGGTCTACGTATATTGAATATAGCTTCTGACGTAAGACCGGTTATATCTTGTATGTCTTTTAAATTACCCATGATTTAATCAATTAAATACCAACCATCCACCTGCAAATCCCATCCCAAAAACGAATAAGATTATAGATGTAAATAATATCCAATCTTTTGCGCTTAGCTCATTATTATCTCTCTTTATTTTCTCAAGATAATCATATATAGCTGTATAAACAGCATGGTGAATATTCTCGTCTCTAGCCCTTACGATATTATCATATTCATTATATCCTAGATTATGGGTGGAGCTTTCGATCCTCATATTCCCCGTAACCTTTTTATTTACATCGAAATCGAAACTAACCACTATATCGGTGGTTAGAGCGCTGGCGATTCTGCTTTTTATCTCATCATTACTGAGATTAGCATCGTGCACTAATCGCTCATAGTCTTTATCGTCAAGAATTATCTGTTTTTTAATGTTCATATCCCTAATATTTCTGCTACATAAACAAATCCATAACATATATAATTATCAGCGTCATGCTCACCATAATCAACATGCCATACGACGGCGCACGGGAAATATAATGGCATATCCTCAGCCATAGGATCCTCTTTGAGGTCATCAATGTTTATCTTCTCCCTCCACCTCCACAGGTCTTGGATATCGTTCAAAATTAATTTCTCCATAACTATGACGGATATTAGATGTTAGTAATTCTATAGCCAAGCCGATCATGGCTCCCGCTTCAGTAAGTTGATTCATTTGGGCGTACATTCTATGCTCTGCATTACGATAAGCCTCTCTACTACTTATGATGTCTAGTAAATCATCTATAGCGTTTCTAAGAAGATCGGTCATCCCATGCCCTCCTATGCCTTTGAAATAATAAATATCACGACCAGCGTAAAACATGTCCTGATATCTTTTAGCTACATACTCTATCCCGGATAGATGGTATTTCTCGTTGTCTATCTCCACCTCTCCTTCTTCTATAGCTCTCAACAACTTCCAATCTATCTTTACATCAGCTTGACGATTTTTTACCTTTACATAGGCATATCCGCCATAATGAGAACCCAGCGTCCTCATCGTAAGTTCATTGACTTTTTGTTTGTCTCCATCCATAATAATCTGGTTTTTAATGTTGATACAAAGATATGATTTAAACAAAAATAAAAGCATGAATAATATTAAAATAATATTAATCATGCTTAAATATAAATATATCCCTTCTAGTTCTCACGGATATACGTATTCGTACTCATCTGGAGGAGATGTCTTATATTCAACATCGCACTCCATATTGGTGTAATAGTTATCCCCTTTTCTGTATACTAACGCTACCCAACAGTCATATTTTTTGCTGTATCCTATAAGAGGGACATTGGCCATAGGTGGATTATCCACCGTTTTGTATCTTATTCTTGTTACTTGTTTCATGTTCTCATGGATATAGATATTCGTATTCTTCCGGTGGATATGTTTCAAATTCGGTGTCGTACTTCATACAAGTGTAGTACTTGTCTTTGCTTCTGTACACTACTGTCCACGGACAGTCATATCTTTTGTTGTATCCTAAAAGAGGAACACCTTCCATAGGAGGCTTATCTTTCGTTTTGTACCTTAATTTTGTTATTTGCTTTATGTTCATATAATCTTATGTTTAAGTAATTCCATCATCATCGAAAACAATGTGTCTACAAGAAGTTTCTCGCTACTCCAATACATAGGAATCTCATCTATATCTCTATACGTTACAGACCATGCATGTTTTAGCTTATAACATTCTAATGTACAACCCTCTATCTCATATGGGAGTAAATTCAGTAACGTCCCTACATCCCAAACAGGGTTGGATATATCCGGGGTAACGGCCTCGATCAGTCCTATACGACCAGCGTCATCCTCCATAGAATGTAATTGATCCAGATACTTGTCTCTGAAACCGCTGGCGGTGGAGATAGGGAGGCCGGCCTCGACCAGCACCCTCCCCTGTTCTTTTGTGGTGAATATTCTTTCCTTCATAATTTCATTTTCCTTTCTACCGTAACGATCGTATCATTATGCCATCCCCCATGAGCCACAAGAAGAATCTCCTGCTGCTCGAAGCCAAGCCCGGCCCCTATACCGCCGGAGTTCCACGCGCAGGTAATGACCACCCCGCCTTTCTTGGTGATCCTAGCTATCTCCTTCTTCTGTCTAGCCCAATAACTAGATTGTGTTGTTTGCATATTAACAGATTCTCCAAGCCTTTTATATGACTCGGACACCTGTCTCGCGGAATATGGTGGATCATATAATACCATATCAGCTATATTATCGCCAATATCACTCAGGAAGTCCGTGGCGTCTTTATGATACATAGCCTTAGTCTCAGGATCAAGATCGTTGGTGATCGTCCCTATATCGCTGTTTCTGGCGAATGGATCCACTATAACCATCCCCTCTTCTCGATATTTATCTATAAGTTCCCTTATCGGTCTTATGCTGAATGTCTCTTTATTTGGCATTGACCATTTTTTAGTAATTATCATGATCTATGAAGTTTATCCCATTCTTCTTTATCTACTCTTTTACCTTGTATATAAAACAACTGTATTGACCCATCATGAGTGTAAATTGCTTTAGACTTATCATTTTTTAATCTATCGAAAACATTACCAAACCTCTGTGATAATTTCATAGATTGATATTTTTCAAGAAAGTTATATTCTTGATCTGATAAATTTAATTCCTGTTTAATCATTTCCCTGCTTTTGCTCATACCAAATTTGATTGTTTATTTCCTTTTTGAAATTTAATTTCATAATACTTCTAGATATAGGATCACATATATCCTCCCACCAATTCTTGTGTCCTTTTGGTGGATGTATATCCTTTTTCCATGAAGACCCCTTAACTGTTTTGACTCTTCCGTATGGCTTCATTTTGCTCATGTTTATCACATGTCACATTAGTACCCGTTTCTGATGATCCGAACATAAGCTCATCAGTGATCTTGCGAAACTCCTTTACAATATCATTCATCTGCTTACGCTCTATGCTTCTTAGCAAATGGGCTATCACATCCACTGTCCATCCGTTACCCGCTAAAGACATGGCCGTATTTGGGGCTATCCCGTCAAGGTAATCATCCGGCAATGTCTGTAGCCTACACATCTCCACCGGGGTCAGGTATCTGAATTTGTCTTTCATGTCAAAGGCGTTAGGATATCTTCCGGGAGGCAACGATGAGATCACGTTATCTTTCATGACTGTTGTCAGGCAATTACTTTTCTTAATAGAAACAGTATTTTTATCCCTTCTTACCTCCAAACATTGCGTTATTTTCACGTTCTTGTCATAATCCTTTCGATGCCCGTCCTCTCCTATCCTTCTACCGACAATGACTCCTATATATCTTCCTCTTATGGCTCCCGGATTCCATCCCTTGTCATGCTCTAAAATATCATCCAATGATATATGCTTGTCTTTCGGCATTTCTACCGGCCAATTACACCAATAAAGGCGATGCCGGGTCTGTGCCGAGACCAAGGCACTATCGATCTCCACCGGCTCCACGCCAAGCTCCTCGGTGATCACCCAGCGGTGCTCGTCCCGCATCCGGACGTTCTCGCCCAAGAACAGGACCTTACCTTTGGTTTCCTTTCTTAAATGCTTTACGATGTCCGAGAAGCAAAAGAAAAGCCTTCCACGAGCGTCCATGAATCCCTTACCCTTACCTGAGCTAGAGAAGCTCTGGCAACAGAACCCTCCCATGACCAGATCTATGTCTTTCCAAGGGATATCCCATGTTCTCCAGTTATTAACATCCCCTAATTGAATAATATTAGGAAAATGTTTTTGACTTACCTTTATGCATGTCTTGTCTATCTCTGAGGCATAGTAAGTCCCAATAGGTATACCGGCTCTTTGTAATGCTAGATATCCACATGATATCCCATCAAACAATGATAATACATTCATATTGTTTATCGTTTATTTATGCAATTCTATAGCAATTGTATCATCAAAATGATCATTGACTATATCTCCCTTCTCTTTTATAGACATATCAGATAAAGAGGCAGGGTAGGATGTTATATAATCATTCGTATTTATAACAACCCTTATTTCCTTACTCTTATCCTTGACAAGCATCAATTCGTCTATCAAATCTTGTACTGTCATATTTTTCTCCGCTTTCATAAATCCTGTTTTTATTTATTTTCATGGTCTAAAAATATCCTTTGCGATCATATCAAGGGATATTTTATGTATCTTAGGTAAGACCTTAACCAATTTTATACCAAAATTTTCGCCTCTCTTAACAAAAGTCCATTTACCATATATGATTCCATGCATCATATTCTGTATTACTTCCTTACTGTCTGTCAAGAATACTTGGTAATAGACACTTTTGGCATAATTAAAATCCTCCCCATGATCATTTGCCGGTCTTAATATCATTACAGCCGAAGAGCATCCACGAACGAATCCGTGTATCTCAAGGCATTCATCAAACTCATAATTATCGCGTTCCTCATCATGAACATCCTTAACCCATTTACATGGTCTCCCGTCCTTAAACGGGATCTTTAACTGTTTCTTTGCCATAATTGTTTTAATTATTAAATAATTCATATCTACCCTTCATCACCTATATTGCTTCTTTCTTAGCGTCATGCATTGCTTTAAATCTGTTTCTTTATGACAATTTGGTTCCCGTATTGAGGTATAATGCATAAACCTTCATTCAATCCATTTATTTCCAGTTCCCCCAAATTATTTAGATTTATAATAAACTCATTACCAACCCAATCAAAAACTCGTATGCCATTTTTAACTTCTATTTCATCGTCACCGCAGCGATGATTAATAATATGCACTTTCATTACCTTCGTCCCTGTTGTCCTATATTTATAACTCTCAATTTATCATATTCCTCTGAAAGAATCCCATGATCAAACAATTTGTTAGCGTCTATCTTAAGACTTCTATAATTGTCAGTTATATTGATATCACTCCACAAGTTCAATTTTCCCTTATCATCCAATTGCATATGGATAAAACCTTTTGTCACCTTCTTTCCGGCTTTAAGAGCCTCTACGTCTTTATCGGTAATCTTTTTCATGCTTTCGATATTTTATCATTATAGTTAAATTCATCTTTCATTCTGATCTTTATACCTCCATATGATAATTCCTTATGAGCTGTAACAAAATAATCAACCGCATCTTCATCTAATAAACTATGCGGACACCTTTCCCATACAGGGTTTTGATCTAGATGACCCCATGTGGCTACAAGTAACCTATTCTTGTCATTATCAATAGCTATTTTGTATGTCCCTGTAGTAGCCTTACGTTTAATGATCGCTCCATTTAACATCTGTTTCTTAGCCCAGCTCCATGAACCTCTCAACCCAAATGTTTTTATAACCCAGTCATTTATCTTCTTCATTTCAAGTTATTTGTTAAAAGTGTAATATAAATATAAATACATAAATTGGATAGGACTATTCACCATACCCTTATCAGTAGGATCATCGTATTTTTCAAGCCAAAAACGAAGCGCCTCCCAATCGATATCCTTACGGTCACATACCATGCAGGCTAGGTTAGCCCCGAACAGCTCCCCGCCGCCGCTCAACGACCTGTTAAACCTCTTGGCTAGTCTTCTTTTGAATCCCTTATCATACCATATCCCGGAGGTAGCGGCATAGCAATAATAAGCGTTGTACTTCATTTTCACGCCCATCCTATCAAATAAAGACGTATGCCATATCCGATCCAGAAAGAACACTATTCCACGATATATGAAAGTCCGGAGATTCTTCCTGTATTTCTTCCCTAAGAAGCTATCCACGCAAGATATAGTCCCGCCTGAATAGTACCAGTTATTGGCACCTCTCTTGACCTTATCCGTCATCTTGAACTTATTCTTTCTATCCTCTACCCTATCCCAAGGCTTTAATTTATCCTCATTAAATGTCGGGCAATAATGATAGTAATGATTGATCCATGACAGATATGGGTTGTATATCGTGTATCCATTATCGCTGACATATGAGTTCATATCATACCCAAGTTCCTTGGCTAGAATAGATCCCTCATCAGCTAATACCTTTAATATCGGATTTAAGTTCCATATCTGATCTTGGCTAACAAACATCGAATAGCATGGGTCTTCATCCTCTCCATACCATCCACCCATACCGCTCACTATTTTATCCAAATCAAGTGAATAATCTTTCCCGGATGAAAAGTCATCTCTAAGAAAAAATCCTCTATATGGGATCATATCATATATACCCGGTTGATCCTCAAACATATGTTTAGCGTTCTCGGTCAATCTAATCAATGTTTGTAAGACAGAAGATATATCTATGGGTGCATATTCACACCCATAGACCTTATTATTTATCCAAAGATATTGAAGAAGCTCGGCTATATTAATAGTCCCGTCCTCCACATATCCTGTCTTGTTATCGAAGTTTATTTTGGCTAGAGGTATATTACTTCCTTGTGGTTGATCACTTTTTTCATTACAACAATGCACGAACCTGTCAAAGAATATATCTTTCCAACCAAAATATTTATCCCTTATCGTCATAAGCCTATTTCTTGTTGTATAACGACATGACGTTAATAAGATCAGCTTTTCTGGCCATCCCCTCAAGTTTATTAAAGCCATCCATGTTATCTCCGCTGACGATGATAGTAGGATATACCTCTATACCGTACTTGGATATTTCCTCCTCCGTGGCTTTGTTCTCCGGGATCTGGTTTAATGTGACCTCACCCTCATACTCCTGTAATGTGTTGGCGATAATATACCGCATGTAGTCGCTGTACTCAGCGTCTTTCTTCGTGAAAAAATCAATTCTTACCATCTCAAATAGTTGTTAATCTGTTAATAATCAAATCAGCGGTAAATATAGCATTATCTACCTCATCTATACTCATCTTTCTCCCATCGAAATCGTTAGATAATAAATCCTTAACAATCTGATATCTACGCTGCTCCCAATTTACGTTTACATCAAAATTCAGATTCTTTACATAATCATAATTTAATTCATTATAACTGTAACTGAGATACTTAACTATCGGGAATAGGCTATCATCAATAGTGCGCTTGATTACATTAACGTATTTACCCGTTCTTTTGTCGATAGCTCTTAATCCCTCATCTACTACTCTTTTTACTCTTTTTCCTGACTCTTCCATTCTATAAGCCCTTTGTTATGTTTATCGTAATATAATAACGCTATGGCGTTCCAGCATACGGCGGATAGATGCATGAATCCCTCCTTATCATATCTCTCCCCTTTCGTATAAGCGACCAAGTGTCTCATGAGTGCACCTAGATAACGATTGAACCCATCAGGTATATCCTGCCATGAGTTATCAGCGTACTTCTTGGCACCTTCCGTATATACCCTCACGATGTCCTCTATCTCAGCCAAAGGAAGGAGATCCCACCGGAGTTTACCGTCGGCACGGTCGTCCTTCCCGCTACCGTCTTTCCCTACGGCAGTCTTACGTGCCTTGGCTACCTCCTCTTGGTGGGCTTTAATGATGGATGCACTATTAATATTATTGAAACGGGAAAGATCGTAAGCGTTTACATTGTCTACCTTTTCCTCATCAATAAGTTTTAACTTAATAGCCCTACCTAATGATACGACCATCTCCTCATCAACCCAAATAATCTCATCTACTTCATCCGACCATAGTCTGATTCTCATTCTTCCACTTTTATCAGCGGTCTCAACTACCTCAAACACATCGCCATCATAGACCACCTTTTGATACTTATAAAATTCCTCCTTCATTTTAAACTCCTTTTTGTTTTATTATTATTACTGGATCATCATTAAATGGGGATAATATCCCAATATGCAACAATATATTGCGCTCATCGCCCTCATTTTTATCGGCTTCAATAGCATTGATATTTGATTTGTTACTAGATATAATGTTACTATCTATATTAGGATCATTTTTGATTATAGCCCATCCTTTTATAATAGGTTCATGCCTCATTAATTTAGCGACATCTTCTTCTACCAACCAATATTCCTCAAAAACAGTATCCGGATATTTGGCTTTTATCTCCTCGTAAGTATTATACCATGTCATATTTTCGTAATTTAGATTAATAAAATTCACTAAGATCCCTGCATTCTGGCGTCTCACCTGTCATAGAGTAAAGCTCACCAGATGATAGATGCACGCAATGAACGGTCTTCCCGTCTATATACTCACTTCGCTTCGTGATCCCACAAATAGCGCAGCGTTGGATCCCCGGACCCGCCTTTATCCACGAGTGCCGTACGCTCCTCTTCCTTGTCCTGTTGGTGTCATTAAGCTTTCTCATGATCAATCCTCCAAGACCGTTACAATCTTATCTTTACCGATAACAACCTCATTCCCGCTTCTTACATCAAAGCATCTCTCACCCTCTGCCTCCTTGAAATAAAGAGAGCCATTGTACTCGAACAGACCGAATCCATAATCATCTAGCTTCATCTCTTTAAGTTTCTTGAATTTGTATACGCTTTTCATATTCTCCATATTATATTGCATTACTGGAAATATCATTATGATACTTATGCCTATTACAAGCAATCCTGTGTAAAACTTTTGTGAATCATATTTTTCCCATCCCTCCATCATCATGGCAAAGGAGATTACTATTATTATAATAATAGATATCAACCCTACCATATCATATCCTCCTTTCTTTCAAAAATCCCATCATATCCTCCACGCTAAGCTGGAAGCCGGCAGCCGCCTTATGACCGCCGCCACCGGGGTTGGCCTTGCGTGCCAGCGCCGAGACATCCACCTCCTCCTTGGTGGTATAGAACGAGCATCTGAAGAATCTGCCGTTCCAGCAAAATGGCATCATCAAATCATGTTTTCTAGGATCGTACATAGACTCGAATGTGGTGGAGTTAAACTCCGTAGTATTCATACATATCGCCTTGTATCCAAATATATCTGCCTCGAATGAGAACATCTTCATTTCTCCTCTGTTTTTCTCGATGATATATTCTATTATGGCCTCGCCATTTCTTATCATATCAGAAACAAACTCGCCATTCGCCTTGTTTAGCACCTCCCTGACCATGTCAACGTCAAGCCCGCAATACCCTCTCATCCCATATTGGAATGAAAGAACGTCACTCCATTCGAAGCGATCATGATCCCATACATCATAAGCGCTCAACAATTTTACCACGTCAGGGGTTTCGATATCATCGAAAAGATATTCCCACGTAAGCTCACAAGCCGCCGTTCCGATACGTCTTTTGCCTTTGACATTATATTCCTTCACAGCTTCTATCGCCGTCTTATGGTGGTCTATCCATGTGACATCTATCCCCTTGTCTTCCCATTCGTCGAATAAGAATATCGTTCTATCGCCAAATGACACGTCAACTACAAACACCTTATCATATTTATTCACGTCAGGTATTTCCTTGCCGTAATTGTAAGGAAGAAGATCAATGTCCCCTTTGAAATACTTTTTTACTATAGCCGCTGACATTACTCCGTCAAGATCAGCCTCATGATATATACACCCAATCATAATAATTTTTTTATTTGTTTCAATTCATATTCTATCACATTGATACGACCCATGATAATATCTTTATCATCGTCATTATCATGATCACCATCTTCCTTCTTAGATAAGATATTATCTATTTGGGCTGACGCTAATACCATCATCATGCAATGATTTGATTTAATTTTTTGTGATATATGTACGCCATTTATAGCGATTTGGACACAAATATCTTTTATCTCATCTATACTCATATTCATAATCTATTGTTTTTAATTAAAAAATCTATGTATTCTTTTATCTCCCTGTTTCGATCATTACTCCAGTCAAAGGTCTCGTTTATGAATTTGAAATACGATACTGGAATCGAATGAAACATCCATCCACAATACTTGCCGAATGTCATCACCGTAGATCCAAGGGGATGATCCGGCCTTCCGGGAACAGGGGCGGCGGTTACGCCCTGCGCCAGCCCCCTCCTACGATCTTTCTTGGCGGCTTTGATATCCAGATCTGTTTTCGTTACCTTATCCCCCATCGGGATATTGGTAATTAGTTTATCGCCGATAAACATCCCCCATCCATATCCTTTGTAGTTCTCTATACTAAGTTTCCTTATATCACCGAACCTTGACGAGTTGTTACAACAATCAACGACCAATGCGCTATCCTTACCGTCCTTTATCCTAACCGCCCTGCCAAGCCACTGATAAAACGAAGAGAACGAAAATGTCGGTCTTCCTACTATCACGCAGTCCAGACCCGGATGATCGAATCCCGTACCGAGGGCGGAATAGTTGAACACTACCTTCGTCTTACCCGACTTGAACCTCTCAACTATAGCCTCCCGCTGCTTCTTTGGCGTGCCTCCGTGAACCACCTCCGCCATGCCGGCACATATCTTGGCGTTCATCCATTCGGCGGCAGTATTGCAGCTCTCAACAGAATCCATAAACACCAGTATAGATCTACATACGTCTTTTAATACCATCAATCGACGCAAAATAAGGTTGTTTAAGCCATTTTTTCTCACCGCCTCACTAATAGACTCAGCCGTATATTCGGAGCCGTTAGAATTGAGTTTAAGGGCATCTCCATTGAAATCCCATGTCTCATACTTAAGAGGCGTCCAAAATCCTTGCCTTATCATCTCCTCTACCTGTATCACGTGAATCAGATTCTTGAAATACACCGGTCTCATACGAGTGATGAAATTAAGTTGGGAATATGATGTCTGTCCTATCGACATGTTTTTAAGTCTACATGGCGTGGCTGTAAACCCTATCACCTTTCTCGGCTTCAGCTCATTCATGAATGTCATGAACTCACTGCCATCCTCAGGACTGTATCCGGCATGAGCCTCATCTATCAATACGTTTCTGATTCCCATCTCCTTAAGCTGACCAACAACTTTCTTGATAGATCCTAACGTGGCATATATCATGTTAGATAGCTCTTTCTTGCCACAGGAAGCGGAGTAGATGGTAGCCGGTATGCCATACGACGTTATCTTGTCGTGGTTCTGTTGCAGCAATTCTTTTGATGGTTGTAAAATCAGCGTCTTATCTCCCATCAATCTAGCCGCTTCTGCTATCAGAAGTGACTTACCGCAACCTACAGGACCTATGATCAATACCGGATCATGTCTATCAGAGTTTATGTAATCGGAGATACTTTTAACACACTCCTCTTGATATGGCCTTAATTTATATGTCATCTCTGTAGTTATCAAAAACGTCTTTCACGTACTCTAGTCTTATCGCACATTCCCGGCCATCGTCCATTTTTACCATCAAAGTCTCTTTGGTCTTGCTTATGGCTATCACCTCTCCTATCCCTATCTGGGTATGAACTATATCACCTATCTTTACATCAAATTTACTCATGGTCCAGCCTTTTATTAAATTCCTCTATCTTGCTCCTGTCTGTCTCTTTGGTCATCTTAGCCTCTTCCTTGAATATGTCATACCCTTCTCGGATATTGTCTCCAACCATATTCTCTATCATCTCCCTTAACTCATCGCTTCTTACGGCGAAAGATATCTGAAACGATTTACTTGTACCTTTCATTAGGTAATCAATCTCCTTCTTGCATTCCGTCATCAACCGATCCAGATTATCGAATTTAACGAACTTAGAGTTGCCATTGGCTTTCCTTACCCCATCCTTGAAATCCTCCAATATCCCGTTAAACACATCTGCCATACACATCATGGAATGTAGCCATACCAGCATATTGAATTTATATTCATTATCAGCGTTGTTCATCAAACTCACCAAAGACTCGCTTTTTGTCAACATGATCTTCGATTCCCGGTCTACGATATCCTTTATCTCCTGCCGGCATTTCATGGCACCAACGAAATCCATTTTAGAATAACATTCATTTGATTTCTCTACCAATTTCCTGATATCCTTTCTAGACATCAGAAGATCCAATACCTGTTTTTCTCTTTCGTTTTTATCCATAATCGTTTATTTATTGGCACAAATATAATTAAAGCCTAGATATTTACCTAGGCTTTTTAATAAAGTTAATCTTTTTTATTCTTTCTTTTTGACTCATCCCAATCCGATGAGTACCTGCATGTCCCTTGTTTGTGAATCGAGAAATCGCACCAAAAACACAAGGGCTTGGGGCGGGGTTCAAGGCAGGCCGGCTGGCGTCCCATGAGGTAGCGCTTCTCGTACTTATACCCCTGTTTGGCGTCGTCCCAAACGTGAGCTTGATAGCTATCTATTTTATTTGTCTCGAAATCATACATGTCAAGGAGAATATCGTTAAGTTCCTTGATCGATCTCTCTACTTTCTCCTTATCTACCTTCACGTTCTGATTGTCCAGCATGCGGGTAAAGAAATAGCTGCACATATCCGGCAATACCTTATATTTTCTGAGTATGTAAAAGGCGTATATCGGATGTTGGAGATTATGAAGCAGCTTATCCTCATCGAATAACTTTCTCCCGGACTTCCAGTCTATCGTATACATAGCTATCCTGTCCTTTGTCTTATACTCTCCACGCCAGTCCACCGATCCTATGATATGTACCTTATCGTACGTAACGCCATCCAAAGTAAGAGGCTTGGGCAGCTTATAGGGCAAGACAAAGTCCTCCTCCACGCCTACCGGTCTCGACCCCCGGATCACCTTCTCCATTGGCGTAAGATCAGACCATGCCTTCTTATAATTGCCAGCAGCATCCTTCTCAAACAACCCCACAATCCATCTTATTAGCCTAGCCGCATGTTGCATAGACTCGATCTGGGATTTTACGCTATCAAAAGGAATCTTCTCTATATCCGCATAGTAATTGAAAGCCTTACTCATATCCTCATAAGAAGGTCTACATCCGTTCTTGAAGAAATACTCCATTGTCTGGTGGATAACCGTACCATATGACGTAGCCTCGTGCTTCTCCGTGGATCTGTGACCCTCCACGTAAGTCTTATACCACTTATACGGACACTGAACAAACGTGTCTATCTGTGAGTAGGATGCGGCAAGCACCTTCTCACCGCCTATCGTCTTGCATAGCAAGTTATTCTCCGGAACGATCATAAAGCCTCTCCGTATTTATGTCACGCCCATATAAATCCATCGAAATATTCTGTAGGTTATGCAAATACCTTATCTGGATAAGCTCGCTCAGGTCATCTTCCATATCCCTAAGTCCGAGATAATACTCGTCGCCAAAAACCTCCATGGTCATCCCGTGTCCACGATATACGTCCCTATTCTTGTCACTCTTGAAACCGATAGCGTCAAGAAGGTTATCGTCTATCTCAATAGGCATGACATCATCTTCCCCTGAATACCATTTCATTATCCCATCATCAACCTCACGTTCAAGGATTAATGATCCACTTTCATTACGCATACCGGTAACGCACCCTACTCTCCATATATCACCAGCTTTGTCTTTTACAAGATTGCCCGGTCTTAACTCCTTAACTGAAATCATATTCTTCCTCCTCATGATCGTCATCACAATCATCGACAAGAGGGGTCTCTAACCCCTCTTCCCAATCATCATATCCGAAATCCATTACTTACCCTTAACCCAATCATACAACATATCCACAAAAATCCCTACAGTTAGTTCATCGACAGATTTATCGCCAAAGACATCATCCGGAATCCTTATATCCATCTTCTCTTCAATCCCCATCACCACCTCTACGAAATCCAAGGGATCCATACCCATGTCAGTTTCCAGATCATCCTCGTTATTGATCTCGGCGGCATGATTAAGACCCGTAAACTCACCCATTTTCTCGAATATCGTTTCCTTGACTACTTTTTCAACTTCTTTTCTTTCCATACTAAATCGACATTTTTAATCTTCTACCTAATTCTTTTTTTATATCCGATATCCTTTCGATGTCCATCTTAACATCGCCTGTGATAGCGTATTCCTTATCCATTTTCTTGGGAGGATCCGGGAGCCGGCTTATGGCGAACAACCATGCCAGTTCCTTGTTCTTGTTCTCCCTAAGATACAAGTCAGACGTCATGCCATACATTTTTATGATCGTATCGAATAACGTTGATTCCGATAAACTCATATGCACGCTATACACATTTGATGGTTTCCAGATCAAGTTATCCAATCTCATCGTATATTCACGTTTAAGATCTATGTGAGATATTACGGCCCTTACTATAGGTTCTTCCTTGAAGTTGGTGTTAGCCACAAACCAGATAAGCCTTTTTTCCACCTCCTTGATAGCTCCTGTATCCTTACCCATATCGTTATATACCCCAACGATACGGTCCCGGATCCCCTCGACCTCCGGTGTCAGACCGGGTGTCTCTATCAGCATCAGCAGCGATCCTCCCCTTGGCGTTATCTTCCACTTCCCATTCTTCTGAAGCTCAATATAACCAGATGCTTTATAACTATCTATTTTCTCCTTTGGAATGGTGTTAGCCATCTCTTCTTTTTGCCGGATCATCAAAAGATATCCAACATCAGACATCGTTAATCCTGATGTCATCATCTGTTCAAAATTTATATACATATGTAAATAAGTTAAAATATTGACCTAATCTTTCTGGCTACCCTCTCGACTATATCGGGATGATCATTTCCGTTATATATATCTATTAGCGTATCTATTATATGTAACCTTATGTTTTTCTTTGATGAATGAAACCAAAAATCTCCATTTTTTCTGTTTACAGGTTTGAACATCTTCAGTTCTGGTATAAGATAACACGCCACACATGATCTTTCAGCAAGTGATAATTCAACCGCTGCCTTTTCTATTGCTCTGCACATAAATGTATAATTATCATTCTTTATTAGATCGTAAGCTCTTCTCAACACCCTAAGGGCGTCTGCTTTCGATAATCTCTTTCCCTTTTTCATACTGTTTTACCGTATAAGATTCATTAGCCATACCAACTCTACCAACTGATATAGATTGATTTATAGATTGGTTAAGATGCCCTACAACCGACATCTTAGCCCTAACCGTATTAGCGCATCTTAGAAGGATTCGATAATCCTCTAACGCCCTCTCGTATCTTACGTCCACCCTAGCCCTTTTATCAGCATCAGTCATGCTCTTACATGTTCCGTCCTCCCTCAGGCTTATAGCGATCTTGTCCCGTATGATTCTGATATCATCCTCGGCTATCACCAGTTCGGCGTCAAGAACCCCCTTGTATGAGCTAAGAAGATCCTCCACCGCCACAACTTCCCTTTTTAGGTTCTCCAATTCCAATATCATTGAGTTGTCATTTATCCTTTTATACTCCTGTACTTTATTGGATACCTCATCACAGATACTCATGATCTCCTTTTCCCGTTCCCGGTTTATGATATATCTGATGCTGTATTTAGCCATTTCCTTTAACGAGGATATAATTTCCTTTATCCCCATCTTATCCTCAACCGACAATACGGTCTTCAAGAACATTTCCAGCACCTTTATCACTACAAGCAGGTAATTATGTCTCAATCTCATGTCAATAAGGTGTTTCGTCATGTACTATATTGAAATCATCACTAGGCGGTATATATTGTTGCTCCAACGGGATACTAGGAGGCGGGGGCGGCAGCGTCACCACAGTCGTGTCCGGCTTGCCGCTACCCACAGGGGCATCCGAGCCTCCCGGTCTTTCTTGGCGCACCACCCCTCCATCAGGATAATATCGCTCATATCCTTTCATGATATCTACATGTATCGCATCAATCTCCTCCAATGATCTTTGACGGACCTTTACGATATGATGGAACAATAATCCATCCACACGGAAGGATCGTCTTGACTCGCTCTTGAAACGTTCCAGATTAGGATACCATCCTTGCGGAAATTGCATGTATGAGGAGTATCCATATCTCCTTGGGATATTCAACACTACCATGGCCGTACATAACTGCCCCAATGAGTCAGACTGATAGAAATCAGACTGCCTTGGCATATGATCCTTCGGATCACGTCTGCCCTCTATTTCTCGATTGAGTTGCGATACGATAAGGAAGAAGATGTTTGGGAACGTTCTTTTGGCTATATTGCACATATTCATCAAACTATCTATATTCCTCTTGGCATCACCCGAACCTTGTACAAGAGCTGTATGGTCTATGGACACAAATACAAGTTTCTTATCCTTATTCGCCGGCATATATACATTCCATAAAAAATCTTTAAGCTCATCAACTGTTGTAGGTATGGGTATATACGTTATTCTGTTTGAATTTTCTTGTTTAAGACATTTTTGCATTTCCAGCATCTCTTCTTCATCCATTTTACGAAGGAGGATATCTTCTATGTCTTTGTTCATTTTTTTTGATAGTGAACGTAATACCAAGTCTTCCGGATTCATCTCGAACTCACATCTTAACCATACATAATCATCCGCTTGTGGGTTGATATTAACATTCATCACATTGTTCATGATTTTCTGTGCCAAATAGGATTTGCCAACCCCTGGTCTAGCTCCTATGGCTATCGCATGTTGAGGGTAAAATCCACCCAGCAAAGCTTTATCTAGATAAGGATATCCAGTACGAGCCGGGAGAAGTTCTCCCGACTGGTATTTCATTATCCTCTCATAGGCATCCATGATAATTTCCTTGGACGTCTTCCATATCCTGTTATCGTTCATCCTCGCGCGTTTCTATCGCCAGCCGTATCGGATTTAGATCCTCTGTTAGCTGATCTTGATTTATATCTTAATCCCTTAGCCGTATGGCATAGGTCCTTCCCTTTCCGATAAGCCTTACCCTTCAGCTTATCGGTCTTGTAATTCTTACGACCCAACTCCCGTCTCTTGGCTTTTTGCTCAGGTCTGGCGTTGATCTTCTTGTCCGTCTCAGCCTTCTTCTTTCTGGCCTCCGGATGTGTCCTATAGTATTCAGTCGATCTCCCCATTCTCGCCCTCCTCGTCATAATCATAATCTTCTACGATAATATCCTCTCCATCTAAATATGAGGCTTTATCTCCGAGTCTGCTTCTCATGCTCTCGTAAGGATCATCCCCATCTTTTATTTCCCACACACATAAGTGCGGACCTATTATATCAATAAGCATGTTGGCCTTATCCTCGCTTATGCCTTTTTCTATCATCTTATCTCTGCATTTGTAAAAACCACATGTCTTGTTAAACACTGATCCTCCTACATAAAACCCTGTCTGTTTGTGAATGAAAATTACTTTCATGTTCTGTCAATTTTTATTAATAATTATTTTTTGTAATCACCGTAACTCATGTCAGCGTCACACACCACCAAGTCAGTTACCTTATCCACTACATGGAATAGATGCTCCGGACATCCGTGGCATGCGCTACCTCCTATCGATATCGCCTTATGCCTAGGGCAGTTATTTCCCCTCCCTCCATCATATATCTGTATCCGATTATCACTATATGCCTTGATATGTCTCATGATTTTAAGTAATGATGGCAAAGACATCTTGTAAGGGGATATATGCTCCTCCGGTATCATAAGCTCACCGGATAGTTCTTTGTAAAGATCATGTCTATCCTGTCCTGTTTTTATTAAGAATACATTGATCTCGGTCATTACCATATCCATAGACCTAAGGAGATCCGGCTTGGCTAACCTACCTACAGGTTTACCCGTAGAATCGGATCTCATCCAAGCCCCACACTTCTCGCACCCAACTTGCTTCCCCTCCACCGTATTTATCATAGTGGATGGGTTCTTGCAATACGGGCATACGGATCCGTTTAACATAGCTTTCTGGGCTAAAGACAGTTCTTTCATACCTTTTCTTCTATCTCAACATTAAATAGATTGCAGAATCTATCAAAATTTCTGTTCTCTATTCTCATATCCTCCTCATACCTGTCAACCGATTTGATGAAATCATTATAACAGTCCTCGCACATCCATTGATTGATTACCGCTACATAATAGCCCACGGACGTAGGTCTGTTACACATATCGCAAATACCTAAGCACCCATATCTGGTGAGCTTATCCATCATCTCCTGTCTTGTTATTTCAAGCACCTTGAATTTCTTGTAATTGTTAACTACCTTTGCCATTGTAAATTTGTTTAATAATAAAATAATCCGCTATATCCATTCCCTCATTTATATTGGGTTTTGATTCTAGAAAATTACTTATCTCTATATTCATCCCCCTCATATCCTTGTCTACCTTCTTTCTCCATTCGTTGAAAGCGTCGCCCTTATCCGGGTACAGGACTATCCGCCTCCTACCCAATGTCTCTATCATCTCCCTTTTCAGCATATGGATACCGCCACAGGCCATAAACAACCTACTAGGGTACACGATGTTACAGATAACAGCCGTCTTCTCTGACTCTACTATATACACCGGAGCGTCATTGGGATAGAAGTTGATAAGAAACTCCCCGAACAGGCATTGCCTAAGCAGGTAATCCTGACCGTCCAGTATATGCACCCAACATACGTGATCCATGGGAACCTTTACCCTCTTCCCGTCAGGCCCGTAGTCCATTATCTTTCCGGTCCGCACTACCCAATTCTTATCCAGTTGCCAGAACACACAGCACTTACCCCAGTCCCCGAATCTCATCATCCCCACCTTATACAAGCTAAATGCCCTATTGGTATGATACGATCCGAAGATATTGGATAGATAATCCTGAAGATCGGATGTCTCGAAAGGATTAAGCGTCTCAAACATCTTGCTTACCGGAATGCAGTTGGCTATATCCGGATCCATAGGAGGTCTGTACCTCCTTAATACTTTGTTTGAATCGGTAAAAAGATCATTGTTCCCAAGTTCGCTCCCTGTTGGATATTTAAAGTAACCACATTTATTTTTATGATCACACACCCCAAACTGCTCTCCAACGATCTGACCGGTGGTTACGTCCACGTACGGCGTAAAACACTTATCCTTGCCGCATTGCGGGCACGTCAGCTTCCTTCTTGGCTTGCTATGATCCAGCTCATACCGATGAACGCTCTTATTGAACTCCCTAAATTCCATCATCCTCTCCTCTCATTCATGACTCTATATATATAGTCCCTCAGTGGTTCTTTCCTTATCAACTTATTAACGTCAAACTCGCCTTCTATGTCCAAGGATCCGATTCTTGATGTAACCGTATAATTAGTTTTCTCGAACTTATACTTTCCTTGAAGATATACTACGGTAGCCATATTCAATATAGGATTGTCAGTCTGTCTCTTCAACTTATATTGGCTGGTCTTAGCGGTAGGATCACCCGGAGCGAAGTTATATATCTCCTCTATCTCCAATATCTTTCCGTAATTCTCCAGTATCATTCTTCTATATAGCTCAAGCTGGAAAGCGTACTCGTCATAGAAATTGCCTTTCCTGTTTGATTTGAAGTCCAATATAGCGAATATCCTCCTGCATCTCTTTATCTTCTTTTTCTCCGTCTTAGGCTGACCTTTCTTGGCTCCCGTCTTATAGAACTCTCCTGTCTCGACCTCTATTTCCACCATCTCCGGCTCACTATCCATCTCCACCACTGCGTCCACCGAAGAAGCTACTTTCAATCTCCTTGACCTCAACATCTTCTCGATCAATACAGGTTTTACATGTCTTTCCTTGCAGAATATGGCAAATGATATTAGATCCTCTATTAGCTCATCAATGCTATCCACTAATATCCGCTCCATCCTATACTTGTCTATTCTCAGCTTAGCCTCCTTGACAGCCTTTCTTATCCACGTCGGGATCAGCTTTATCTTAACCCCGGTCAGATACAATCCAAATAGATAATGCATGATAGTACCCAAATCAGCCCTATAGTTAGCGTACTCATCAGGGTCCTTGCCCTTGAGTCTCATCTCATTCTTCCATTTCTCCAAGGCTCCGGACGTATCACAATACCCATTGGCGATATTGTTAGTGGCTCCATCGTATATGATAGGATACCCATCAACATCCATCTCATAATACACACGCTTGCCAGCTACGGTCATTCTATATAACACAGGTGTCGGGATATCCTTGATCCATTCAGCGGCATAATACTGTTGCTCTGTCTCCAGATCATACTCAACTTCCATCTCCTCCTTAGGCTCGTTTTTAGGTTCTTCAGCAGGCTTTTCCTCCTCAACCATATCTTTCTTTGGGATCGTTGACAAAACGTCTAATATGCCAAAGAAAGCGGTAAATTTAGGATCTGTATGATATGATCTTAATATTGGTAATGATGATCGCCAATAATATGATGGCGCATTCTCGTCCATTGGCTTATTATGAACAAACTCTATTACAATGCCATCATCCGTGATAACCACACGATGTTTTTTGGATAAACGGACTCTCATATCATCAAATGATTCTTGATCGCTTATGACTTCCATATCCATTCCTTTCTTATATATCGTATCACTTATAGCCTCGTATCCAAGAGCTAGAAGTAATTTTTGTTTTCTTCTATCCATGATAATAATCTGGTTTTTAATTTACCATCCTCCTCGACTCTAGGTGCGAGATCCCTCATCCTTCTGGCTGCCAACAGCCATACGTTGCCAAACTCGTCCAAGAGCCGGCTGAAATCCATCGTATCTAATAGATAATCGAATCTTGTATGCTCATCAGCCGTCAAGTAGATAATGTTATCATTATCCTCAGCAACTGATTTATATTTCCGTTTAGGGTATAAGTGGCATATGTTGCTTACCCCCGGGCATGGTATGTATGCGCCGGTAGCAGATCTCCTTGTCATACTCAACCTAGCCACATGAGCGCCAAAGAAAACGGCTAGGCTCTTCCCCTTCGGCTTGGTCTTCACCCGTATCGCCGCCATTTCCTTTGGCGGTAGCTCCTTGGCTCTGCATGCGGGACACAACCCCTTACTCCTTATGGTTACCATCCTTCCGCATCTCTCACACGGTAACATCCTACCTCTCATGCCTTTTTCTTTTTATAACTTTTGTTGAACTCCATAAGGCTCATAGCCCTATACCTCTTAAGCCTATTAATCTTACCCTCAGTCCAATCTTGATCCTTGAAGTTGATGATCGTATCGAATATCTGAGCTAGTTCCCGGATATTAAAACTCCTGTTTTGTATCTTCTTATAGAACCCCGATCTGCTATATCCTAATTTAGAAGCTAGATAAGTTTTGTTAGACAATGTGAGGATACGATAAATCGTACCCTCCATTTTACTTATCTCCATCAACTTCTCGGCTATGGACGACGTGGTTTCGTAGCTAGCTTTACTGCCTACTATCCTCATTTTTCTCCGGATTCCTGATCTTACCATCAAACTCGTAGAAGTCCATCAGTTTCTTCTCTTCCTTGATACAAGTGACAACGAAATCTGATATGGTTCCTTTCATGCCTTCCTCGAAATTCTTTTTGGCATGATCAAGGTCATTGGCCCGAACGATGTAGTTAAACGCCTTGCGTTTCTCATTGCCCGATTTCTCGTCTATCGTAATATAATCAGCCGTGACCTTATAGAACCGGTCTCCATCCATGGCAAACAATTCCGCTATCCGGAATCTCTTGATATCCACGCTAAACTCACCGGAGATGAATGGCTTCATCTCCTCTATGATCCTAGCCTCACACTCGGTATAAGAAAAGGCATCTACCAAATACTCTTCCTTTACCTTCTTCTTCATGCCGTTCTCGGCATCGGTCTCATAAGAAACCGTACATTTAAACCAATTGTGCATCTTATTAATCTATGTTATTGTTAAACAACGGGTAATCCTTTATCCCTTCACGAATATATCTTTCCGTATCATCATCCACGTCATAAGCCTTCTTGAAAAATATCATAGCCTTGTCCGTGTCGTGATCCACCAACGGAAGATATTCCTTTACGAAAAGAACTTTAAGATGATTCATGTGATCAATCTTGCGCCTTACATCAATTACTTTTGGCCATATCTCGGCACGGATTTCACCCATCTTTTTTACATTCTCTTTGTATTCGTTTACCTGATCTTTGTACTCCTCCTCGATCTCGTTGTTCTTATCCTTGACAGACTTATAAGCTTCCTTATCTTTCGTGTCAAACATCGGAACATGCCTGATATTGATTATATCCAATCTACTGCATAGCTCCTCATTGGATATGGTGAAATCATATCTAGTCCTGTATAGATCAAATTCACTTAATAACTTAGCTATCTTAATAGCATCATTCTGATCAAGAACGGCTATATTCAAGCCCTCCAAATAGTAGAAGAAATGAGATGGAGAAATAGATTTATATCCATACGTCTTCATGACTGGAGGCTCATCTATAAACCTGACACCTTCCTCCGCACATCTTATTACGATCAATTTCTCTACCTGCTCATCAGTAAGATCATATATCTCCTGATCGGTCATCTTATCAATTGTCTTCATCATCCTCATCCTCCGATATCGTTATAGCCTTTGTAAACTTTTGTTTATAGACCTCACTCATAAGGCAGGCGAAAGTCCTATCATTCATACTAGCCATAGTATTGGCCTCTACCATAAGATTCATCTCGATGTTCTTTACCGAGATTTCATAGTTATCATCATCTTCTTTATAGAAAATGACTTTACCACCATACTCGAAACCATCATCCTCGGCCTTAACCATATCGATGATCCTCTCTAACTCCTTTACAAATTTACTCTTTTTCATATGTGTAATTTTTATGTGTCTACAAAAGTAGACATTTTGTTTTTGAATTAAATTAAATAAACATTATTAATAGTTAATACGCTTAGGTGATTATATACCATTTTACACTAAAATCGTAAAATGGTATATAATCACCTTATCCTCCATATATCTTAAGCCCTTTTATATTGTATTTGCTTATATCCATACACAAATTACACCCTCCATGACAACAACACCACGAGCAAAAGGCTAGTCGCTCCTGCTCCGGCCTACCTTGAAACTCCACTGCCGCCCTATACCATGCCGGGGATAATACCCTGACCTTCTCCGGTACGGGCGGTGTCATGAGCACCGATCTCCGTCTTCCTTTGGCATCTTCCCTATTTCTCATTTGGGTTGTCCTTTAACAGCTCAGCTATCTTATCTTCCTTCAACATATTTTGCTTTCTCATGTTATCTACGACAAAGGTAGCGAACGCCATATCATACCTTTTCCTTAACTCATCGACAAAAGATTTTGCTCTTGAGCTTATCATCGTCTCAATGTTGTTGTCTACGATCTTCTTGATCCTACCTCTTATAAGCTCATCTACTGTCAGTTCCTCTTCCATATAATCTATCCTGAATTTGTATTTCTTCTCGCTGGCGTTCTCGACAAGATCGTTCATTGATTCTCTCGCTATATCCTCAATCTTCTCTGATATCGGATTGGATATTTCTCTCATCAACTCATTCTTGAACTTTTCTTTAAGTTCATGTATTATAGCTAACCTGACCGAGCTGGTAAACTCCTCTTTCAACGTCGCTTCATTGTACATAGCTTCCTCGAATACATCTTCCAAATTTAATTCTACTTGAATTTTCATATCATTATATTTTAATAAATTATAAATTTTTTAGGCATATAATTATCATGTATTATTTCCCCTCATCTTTTAATATTAATTTCTTCCCGATCTTTTTAATTTTTGTCGGTCTTGATAATCGATAGTCTCTTTCTATCGGTCTATTAAGTACATCATCCTTGTGCCCCTTGTATCCTTTCTCGTAAGCACTAACCCTTGCGCAAAACTCAACCACATCGCCTGGCGATAAATTAGCACCACTAAATCCTTTTGTTAAATCGAACCATAAATGATCTGATACTATTTTGCTATCAAGTGTCACATCTTGTAAAAGCATCGTTTTTACAGGTCCAATGTATCCATTCCTAAATCCAAATCTAACAAAGGTTGCTGTAAACACATGGCGTCCTTTTGATCCTATTGTTCTCAATTCTTCTCTCATCTCCTTTCTTATTTTTTATTCATAAAACCAGTAATTTTCTTCAAATACCCTTTTGTCATCTCAATAAAGTTCACGCAATCCGGCTTGCTCAACTTGTAAATCAAAGCCGGGTTATGAATTACGGCTATAATTTGTGTTTGCGGTTTATGAAATGACAATACCTTGTACAGATCCATGATATTGTCAATATCTAAATTCCTGTCCGGCTCATCCATAAGGATTGTATACTCAAAATCCTTCTCCATTAATACCACATGATTGTCTTTGTAGTATTTTAAAAGATTGTCGATCCTGTTTGCCCAGAACTCATTTGACTTTTTCTTAAATTCCATAAGCTTCTGTATCGGAAACGCATACTCATCTTGGTTAAACACAAAATCAAAAAGCGAGTTCATGGCATGAAGGTTCTTCTCCCCAGAGGATCTAGATGTTCCATTCATATACAAACTTAAATTATTGATATTATCCAATATATCATCCTTTCTCATTTCAGTTTGCTGTAGGAGATAGAAGACTTTCCCAATATAATCCGACTTAATACTGATCCCGTCAAGCACCTTGTCATCATCAAATATATCCGGGAAATACAATGCTTCTGACGGTAATTCAGAACACATCTTTTTCTCGCACAACATGTACTTCGATATCATATTCAGGAGGGTTGATTTCCCGCTCCCGTTCTTGCCTACAATCACATTCACGCCGGGCTTGAATATAAACTCAGAGCCATTTTTGAACGCTTTTATCTTTTGGATATATTTAAATGGAGTCTTCTTGTTGTCGTCTATCCTTATAGAAGTTATCATCTTATATGATTTTGTGTTTAATTATTTAAGCCTTTCATCAATCGCCAAATCAAATATCTTATCAAGACATTTCCTCATCTCCGCCGCCCCGATGATCGCCTTTCGATTCCCGAACGAGAGCCACGAAGTAATGAACCCACTGACCTCCGCGTCCCGCCCGGAATACCGCCTTGGGAACTGGACGGGATCGCTGGCAATAAAGTCGGCGGTTTCGTATTTGTCCGCCATGCATTTCGGCATGTCTACAAATTTGTCATTCATTGTTTATCCCTTCATTTGTTCGCATGCCAATCTTTCAAGTTCCGGTGTAACGTTGGTATTCATTATGCCTTTCAAGCAAGGGCATTGTCGCCAGACTATATCATAAATCTTTGACAATTCAATCAAAGCCTCATTGTTTGATTCAACTGTCATAATCCAATTGTCCGGCGATATCTCTATCTCCCTGCATGGTATTTCTTTCTTGCCTTTTGGCATATATCCGTTCTGATAGTCTTTTACATTACATCTACCAAAATATCTTCCAGTGAGTATTCCGTTTTCGTCCGTCTCAAACAACCCTCCTATCCATCCTATCTTATGGATGTTCTCCGTCCACGTTCGAGTGGCGAATAAAAACTTTTTTACAGGAACTTTTGAAAATGCATCAACATCATGGATACTCCCGTCCGGCTCTTTGAATATCGATGATTTTCTTTTATTCTGGCAACTCCCGTCTAAGCCTATTTTTTCCCATTCGCCATCGTCAAATCTCAAAGGAGAGATTATATCAAAACTGCAAAGTTTCTTGACGAGATTGATTTCAAATGATGCCGAGAATCCGCTGTTACCATGAGAAGAGAACAGCGCGACAGCTTCTATTACCTGTTCGCGCATCCATTTGTTAGGACCGTCCTCTTCTTTGCTATATCCGGCTAATTCCAATTCTCTTATCGCATGTTTACATAAATTACTGTTTGCGATAATATACCGAAGAGCCTTCTTGTTGATAAGGCTCTTCTTGCTCATTTTCTTTACAATTCTTCTACTCTTTTTCATGTTTAATGTTATTTAATGTTTTAATCACCAATCTCCTCTATCATTCGTATTGTGCCATGACCATCTGTTTCGCGAAATCTTTGTACGCCACTATTTTTCGCAGGTTTGCTCGCATTCGTATTTCCCCGATACCGCCGACCGGAGACAAGGCGCCTGTATTAACACCTCTTTCCATGTTTATTCCTCCTTGTTATATAATTGCTTGTTTTTATATTCCAACATCCTTCCCATCCTCTTTAACCCAATTAACTGTATCGCAATACCAACAATACCCTGTCTTGGAATCCTTTTTATGAGAATGGGATCCACATGTGGCGCACCAATAATTATCATCCATATTGTATGTATAACTTTCATCCTCATGCATTTTGGCTATTCTAGCTACCCTATCCTCCAGCAGATCCTTTAGATAATGGCATTCGTAAGGTCTATCCTCTTCCTTTAATATATAAATATCGATATCCATCATGCTCCCCATCCTGTCCGTACACATACACTCGGCGGCATGGCGCACGTTCCCTTCCGGCATCCCCGGAACTATCTCCCGGATCACCGCCTCCATCTTCTGTTGGTATTCGGTGTCTACCTTGACCACCAAATCCTCTAATTTATCTATTAAACTCATGATCTTTTTACCTCTTTATATATAACGTCTATATCATCTTTCCTATCTACATCAATACAATGGGTATCCTTACAGTAATAATTCTTACTATTATTAAATACGCATCCTTCACAACTAGCATCACTGGATTCAACCACCTCCAGTTCTACTTCTTTCGAACCAATATTATATTTAAATATAGAGCCTATCTTATGATACCCTATATTCTCCAAAGTTATACTATTATTTATCATATCCTCATGTCCGAATACGCTGTTAATAAAATCAAGCATCTCATCATTGAATGATCCGCTTTCTTCTTGCAGCTCTCTACATTCATCCTCGGTCAATCCACAAGAAGACACCAGTTCCTCTGCGGCCTGCGTCCATCGCCCGTCGTGGGCTAGCTCCTGAACCGCCAGCCATATCCCTTGGTTCATGCCCTCCATTCTTGCCTTATCTAAAATATCCTTATCATTCATATCCTCAATCATTTATATCCTTGTTTCTTACAATAATCTCTATATTATCCAACATCTTATCTCGTAATACCTTTTCTACCATCCTTGAAACGATGTTAAAATCTCTGTTTTGAAGCTCATTCTCCACCATAACCTTAATCCACCGCTCTAAATTATTATCATTCCCGTAAGTATTACGTATACACCTCTCAACATATTGTCTTATATCAGATCTAATTGCATTGATTATATCTTCCTTCGTAAGCCCAAGCTCATTATGGATATAATTCTTTATCGCTTTATATTCTTTACTTGTTTTTGTACTCATATTTATCCCTCCTATTCAGTCATTTTTTTTAACAAAATTTTCCCATAACATATCAACATCATTGTAATGTCTACAACAAGCATTCTGTATTCTTTCTATCAACGGGATGAACCATAACTGAGTTATTCCGTAACGAGTTTGAATTATTCTGCATAGGTTTATTTTTATTATCTCCATGTCATCAATACTAGGAGATGTGTTGTTATCATCACATCTATCTAATATTGTTTGAATTGTAGCCAAATAATGATCCATGTCTTAAATTGTTAATTATATTACCATCTCCCATTTCCCGGCGTAAACAGTATCTCCCCTGTCCTCACCCAATGATTCCAGTTATTTTTAAGTTCATCAATATCATACGCCTCAGCCGACTTACCGTTATCAGATCTTTTTATGACCGACATAATACTTTCCGCTCGCACGCTCCAATGACTATAACAGTCTGTCCCGCATCCGCACGCCGTGGCTCTCCCGTTATCGAACTCCCAGACCAGAGGCCGGAGGCCGCATCGTGGACACGGCAACCATTCCATTGGATTCTCCGGCTCCTCATAAGCATCAATACACTTGTACTTATATCTCTCTACCATTATGATCAACCATTACAGAATTGATTTAATCTTTCGATTCCTCATCTCATTCTTATCCTTAAACATCATTATCCTATTAACAATTCCCTCCGATTCCATGTACGTCGAGAATCCATGTATTCTTAGATATTGGATTGCTGATAGTGATTTTTCTAATATTTCCTTATATTCTATATCTGTTTTAACTGCTTTCCCCATGATCTTTTCCCTCCATTTCTTCTAATATGATTTTAACCAGATATACTACCTCGTCTATCTGGTCGTAATAAACATTCACCCCATCAACTTTATCATTGTTTTCATCATATCCATCAACCATCAAATTATCTTCCCCCGATAAATACACGGATGTTATAGATAAACAAATCAACCCGTTATCGGTAAAGATCCTTATTTCAGCCGGAAAATCATCTATATGGCCTACGCTACTCATATCAAGATCAAGTCTCCCTGTTCTTTTAATCAAATCAACCATAGCCCCATAAGCTACTACGTTCGCATTTAATAGCATTTTATTTAATGCATTTACTCTTTCTACGTCTTTCATAATCTCCAACCCCTTTGTATTACATTGTTATACGTTATCCTGATTTTCATGAAATGATCTTTAGTATAAGCAAAAGACCCCAATAATGACAAGCATGATCATAAGCCAGATGAATGCGCTTATAAGACATCCCTCACCAAGATTACCCATATCCCTAAAGAATAAGTAATTAAAAAATATTTTCATTCTATTCATAATAAACTTTATTTAATGCGTTTATTCTTTCTACGTTTTTCATATCCACCCCCTTTGTATTACATCGTTATACGTTATTCCGTTATCTTGAATTAGTTTCATAAACTGATCTTCGGTATAAGCCAGAGATTCCCCTCTGTTAGCCCTCTCTATATTCTCACTCATCATCCCTATAGCCTGTATTAAGGCTGCTGAGGAGTTGGCTATCAATTTAGCCGCTTCCATTATCCTATTATCGTCCATAATCATATTACTTTAACTTCCTCGTTCCACAAATGTCTTTCATATACCATGGTTATTCCTATCAAAATCCCGGTATCTTCTCCCCAATATTCAAGTATTTGATTCCTGAATTTGTGACGCAACTCTTGCGTCTTTCCCTTATTCCTATTATAAGGCGAGAAGTCAGATAATCTTACTGTCTTCATATTCTATTTAAACTTTTTAAGTTTAAATCACTTAATGTCAATACTTTTTTATCCAATAGATCAATAAGCAGCATCGCCCTCGACTCCACCTCTGTACTTCCAAATCCACTATACACTTCTGTTTGTGGGTTGTAAGCATCGTATCGAACATAAGCAGCTTCGTAGTATTCGCTATCCTTATTCGGAAAATATTGTGTCAACTGCAACCAGTCATCCCATATTTCTGATTTACTGATATTTATCATACTTGGTAGTATCTCTCCAAGTTCATGACTCATATAAGCCGGTATGAGGTCTCCTTCTTTTCTGTATGAATATCTCATTGTATTTTGTGTAACTGATTCTGTTTGGGATCCCCCTCCTTTCATCTCTTTCACAAAATAAAATTCCGACTCTGAATTTACACCCAACTCATGCAACTTTAGCGCAAGCTCATAAGGGCACATAAAATTTTGATATTTCATATTATTCTATATTTTCGTTTCTGTAATCTCCTGCATAGTCCAACCATACCCTGTAATCATTTCTGTACTTGGTCGCCTTTATTTTCATATTCCGGGATATATTCTTAGGTAATTATATACAACCTTGCACCACAAAGCATGAGCGGACGCCCCGCTTCCCCGACCGCCTTACCCATACACGCCGGCTCCACCGGTAACGCCGCCCATGACATCTTGGATGTCTCTCCCGTAAATCTGATAGTGATCGCCACAGCTCTCAAATGTTACTTGATAGCTGTTTAATCCCATCCTAATTGTCTCGCAATACCTTTCATCTCGCTATACGCGATCCTGTGACATCCAGCAACCAATGTATCATTCTTATAGCTATTGATCTTCCATTTGTGACCGGTTGTATCCAATACCATATCGTGTTGGAATTTACCGTCATTATGGAGGAATTTTATCAATTCCCAAAGTCTCTTAGCTTCGGCTCGTCCTATCTTGATATTCTTGCTAGTCTCAATTATGCCATTCTTAATGCGAAGCCATACGTTAGGCTGGTCATCCTTCAAATAATAATGTGGATATAATTCCAGAATCTTGCCAGACTTCCACATCTCGATCTGTTCTTCAAATTTTTTCTTGCGATCTTCTTTTTCTTTTCTTCTTTTTTCAAGAATTAAAGCCTCTTTTTTCGCCTTACTGTCTTCCCATCTCTGACATCTGGCCGCATACTCAGCCCACGTTCCTTCACCACAAATCTCATCTACTATCACATTGGTCGTTCCTAAAGTTTCTAACGCTTGATGATTTAGCAATACCTCAAACACACGCTTTAACTCATGGACATATTCACTTTTAATCTTATCCGATTCATAAGATAACTCATGTTTAGTTCCGATCCAGTTGTTTGCACTCTTTTTAAAAAGGCTCTTGGGAGTACCCATATTAAAGAACTCAATATAATCCATTAGACTTCTAAATACTCCCCAAACATCCCTATAAGACAGGCTTGTTCTGACCTTCTTGTATTTCTCGATAACCTCTTTGATAAGCTCCAATTGACTGGTGATAAAAGCCATGCTGCCATCATCAGACATATTATATCCAACAGAAAATACCTTTGAGCCAGTTGGTATTGCACTACGAACACAACGTTGATGTTTACAGGTGGAAGAAGAATAATACTTATCGTTAAGCAAATACGCCTTTTCACCACACTTATTTCTTACGATTCTTCCAACCTCAAAGTGATAGCCATAAGAATAAATACTTTCACCTTCAAAGAAGAAATTGCTACCTCTAGCTGATTCTTTCTTTTCGTTCGCCCATAAATGAGCTACCATATAGTTATTCATATCAATGTTTTTTTGTTATGTAATTACAGATGGTATATAATTACCTTAGTTTAATCATTGTACTTGTGAAAAATAAAATCCGCACATTCTCCGGGGAGTGTTCCTGCGTCATTACAACGGTAGAATCCTTGTGTTTCAAAATCTACATCTACCGGATAACCTTCTGCTGCTTCCAAGAAGCGTTTAATTTCCTCACATTCTTCATCCGTTAATCCAGTGTAATCATCATTGATTAACGGGCAAGCCCAATAAACCGGAAGCCTGTATCTTATTACTTCTATCATAGCTTTATTAGTTTACAATTTACATTTTCAAACACCGGAATTATTCCATTCTCTCTAAAATAAGCAGTGGCCACCTTGAAAGCATATAGCGGATTCACTTTCTTAATTTCTTGCTGTGATTTATAAAAAGTAAGTGACTGACATACATAGAAGTTTTCATTGCCAATACCACCAAAAAGCCAATTCATACTACCTTCATTACAATTAGTGCCACCCAGTACAATTAAGTCACATCCGGTCTTTCTGGTTCCAAGAATAAACGGTTTATTCTTGTTTTCTGGAAGCATGAATGTTTCCTTCTCAATATTAAACCAGTCACTCTGGCAATTTTCTACATCCCGGCGAACGATTTCGTCAATTTCACGGGCATATTCTTCTTGTGTTTTCATAAGATATGTTTTAAATAGTTCTTAATTTCTCTTCAATAAACGTATCTATCATCTTATAGTAACTTCCATCAAAAACGTAGTTGTTATATCTTTTTGTAAACTCTTTGGCCCAGTCTTGAATGATGTCGAATGCTTCTTCTCTGCTATAACATTTCAACTCCGTTAATCTCTCCACAGCTTCCGCTGACATCTCTTGAAGATTCCGGATGTAAGTTGGATTAACGCTATATGGAGGTTCTTCTTCATCCAGCATAACAATTCTTGGTTTGTTTGCCGACCGGCATTGCTCAGCGGTTTGGGTAAATCTCTGGAAATATTCGGCATCATACTTATTCCCATGATAATCAATGAAAGCAATCTTATCTCTATATATCTCACAGGCATTTAAAGATTCTCGTGTCGATCTTTTTATTGGTCTTGATCCATCCCATAACCAGCCATAAAACTGTATACCATCCCAGATAAGACATGATAGATATCTTAGAGAAAAAGACTTTATATCTAATATCTTATGTTGTATAGGATTAACTTCCCGCTTAGCATCTTCAAGAGTTTTGTATATAGACGTACTTGTCTCAATTTTACCCTCTCCCAATTTGCTTCCAAACCAAAAAATATATTCGACATACATATTTCTCCCACAAATACCTGGATCTTTTACTATCATGCCACGATATTTCGCTTCACGGATTACCCCGTCCCTATGCATGAATACCCTTATTCCAAAGGGTATATCATAAATCAATACATTACACATATCTTAATCAATTTACATGTTCATATATATCCCCATTCTCATAATAAAGTCGATCTTCATATTGATTATGATGAAGTTCCTCACGTATCGCATCTTCATTATCAGCCCAATACTCATACTCCTCATGCCATGACTTAAAGAAGTTATCATAACATTGTCTCATCAGATCCTCTAAAGAAAAATCCTCCGGGTAAGTACACCATGCATTGTAATAATCAATTATTGGTTTAAGAAGATAATAATCATAACACATCCCTGTCAATGGGCAATTATCTCCATAGTCAAACATCACCCTACTATACTTGTGCCTGTATTTGTATTTCCCATCAATATATTTACCTGACGTGGAGAAATACTTGCCCTTGATAATATATGGCATAATATTGTTGTTGATATATCTGAACAGTAATTTACCGCATAGATTCTCAGGGAATATATCACGATGATAATCTGTAGGGTGTTCATAAATAGGATCTCCGTATTTAAACTCATAACTAAAATCATATCTCTCGTATCCAACTTTCCAACTATAAGCCTTAGTATCTGTCAGATCCTCAAAAGCTTCCATTGACTTTTTGTAGTCTACGTTATAAGCATCCATACATTGCTCCATTACATTCCAGTGCTCACGCTCTATGATCCTTTCTTGTGAGTCTTTTGGTAACTCATCAAACTCATACAGTTTTAATACAATCTCTTTCATAATTCCTCCTCTTTTAATATAACTAGATCCCTAACGTCAATCGAATGACATACGTACCTCCTCGTGTTCACGTTTAGAGATATGATTGTGGCTATTCTCACGAACCACCACAATCCAGATTCAGATATTACTCATCCTTTATCTTTACGAATGGGTTTTCTACATAAAACTCCACTACATTCTTAGATTTTATAGATGTCACTATACCGGTGGTATCCACAAATCCATCTGTTTCATCCATTGTCAAATCTTCTATTTTATCTCCCGGCAGAAAACAAAGATTATAGTCTTGATCAATATACATAATCATCTTTAACCTAACCATGTCATCAATGATGCCTTTCATTCTCTCCACGACATCCAATTGATCATTACTAAGCATTAATCTACTTTTTGATGATTCCACTAACCTTATGTCTCCATTCCTGTCAACTACAGTTAAGTCATTGAATTTATACACATCTTCACGTGTTCTGTAATATGTTTCCTTACAATAAATTTTTCCTTTATCATCTATTTCAACATCAAAATATTCCAACTTATCCTTGACAGCTCTTCCGTTTTTGTATTTCCACACATCACCTATTGGAATGAACCCATATAATGACTCAAAAACATCATATATTGATAGTCTTGTCTTAGGAATGCTCTCGCCCTTTTTAAAACATTCTTCGGACGAATAAAATAATTTCCCATCTAATGTCTTCTCAGTCCTACATCCTCCCCATGTTCCTACATATCTAACTACTCCATATGTAAAACTGATCAAGATCTTATCAATCTCAAACCACTTTAATCTTCCTGACATATCGTCAAAAAGATATCCACTCTCTAGATAAACCGATAAACATTCTCTAATTTCCATAACAATTTATTTTTTTTTAATTAAACAACATCATTTGCCTTGATCACTATCCGTCTCAATATTATGAACAAGCTCATATAGATCATAATCACTACACTCTGCTAAACATAAAGAGAAGACGTTCCTGTCGTTAATCATAAAATAGTTATCTTCTAATATGAAGATAGATTTTCCTACCTCTAAAAAACAGTCCCATAACTCATTGCCTCTTTTATTGCCAAACACTTTCTGAAAAGTATGACGATCTGCCTTATTCTCGAATTTACGCATCCGTCTAATCCACTCATATCCGTGCCTCACTAAATCCAATCCGCCGGCTTCATCGAAGCTCCCGTTTTTATCAATCCATTTATTTACATCTATCAACATACTCCCTTATAATATTACATTAAACAACTCGTTTAACCTATCTATCTCACTTAGGTATTCATCTTCTTTATCAAATCTAATTTGCGTCCCTCCCTCCAATCCAAAGGGCAGGGTAAAGGATATGATCCAGCCCGATCCGTCCACGGCCTGCCCCATGGGAACCCAAGACATCACCGTCTTCTTGGATATCCACCATCTCCCTATCTGAACGAAATCAGGATAGTTGTTCATTAAATACACCATCTGACTATCCATCTTATTAACATCATCAAAAGGCACTATATGATACTTGTTTCTTATCCTGACCTTCAAGAAGGGGTTATCCATATTATATGCCGCAAATGCTGATATCATGGAACTAGGATATCTAACCCCTTTTATTACCATCCATTTCATATATAACACCTCCTCTTAATCATTGATCCATTCCACAAAAACTCCCCCCTTTCAGACTGTAATATGTATCTGCTTTTATCTTTTCTCCATCAACAAATTCCGTTTTTACACAAATGGGGATATATCTTTGTTTTCCCTCAGAATAAGACCACTCGGATAGTGTTATCCATGATCCTTTTGAGGCTTTTGCTACTGGGTTAATACCTGCGCACATAATGACACAGTCTTTGCCAGTGCTGTCAATCTTGGCATTGTTGCCGGACGAGCCAATCTTGGCGCCGTCGCCGAATGAGCCGATCTTGGCTCCGTCGCCAGACGAGCCGATCTTGGCATTGTTGCCGGACGAGCCAATCTTGGCTCCGTCGCCAGATGAGCCGATCTTGGCATTGTTGCCAGACGAGCCGATCTTGGCATCGTAGCCAGACGAGCCGATCTTGGCATCGTCGCCGGATGACCCTATCTTGGCATAGTTGCCGGATGAATTATCCTTTATGCTCGTTTTTATTTTTTCAGGTAATGTGATCTCTTTTAGCCACTCAATTCCAAGATTGATCATGTCAGCCAATTTTAACTCTGCTTTTATTTTAATCTTCGATGAGCAAATTTTTGTCCCTCTATCCTCCTTGGATATATTCCCGTCTTGCTCTACTTCGCAAAACCTAGAATCTATCATAGTATAGTAATCAAAAACATCAAACGGGCTTTCGCAAGCGTGAAACCCTCTGTTACACACCTTGATCTCTCCATCCATCTCATATATCCCTCCAATTTTGTATTGGAAGTCTCTGCATCTAAGATTCTTGTCGAATCCTTTATAAGATTTTATAGCCATTTTGCAATTTATTTAATATAATTTCATCCGCTTCTGTCCTCTTATCCATAGGCTTGTTTTGAGATTCATTGATAAAGTCAAGCATCTCATCCCATGTCCTCTCAAACAATTGTCCATTATTAACCCCACAGCATCCACATCCACTAGAAAATACTGGGATTATACTCCCATTGTACATCTTAACGAATTTATATCCTATATATTCATCACATAATGAACATCTTCTTACTGGTATAAATCTTACTTTACCGCTATAAACGATATTTACTAATGTCTCACGATCCATATAATTTTCTCCTCTAATTAATTGTCCTTATTTCTAGCCAATCGAATAAAATTTATCCGCGCTCTCTTTTCCGTCTCCGCGAAAGTTAGCCAGCCCGCATGTCAGGATGCTCACAAGGTTATCCACCACCTCCAACTCGCTCGATTTGAACCACGCCAACTGACTATAAGTTTCACCTATCCATATTATACTCATTCTCCCGTCCCGACTGACCTCCTTGACCAGCCCTATATGGTTTTTAGTGTCCTTAATCACATTTAATTCGTCAATATTTGTAAGCCGAACAAAGTCCATCGGCCGTATCACTTTATTCTCGTCCATGTCTTTATCCTCCTATATTCTTTTTATTCTCTCAATTTACGCTTAACCTCTTTAACATATTTAGTAGAATGTAGTCCCCTATGCAATCTTATAGCCCGATCTATATCCTTTTTAGGATTGTGGTGAGATTGATATATCTCGAACATTTCCCTAGCCTTGACAGGATTTGTTCTATCATCGTATCTATACCGCTTTTTCTCCCGTTTAAGACACAATATCCTATTAACCTCATCTACATACACCTTTTTTCATCTGCCACCTCCCTAAAGCCCCGGATGAGGCGTTATACGCTCGATCGTTATCCCTTGACTCCACGAAAGACAGGGCGGCCGCCAGCTTATCCCATACCCGTGCCTCGATCACGGCAGGCCTTGGGGCGAGGGGCAGACCACCGTTCCCTTTTGGCGGTGTCAATATTATCATCGCCGTCACGAGTAAGTATCTTATCATATTTCCTTGTTTTTATAAAATTCCTCCCCAAATTTCACGTTATCCACATAATCCTCCATACACTCATGAACAATTATATGAATATCCCCTTCCGCATATGTCACCTCAGACATCATTCTCTCATTAGTCATCCACCAAGAATAACTATCAATATGCCGTGTCTCGAATCCATGATCATGTAACAGACACATAACATTATGTTCTAAATTCTTAACCATCATCACACAATCATACACGATATATCCGTTGATACTTTCATGAAACCATCCGAATGCGCAAATGTATCTACTCATTAGCTTATACAACTTCCTCGCTACTGGATTAGGTATTACCTCATCCATATCAAAATCCATACTCTCCTCGATAAGCTTATCCACATCCCGCTCCTCAATACAAGCCCTAGGCATGCCTTTCGCCCTCACATGAAGGCGTGATCGACTATCCCGGCTTAATACCGTCCCGACATACTTCTTCCCTTTGGTATATCCCATATTATGATTACCAGTAATATGGAACATAATTTTATCACCTATGTTAATCTCTTCCATATCCAAGATATTTATGTTATTTGTTATCCTTTTTTATACAAAAAGAGGATATAATGGCATAATATTATGATATCAAGACACGAATACGTTATCTATCATATTATCATACATATCCTCCATATAACGTTATTTATGGCATTATATCGTATATGATGCTGCATACCATAAATACGTCCAATCAATCCTCTTTTAAGCTCTTATCGCTATTTAGACTATCAGCTATACTCAATATCTTCGAAATAAGAGCCTTTTTAGGCTTGTAGTCATCATTTACGCTTATAACCGAGTAATTATATACCACGCCTTCTTTCGACACCTCCACACCCACGTATTTAGGCGCAACAGCATCCCTATGCAACACGATAAACGGGTTTTTACCGTCCAGTTTATTTATCAACTGGTTAAACTGTCGCCTCGTCATCTGATAGTGATATTATTTCCATGTTATAAATACGATCTCTCTTTACCCTTATCTTCTCGCATAGCTCATCGAAGCACTTATCTTCTTCTAACTTATCAACATAATATGATACACTTGATTTAGAGCTTCCTTGAAGATATATATTCCCTCTTATATTCTTTGAGAAAAAATTAGGCAAGACCATCTTTTGTCTCTTATCTTTATTATCCATGTAAGATATAACAACAACCCACAACTCTGGCTCCCGTTCTTTTACCGATAACATAAGATCGAGACCCGATTGACTATTTCTGCCAGTTTCGTTATAACGTAGAATAATATAATCATCTGCTTTATCATCCTCAATCATCACGACTATGGGGCGATCGCCCTTCCCATTATCACATAATACTCTTGCCTCTTCCCCGTTGCGGAGATATACCTTATCGTAATCTCCGTTTTTGTATATCTCAAAATCAAATTCTATTACCATCTTATTTCCTCCTATTGATATATTGTTGTGTACGACCTTCCTCTATCTTCTCGAAATAAAATTTATTCCCATATAACCGGGTGAAACAGATATTATATCCGAAATGTTCCGCGCGTCTGATCTGCGCGTAACCTCTACTGATGTCATTATTATCAATCAGCGTAACAAAACAATGTGATCCTACTTCTGTATTCAAAACCAGATTTTCCCAATCTTTTACCTCCATATCAAATCTCCTTAAATAATTTTTTGTTATGATTATCGCTATTATACCATTTATCAATATTATCGTACTGCTTTGGATAAACCCCATAAGACCTACACCACCTAGGTAACGGCCCGTTCAGCACGTCTAACGCCGTCTCAAGGTCAAACGTAGCTTCCTCCTTGACACAACACCCCGATCCACTTCCACAGCTCGGTATATAAGCTCTACTATACGCTACGCTCATCCCATATTCCCCATGACTCAGATACCCGATGTTGGGTGAATCAGGGAAGGCGTAATACAACATCGTATAATCACCCTTACTCCAACCTCTATTATAAGTATCATCCTGCCATGCGAAAACCCTGCAACCGGCCTTCTTTAACTCATCAGCCGCTTTTCTTAAAATATTATCTCCCATATCATTTATATTTAAATTATGCCAAGGCGCAGGGAACCGACCCCGGACCATATCCGCACACGTACGATCATGGTATTCCTTCCGCCCCGCCAAGGCTTGGTTCAACATTAACAAACTTTCATATCCTCACACATCTTAAAAAAGACCTCTCTTATGATCCTCTTGTATAAGATGTATATCTCATCATCATCCTCATCGAACTCCACGCCCCATGAACGTAATAAATATCTAATGTCGCAATCCGCTATATGAATCCTAAATATGGATGGAACGCTCATTATGTAATCCTCAAAAGCTTTCTTAATCCCATCCCTTTTGATATGTTCTCTATACTCATCCTTGAACACGTTAAGCATAAAAGATAGATATTCCCTATCATATTTAAACTGCTTCCCATAATTATCTGTATCTATATGATCCAGTATATATATTTCTATCGCGTCTCTATCGTATCTTGACATACTTCTTCCTCCTCCTTTTGATATTTTATAACCTTTTTCTCCCCATACGCCTTCGCTAACTGGATAAGTTGACCGGTAAATACCTTGGTACGGTGTTTTACGATCTTATCCACCAGCTCCGGGCATCTGGTTCTCCATCTATAATTAACCTCACCTTTAGCTTTCTTCTTGTAATACCTGTAGAATGTTACGGCTACTACCACTTCCCCATTCTGTTCAAAAGCAACCAAATCGTAATTGTTGTAAGTTATTTCGTTCATCGTGTAATATATTTTATAAATTCAATCACTTTCTTTGGCAGTGAATCTATATCCTTCACTCTTTTACCAAAATTGTACATATGACTTCTATGCGGATAATAATCTCCCGCATACATCCCCACTCCTAATGGATGGAATGGATCCTCACTACATGAGAAAACAGGATAATACACCACCCCATAACCAT